TATAAGGCGTATAATAATCAAAGATTTATGGATAATCTGTATCTAACGCTTTTAGCACCAAATATAGATGTAGACGAAAACGTGAGGGCAACCGTTGGCAATAAAGAATATTTAATAATTGGCAATGGTTATCCTGTTAAGGCGGCTGTTGAATTGCCATCATAATAGAAAGGGGGTAGAGATTTGGATAATGTACAAAAGATATCTATAGATATAATGAATAATAAGTATTCAGATTATATCTATGCTAAACAGCATGACCGTAACCGTACAGTTGAATTCACAATTACGGAAAACGGTAAGAAGAAAGAACTGGATGATACTCATTGTACTTTTGTTATGAAAGGCAAAAAGGTTGTATCATTCAAGCATTTGGTTCGCAGTGGAGATGTATATAAAATGTCACTTGAGCCAAATGACACACATGAAGCTGGCAAACTGCCATATCAACTCATACTCTCTTCTGGTGAAGTTGATATAGAAGTCGATGAACACGGCGAGTATCACATTATATGGGGTGATGATGGTGTAATAATTGGTACTGTTACTGGCTATATGTTGGTCGAGCAATGCGTTGTTAGTGATGATGACGCAGCAACACAGTTTGACACCAATATACTGCAAGACTTATTGGGTGCTGTTCAAGAAGCCGAAGGGGTTATAGATGATATTGAAGCTCTTAACCAAGAAAGCCTTGGTTATAGGAATCTGTCAGAGTCATACGCTAAAGGTGGAACCGGAACTCGTGAGGGTGAGAATACAGATAATGCGAAGTATTATAGTGAACAGGCTAACGCTTCTTCAGTACTCTCTCAATCATACTCTGTGGGTGGCACTAATACTCGTGAAGGTGAAGACAAGGATAATGCAAAATATTATAGTGAACAAGCAGAACATGCTAAAGATTTAGTTATCATTACAAAAAAGGTTACTCTTCTCGTAACAGGAGAAGGTAGTTGGAACAGGAATACTAATACCATAACTGTACCTTGTGATGGTATTACAGATAATGAGGATGAGCAGCTTATTGTGGTGCGTCCATATGAACAATATATTGAAGAATATCTAAGTTGTAATATACGTTGTATTGCTCAAGGTGATGGTATTCTCACATTTAAGTGCGATACTATTCCTAGTAGAAATATAGATGTACATGTCAATAGTCAAATGTTGGTGATTGACAATGAAGCACAAAGTAGAATTATATACACTAATATTGAACCAGAATCTGGAGAAATAAATACTGATGATTATTGGGTGTGCGATTATACGGAGTCTATTATAATTGCCGATTACCCTACTACGTTCTTAATGCCTAATACTTGGACAACATATTCTGTACCAGAAGACTTTCATGATTTTTGCATTTCACAATTTATATTATTTAATGCACCCGGAAATAGAATTACTATATATAAAGATAGAGCTAAGATTGCTACATATGTTAGTGGTATGAATTACGAAAGTGCAACCCTTGTTTATGACGATGGTAACGGATACCAACTTTATCAAGCCATAGACTCGGACGGTTCTAATGTAAGATTTTATGCTAATACAGATATTCAAACCCAAGTTGGTGAGGGTATCGTAATACATGCAATTTAAGGAGGTGATATCATGATAGATAATTTTCAAGCTAAGTATGATTTTGCCCCTGACGATTATTGCACTGGTGTGGAGTATAGTGATAGCACTTTGCCTGATTTATTAGCTAGACATGTAACTAATACAAGTTCGACATTAAAGTTTAAACACTCCAATAGTCCAATAGGGTGTGTATTTTCACCTCAAGATGGTGATGACATATGGGTTAAGGTACAACCGAACAATGATGGTACGGAAACTGTGTGGTGGTATGGTGTAAACGGATTGACGATAGATGATAGTATCGACACTATCGCACCTAGTAATACTAACAATAAATATAATTATATTGAGTTAGATGGTGTGACACTTGAAGACGAATATCCATTGGAAGGTGTTGGAGATATTATGACTAACTCAATGAATAATGTAATTGATCTAACTGGAGTTACTGTTGTTGCTGAATATACTCCAAATATTTACTTAAATAATTATATGGGAACAGTATACGGTATGAGATCATGTATTAGTCAAGGTTATAATATTAATCTTGGTGCTGCACATGTCCCACAGCTAGATTTGTCTGGTACGGATTTTACTAATGGTGGTGGTATAGATTTACAAGATATAGAAGTGGATACTGAGATATATGATCTTCAAAACTGTATAGTATCTGAGGACACTTGGAGAAATGCTTTATCGGGTTATTATGGTAATATTACTCAAATAAATGTGAGCAATTGGGATCTTGGAGATACAACAACTTTAAGTTATCTTATAAGTTCACAGATTGACACATCAGGTGTTCAACCCTCTTTTATTGGGTTGGGCACTTGGGATGTAAGTAATGTAACTGATTTTGAAAATTTAATATATGATTACTCTGAAGATGTATCTATACAAAATTGGGATGTAACCAGTGCCACAACACTTAATCATATATATAATCCCGATGTAAACAATTATGATTCAGATATAGATTTGTCTGGATGGAAGATACCGAATAATCCAATAGATGTTTCACAAGGCGAATGTCTTGTAAGCAGTTATTTCCCGGGAGCATTACATGTTGATGATTGGGATCTTTCTGAGGTTACAAATATTGATGGATTATTTAACGGATATCATACTGATATGGGTTATATACTTGGACTTGAAACATGGGATGTATCTAATATAGAATCAATGAGATATTTATTTTATAGAAACATATTTGATCCATCACAATTACAAGATTGGGATGTATCTAATGTAGAACATTTTGACCACATGTTTGATGGCGGTTTATCAAGTTATTATTATGGTGGTTCTGCCCCAGAGTATATATCAATGTATCTGAGTGAATGGAGAGATGATTTATCCCCTAATGCTACTTATACACAAATGTTTAAAGATGTGAATTTTGTAGGTGGTGATGGTAGTTATAACTATCCTCATTGGAATGGTTTCATAGATTTCGAAGGTACATTTATACCATACACAGGAAGTGAAGTACAGGGTGGTGTTTACTTTAAAGGAATAGAAACAACCCAATCATATGATTATCCAGAGTTTCCACCAGAAGATTCAGAAGTTGGAGATGCGTGGTTCTGTTATGATCCGGGAACACACGGATATTATACTGGTGGCATTGTATATGATGGAACAAGATGGTATCCGGTGAACACGTCTGATTTGACAGAAGGATACTTCCGTGACCCAAGTACTAATGAATGGGTATATTACGAATATCCAGATACTGGTTATTGGAGTAGTTATGGGTTAGTTAGAAATTTCTATACTGCTAAAAATGAAAGCCCACAATATCTTATTGGAGAATACCAATGGATTGGTGCCAATCGTTGTTGGTATAAAGTCCCACAATAAACTTAAGGAGAGGTAAATCCCTCTCCTTTTTAGATAAAGGAGAAATGTAATGTATACAATAGTAATGGATAAATATAAGAACCTTAATACTACTGTCCGTACAGTTATATTTCAGCAAGAGTCTATGATAGATAAGATTCAGTTCCTTATACCACCTATGTATAATGGTACGGAGTTAAAAGACTATACTGTAACGCTGAAGTATGTTGATCCAAACGGTAACTTCCACAGTGAAGTACTGACGTTAGATGAGGACATGTATAAGGATTATCTTAGATATGAGCTGCCAGTAACAACTAAGCTTACTCAGGTGTCGGGTACTCTCACACTGCGTCTAACACTTATAAAGTTCGAGGGTGGCGTTGAGCCAAGTGTAAAGTCAGAACACGTTGTTGAAGGTACTACTATGGTCGTAACTGAGGAACAAGGAAGTGATACGCCAATAGATGATCCTACAACAATGGTTATTGATAAGCTTGAGAGTAACTCTACTACTCTTATGGTTCAGAGACCTAATGGTTTTAATGACTATGTCAACTTTGAGGATATTGAAGCATTTAAGGCACAGATGAATCAGCTTAATAGAGAGATGCAGAAGATGCCGAACGACCTTGAGATTGGCGAGAAGGAAAATCTTCATCTGGTACATGACGGTGAACAGATTGGTAAGGGTGTTGAGATATTACAGCCCGCAATGTTTGATGAAGTTGATGATGCTAACGATGGAATCATAGATGTAGATAATCTCAAACCAGATCCGGAGCCATCAAGTAACTTTATAGAATTATAAAAGAAGGAGGATACAATATGTTAGCTCCTATTTTTACACATGGAACTTATGCGAATACCATCAAGGCTATTGAGGAAGGTAAGATTAAATACCCTGCGTATCTGTGGATTTCAGATCGTGGTCAATATGGCTTCCTTAACAAGCAGAATCAGCTTGAGGTTATTGGTATTCCTGAATTAACCGGAACATTAGAAAATAAAATAATACTTTCATCGTTATACGATGGTCTTTACCAAGTTAGAGGACAGCATAAAATCACTGCTGACCACCCTACTACGTTCGATTCTAGCTCGTATATTCTCGTAGTGGTACAAACTGTGGGTGGAGTGAAAAAAGTGCGAAGAATCACCGCAGACGAGCTGACAACTTATACTATTGGCGAGGATCTTTCGGTCGAGGTGAACGAGGTTGCAACTAAGGATTATCTTGACGAAAAAGGGTATGTAACTGAACAACAGCTTGATGTAAAAATTGAAGTTCTTAAACGTGAACTTGAGGATGAAATTGAGGTTTTAGTTGAACCCGTAGTAAGACCAATGGTGGAAGAAATAATCAATAGAGATATTCAACCAGAGGACGATGAAAATATCAGGGACTTATTTCCCGAACAATAATGGTAACTGAGGTGTGGTAACCCCACACCTTTTTAATTTTATTTATACATGTATAAAGGAGATTAAATTATGGCAATTAAACAGTTTATCTCACTTGAGAATCTCACCACTTATGATGAGCTTCTTAAAAATTATGTTGCCGCAGAGGATGCGAAAAGTATTAAAACTGTAGCAATCGATGGCAACATTTTGAAGTTTTATGATGTAGAAGAGCCAGTTGGTTCTACTGCTCCAAAGTATGCTATCACTCTTCCACAGCCTGACCTCAGTAATTTCGTACAGAGACTTGTTGAAGGTACTAATGGTAAGGCACTTATCTTCAACGAGACAGATGGTGGTGGTGCAAAGTTTGAGCATAATGACGGAACATGGAGTTTTGTCGGCGTAAATGATGGTGGCGAGAATGGTCTTGCTGCACAGATTTACGCTTTGAAGAAGAATGCAGATAACAAGTATGTAGGTACAAGAATTAACGTTACCAAGGGTGGTATCTACTATACTAACGGTGCTGATTCTATGGCTTACACAGCACTTGATGAAATCGCAACAAAGCGAGATGTGCAAGGTGATGCTGGTTCTAAAACAGTATATGTTGTAGAAACATCTGGTGGTTCACAAGATGAGTTTAGTAAGAAGTATGATTTCTATCAAGGATCAAACGGTTCTGCTCAGAATCCAGATCCTAGTGAGAAAATAACCTCAATTGCAATAGCTAAGGATATGTTTGTTGAAAGTGGTTCTGTAGGTACAGTTACTGTGGCTGATGAACCTTACCCTGGTGCTAAGGTGGGTGACAAATATATAGATATAATTTTGGCTAACAGTTCAAGTGAACATATCTATATTCCTGCTAATAGCCTTGTTGATGTATACACTGGTGGAACAACAGATTATATCCAGATATCTATCGATAGCAACAATCAGATTACTGGCACACTCATTGATGGCTCAATCACAAGAGCAAAGCTTGCTTCTGATGTAAATGATTCGCTTGATCTTGCAGATACTGCACTTCAAGACGAGGATATTGAAAGTGTTGCTGATGAAGATATACAGGCACTTTTTGAGTAGTATTTTATAAGAAAGGCAGATGAAAAATCTGCATAATAATAGTTAACCAAGAGAGGGATTTTCCCTCTCTTTTATATTATAACATTTTCTTTTCGAAAGGAGAAAAAATTATGGCAGCAAAACAATTTATGACACTTGCTAATCTGACAAGTTACGACACACTTATTAAGCAGTACATTGGTACAGAGGATGCAAAATCAATCAAGTCTATTACAGTAGTAGGTAATACAGTTAGTTTCTTTAAAACAGCTGATGCTTCTGGAACGGCTTCTTATACTGTAGACATTCCAGATGTTTCTGGATTCATGGATAAGATAGCTTCTGCTAGTGGTGATAAGGTTGTTAAATCTAACTCGGATGGATCGGTATCTGAGACAGATATTGGCATTGACGAACTTATAACTGGATATTATCATGATGACGTTTCATACGGAGATATTATGATATATAACGGAGACGGACAGATTAGTGATTCTGGTTTAAGTTACGAGGAGGTCGCTACAGAGCATTATGTTGATAGTAACGTTAACATAAAGACAGTATACATTGTAGACAATGGTGCTACATCTGATTACGCTCGTGTATATTCAATCTATCAGGGTATAGGTAGTGCATCTGACCCAGTTGCATCTGAGAAGCTTATAGATATCAACGTACCAAAGGATCAGGTTGTTGAAGATGGTTCTGTAGTAAACATCACATTCTCAAACAACAAGCTTTGGGATGGTAACGTAGATGTTACTACTCTTATCGTTGGTAGTGGAACACCTACAGCAGCTGATGCTGGTAAGTACATCAAACTTGAGCTTCAAAACGTAACAGATCCTCTGTACATCGCCGCTCAGTCACTTGTTGACATCTATACAGCAAAGCAAGATGCAACTCAGGTTCAGCTTGTTATAGACGGTAACAATGAGATTTCTGCTACTATCGTTGCTGGTTCAATTGGAACAGCAGAACTTGCAAATAGTTCTGTAACAACTGCAAAGATTGATGCTGGTGCAGTAACAACTGCTAAGATTGCTGATGATGCAGTAACAGCAGACAAGGTTGCTATCGCTGCTCACACAGAGTCACAGACAGCTTCTACAGATGGTCTCGCACTTTCTGTAACAACTACAGATGGTCAGGTAACTGCTGTAAGTGGAAGTATTGCTGCAGAGACATATGATAATTATGGTGCTGCTGCAAATGCTCTTACAAACGCACAGGGCTATACAGATAGTGCTATAGCTGATCTCGATGCGTCAGTTGCACAGACTGCTGGTACAGACGGACTTGCTCTTTCTGTAACAGAGGTTGACGGTGTTATCACAGCAATCAGCGGTAGCATCGCAAGTGGAACTTATGATGCAAGTGGTGCTGCAGCTACAGCAGAGTCTAACGCTAATGCCTATACTGATGCTGCAACAGAGGGTATCGCTACTGCTGATATCGAAGCTCTGTTCGCCTAAACTATAACACTATATACCCAAGAGAGTGGTCTCGCACCACTCTCTTATTTTGTTTGTTCTCTAAATCGCGCATAGATTAATCAATTTAGAGAGGAAATAACATCCATTGAAAGGAGGATAATATGGCTCAGAAAAAATACCTCGATCTTCCTGGATTGCGTGTATACGACACACGAATAAAAGAGCTGATTGCTCAACATACAACTCCGATATTTTACGACACAATAGCTAATTGGAATTTGCATCCAGATTTAGTTTCTGTAAGGGGTTGTATATATGTATATTCAGATTATATGACAGATGAAGATGATAATAATATTCCGGGAATTAAAATCGGAGACGGATCATCATATCTCATTGATATGCCATTTACCGATTCATTGTATAAAGAACATATTGAAGACACAGTTCATCATATTACAAGTGCGGAACGTGAAGCATGGAATAATAAGGTAAGGTGTTATTTAGATACATTAGATAATGAAAATTTAATATTCACGACAAATTAAAAAAGGAGAGATAAATTATGGCAGATATAAGTAAAATTACATTACCTTCTGGAAATTCGTATGACATTAAAGATGCCGTAGCAAGAGCACAAATTGGCGGTGCTATAAAAGTTAAAGGAACAACTACTACTACCCTTACAGATGAAGCAACAACTAATCCTATTAAGATAAGTGGTGCAGATTATACTGCTGTTGCTAACGATGCAGTATTTTATAATAAAAAAGAATTTGTTTTTGATGGAACAAAGTGGCACGAATTTGGTGATATGAGTGGGCTTGGTTCACTTGCTACAAAAAATAGTGCAAGTGGTAGCTTTACACCCGCTGGTACAGTTTCAAAGCCTACTTTTACAGGTTCATCTAGTACTGTAACAATTACCGCTACAGACAATACAAGTGGTAACTATCAGCCAAAGGGTACTGTATCAAAGCCTACATTTACAGGTTCGGCTACAACTTCAACTGGAAAATTTACACCAGAGGGTTCTGTAAGTGTATCAACAAATACAACTGCAAATCAGTCGACTACTGTTAGTGCTGCTTCTTCAGGTACTGCCACATATACACCTGCTGGAAGTGTAGCTGCACCTACGATAAGTGTAAAAACCGCAGGAAGTACAACATCAATTACACCATTTGGTTCGGCAGGTACTCTTCCATCTGCAACAATGCCAACATATACAGTTGCAAATGAAACACTCACAATTACAGCAGGTTCATTTAGCGCAGGTACTCTTCCATCTGCGGGAACTGCGGTTACCGTAAAGACCGGAGATGCAGCTTATCAAGCGTCAGCTCCTGCTTTTACTGGTACTGGTGCAAGACTTGTTACTGGAAATATTGCAGTACCTAGCACATTCACAGCTTCCTTTACCGGTACTGAAGGCGACGTAAGTGTTAGTGGTACACCAAGCGGTAGTGTTTCGCAGCCTACATTTACGGGTACAAAAACACAGCTTGCTGGTACAACAACTGCTGCAGGTTCTGTATCACAACCTACATTTACCGGAACGGCAGGTACTGTTACAGTTTCATAACAAATAATTTCATACTTTTTAAAAACAAAATACAGAGAGCTGATGGTATGAAATACTACTATCGGCTCTCATTATAAAAAGAAAGGAGAAATTATGGCGAATATAAATTCTATAAAGTTGCCTGATGGTGTGACGTATAATGTGCAAGATACTGTATCTGGTTATACTACTAATGTTGGTACTGTAACCGGAGTAAAGGTAAATGGCACAACTAAGTCGCCATCATCAGGAATAGTTGATATAGGAACAGTTGCCACTACAGATACTAAGAATACTGCTGGCTCTACAGACACTTCATCAAAAATATTTTTGATTGGTGCTACATCACAAGCAGCGAATCCTCGGACTTATTCACATGATACCGCTTATGTAGGTACTGATGGATGTTTATACTCTGGCGGTAACAAGGTACTTACTTCTGCTCCAGTTACATCTGTAAATAGTAAAACTGGTGCTGTTACATTGACAGCTTCTGATGTAGGTGCTATTACTACAGCTTCTAAGGGTGCTGCTAACGGAGTTGCAGAACTTGATGCAAATGGACTTGTTCCTAGTTCACAGCTTCCATCATATGTTGATGATGTATTGGAGTATTCGGCAAAATCAAGTTTCCCAACAACTGGTGAGACTGGAAAGATATATGTAGATACTTCTACAAATCTTACATATAGATGGAGTGGAACAGCATATGTAGAGATAAGTCCATCACTCGCACTCGGTACTACTTCTTCAACCGCTTACCGTGGTGATTATGGTAATACCGCATATACACACGCAACTGATGCAAATAGATTGACCACAGCAAAGTCTGAGGGATTATATAAGATTGCAACTACTGCCGAAGGACATATAAAATCCGTCACAGCGGTAGCAAAGTCAGATATTACTGGACTTGGAATTCCGGGTTCAGATACAAATACACACAGACCTATTCAGGTTAATGGTACTCAGATACTTGGAGATAATACGACAGCCCTTAACCTTAAAGCTGGAGGTAATGTGTCGGTAACAAACTCAAGTGGTACGGTTACCATTGCAGCTACAGATACTAAGTATACTGCAACTACTACATCAATTGGTTCGGCATCTGCTGGTACTGCTATCGCTGCTGATGATATAACAGCATGGAGTACCAATACTCCGACAAGCTGTACAATCAGTAAAGGTGTACTTACTTTTACTGCTGGTAGTGCTGCATCACTTAGTTATACTGCAAGATCAATTCCGAACATATCAGTTACTTCTAAGACAGTTGCAACTGGTATAACAGCATCATAAAGGAGGTAGAAAGATATGAGTTATGTAGGAAAAATAACTGACACTTCCGGAAATACCGGTTGTCCTGTCGGTTCTACACTATATGGTACTTGTTCGACTGATGCAAGTACTGCAGCGAAGGTAGTAACTTGTGCTGACTTTGACCAGTTATTAACTGGCGTAACAATACACGTTAAATTTACTTATCAATATACCGGAGATGTCACACCTACGCTAAACGTAAATAATACAGGTGCAAAATCTATTACGGTAGGTACTCATACATCAGGAAATATGACATTAACTAAAAAGCCTACTTGGAATAATGGACAAGTAGTTTCTTTTACTTATGATGGAACGAATTGGTGTATGAATGAATACTTTGAACGTAATACTGATACTAATGTTACACAGACGGAAGTTACCACAAATGCTGAATATGAAGTAACATTTGCTGGAAGCACTGGAACAACAACTAAAACTGAAGGTGTTGGAAAATCACAGTATTTTACATATAATCCTAATAAAAAAGCTTTTACTTTTGGGAAGAGATTATATGCAAGTACTGTCGGTGATTATTCTGTTGCAGAAGGACGTAGTACACGTGCAAGTGGCGATTATAGCCATGCAGAAGGTTTATTTACAACCGCAAATCATGCATCACAACATGTATTTGGTGAACACAACATAGAAGATCCATCAACTGCTGCTACTACCGAAAGGGGTAATTATGTAGAGATTGTCGGCAATGGTACAGGCTCATCTGCAAAGTCTAATGCTCGTACACTTGATTGGAGTGGTAACGAATGGTTAGCTGGAAGTTTAACTATTGGTAACCCTGATACTGCGGAATATACTGGTTTAAAATACGATGGTTCTAGAGGAGCGTTAACCATTGTAGGAGGACAACAATATTCCGGTGCAGCATTCTACGAACCTATTTTGACAGTTAAGAACAATAGTCAAACAATGGGAACGGCGAGTATAAATATAACACCAGAAAATATTTATTTTCAAGATGATACATGGGACGGTACGAACGCATCTCTCAAGGATGCGATTTCTTCACTAAACTCTAGTAAGATCGGAAAAGAAGTCGCCTTGACTTATCTTAATGGTTCTCCAACTGGTCATGCTAGATTTAAAATGTCATCTACAATTTATACATTTACAAGCGGTTCGGCATCGATACCATTTTCAACTTTTGGTATAACTAAACGCCCCGAAGTACTTATTCTAACTTGTCAATCTCAAAAATGTGCCATGCAATATGATTTTGACGCATCTTCTTCTGCGATTAAAATTAATCTAGTTGGTAATAACATATCTGGAAGTGTCAGATTTTGTTGGATATGCGCACAAGATTGGTAATTAATTAACTCCGTATATGGCAACCTGTTTATATGTATCACTCATCTTAGTTTTCACTAGAGAATATCTACATATACAACCCTAACATATAATCACACCAAAATATATCCTGACAGCGTGTACCAAGCTCGATTTTGAGAGCCAAGTTGAAATTTTCCATTTTTGTTTGTTTGAATTATTAATCCATAATCATCGTGGAATTTGTTAAATACTGATACAGTTTTGGGAGTTATGGAGCATTGAATCATATCGTGTTCTCCGTTGGCTATAGTCCCTAATTTATGTAATTCTAAATATACATATATGATATTACCTACACGATATGCAGTTTGATTAGTAATCTCCATCACCGAAGTGTAAGTACTCTTAATGCTGAATAGATTACTTACTGATTTATATGTTAAGCTAGAGTTTAGTTCACAATATCTCCTTATTATTTTGCTAAAATAAAAATAAAAAGGAGAAAAATATATGGAAGAATTAAGAATGGTTATACTACAGAAAATGGCAACTAAGCTCGACAAGGAACAGTTGGATATGTTGGCTATTACTCTTGATGTGATATTGTATGACTATACCATTGAGAAGAAATCGACGGAGCTTACGGTTATAGACAAGAGCAATGATATTCTACTGAAGAACTTCCTTGGTAGTAAGGCTATAGAGGGATGTAGTAAGAGAACGATTAAGCATTACGGCGAGACAATACAGAGAATGCTGGATGATGTCGGTAAGAATATCTGGGATATTACAACAGATGATATACGCCATCATCTGGCATTATGGCAAGTAACTCGTGGTGTTAGTAATGCTACTTTAGATAACATGAGAAAAGCTTATAGTAGTTTCTTCAAGTGGTTGAGTATAGAGAGATACATCACAGATAATCCGATGCTTAGAATCAATCCTTTTAAGCATCAGAAAAGACAAGTGAAACCTTTTACTGAGCGTGAGATGGAACAGATTTGTTCCGCTTGCGACACATATAGAGATAGAGCTTTAGTCGAGTTTCTGTATTCTACTGGATGTAGAGTGTCAGAATGCTCGGCTATTGTTTTATCTGATATAGATTTCAAGCAGGGTACTGTGCGAATACAACACGGCAAAGGTGACAAGGAAAGAATATGTTATATTTCAGACAAATGTATGTATTGGTTGGAGAAATACTTGATGACGAGGACAGATACCGATGTATCGTTATGGTATGGTAAACGTGGGCAATTAACCAAGAATGGTATAGAAATGATCATAAGGAATTTAGGTAGGAAAGCTGGGGTATATGCACATCCTCACAAGTTTAGACACACTCTTGCAAGTGATATGGCAAAGCGTAATGCTCCGGTGCAAATAATACAGCAAATACTTGGGCATGAGGATATCAATACAACAATGATATATGTGTCGGTAGATAACAAAGATGTCGAAAATGCACATAGAAAATTGGTAGCTTAACTAAACTCTAGATACAACATTTATGTAGGACGAATTACTATGTCATATAAATCTTCAACTCAACTTACCGGAAGTGTTAAGTTAACTGGGCACAAATTACACGATGGAGTAATAAGTATGGTTTCGACGTCAGGTACTCCGTATACTCAAGTAACTAGGTTAACACAAGATTCGGGTAGCGGTACAGATACTATGACATTCTCTGCGTGGGGTTCTGGGTTTGTATCTGGGCACGTTTTGGTATGTAATGTTATTTGCAGGGTTGAGGATGCTTAATTAATTACCATAAATAGTAGTCTGACGGTATGCATCACTCATCTTAATCTTAACTTTATGATATCATCAAGACTTCACATATAATATTCTAATAGTACCCGATAATGTATATTGTGCATTTGCAATATTCAAATATTGTATATGTAATTCTGCACCACTGTATAAAACAGCAGAAGTTATGCATTGCAGAACATTTGTTGATGTATGATTAATCCAAATTGCGGCTATAGTATATCCAGATTTAGTAACATTATTTGCAATCTTATATACGGCTTTAGCGTTTGCATTGATTGTAAAACTAAAAGGATAAGATTCCATAACGCATAAATCGCCAATTCTAGAGAATAGTTCATCTTATTAGGCTTTGACATACAAGATTGTAATTTGACACCCCCAAGAGCCGGACTGATTCGTAGGTCTCCAAACTCTTAAACCCTGAGTAGGATCACCGCCTTCAAAACTAAGCATTGCTGGAACACTACCTTGCCCCCATTTGAGAAACGCCATAGTAACAACATATCCATTTTTCGCATATGATGAATATGGTACTGTATAAGCATATCCATTAGCGATAGCTGTGGGTGAACTTAGACTCAGTACAACAGTATCGAATATTATTCTAGAGTTTAGCACAGTAAATACATAGCAATGCACTTAACAAGATTAAGTATATTGCTATGTTTTTATAATTTATTATACGAAAGGAGACAATAAAATGAGTATTTTAAGTGGAATAAGAAAACAGAAAAAATATATCACCGATGCCAACGGAGACCATACTCTTGTATCTGAGTGGACGAATACGGACACAGTAGATTTGGCAACGGATATAGTTAATAACGAGCATACTTTAGCCGAAGCGACTGAGTGGGATGATACATATGATGATGTTAGTACTCAGCCAACTGGTATGAGTGAACTTGTTTCTAAGATGACAACAACTTTTAATAATACAAAGTATCTTCAAAATCAAAACGAAAGTACAAAAACAATACTTAGCGAGTTAATAGATATCGCCCACCCTATTGGATCATTATATTGGTCATCAGATCCAACAGACCCTGGAACATTACCAGGATGGGAAGGTACAACTTGGGTAAGAATTAAGAATAGTTTCATATATGCTATGGGTGATGGAGATACAGTAGAAGGAACGGGAGGAAAAAGATCCGATACTAAACAAGTAAGTGGTACTGTTGCGTCTACTACCCTTAGTCTTGATCAAATTCCCGGACATAATCATAAAATAAATCAATTTAGTGTTAATACTTCTGAAACTGGTGCACATACACATAGTTATAATTATCCTAATTGGTATGGTAGTGGAACTGGAAGTGAATCGAGTGAAAATGGTGCTGGATGGAAAGGATATTATGGGGCGTTTAATACTGGAAGTAATGGGAATCATAAACACTCTGTGACTATTCCAGAAAAAACCACAACTTCTGTTGGTGGTTCTAAAGGGCACACCCATACTTTTACTGGTGGGAATGTCACCATAGATACAATGCCTCCGTATATTAATTATTATTGTTGGAAGAGGACAGCATAATGGCAAGATTTTCGGTAAAGCTAGGTAACGTCCTAAAACAAAAAATGGATGCAGCCGGAATGACCACATCCACTCTTGCAACAAAATTGAATTATAAGGAGAATGATATTGAGCGACTGCTCAGAGGTGACCTAATAACACCACCAGAATATATAGAAAATATATGTAAAGTTTTAAACACTTCTTTTAGCGAAGTAATTAGGGCTGCGGTAAAATAACCGCAGCCCTTTTTTTAGTCTTTAGAAAAAGTCTATAGCTTTAATTGTTTGAGTAGCAGCATTCTGTAACTGCTCTTCAACAAAATGAATATATGTCTTTTCACATACCTCTCTACTATTGCCAAGGATTTTACATATGACTTCCACCGGAACGCCAGCTCGGAAATATAAGGAAGCACAAGTGTGGCGTAAAATGTGGGTATTGTGAGCACGAACAGAAGTTTCACCTTCCTCTTCTATCTTCTTTATCATATCAGATAGATTTTTTAATGTATTGGATTTTCGTCCTGTTGTGCATATCACAAAGTCATCCGGTTCTTTGAATTCAGCATTTTCATAATGTAGTTTTAATAATTCCTTGGCTTTATTGTTGATAGGTACATATCGGTTTTTATCACGTTTTGTAGACATCTGTACTTCAAAGTGTGTTTTATTATGATCAATGTCTCGATATTCAATAAGTGTTTTACAGACATAAACCGTACCTTTGTTTAAATCTATATCTTTCCACTGTAAGGCAAGTAACTCCCCACCTCTTAATCCTAAGAATATATTTGCAGCCAGAGCATAACCATATTTGAATTTTAATCTACCATTGGCAAAACTTGCACTACAAGCTTGAATGAATTTATTAATATCATCTTCCTCAAACCATTCAACATCTTTTGTTTCGGCAAGGATATTTGAAACACGGGGCATGGTTACCATAAGCATGGGATTCGGAAAACCATCTCGTAAACTAACATGTTTATAGAAAGCTCCTAATAAATTGTATGCTTTTTTTATAGATGAATGTGACAATCCTTGTTCATTCAATTGATTGATAACTAATTGAATCTCATCGGAAGAAATGTCTTGATAGTATAAATGACCAATATCTGATGGTTCTATCTGATTTTTAGCCGTACCAATAAGTCTCTGATATGATTGAGGTTTGATGGTTTGTTTATGAGTAAGTTCCAACCATTGCATTATGCCATCGATCAGAACTATATTTTTTGTATTCTTATTGGTCTTTAATAATTCTTTTTCAGCTTCTCTCATCTTAGCCATACATTTTTTAGGTGTTTCGTCATATACAGCTTTACGAACTTTTCTGCCATTAGGAAGATTAATGACCTTTTTATACACAATCAACTTGTCATTATAGATATGCATCTTCCCCTCGCCATATGGGAGTTTGGGTAAATCTTCTTCTTTGAACATATAACCACCTCCTTTAAGGTAATTATATGCAAGCAAAATGAAAAGTCAAGTTACTTTGCATTTCAAACCCCTTCATTTTGCATTTACTTTGCATTTCAATAGGGAACAACGGGGAATAACAGGGAATAACAGGGAAATAAAAGCACTACTTTGCATTTCAAAAAAGCCAATAAAAAAGCCCTATGAACAGCTATTCATAAGGCTTTGTGTACATTCAGGGGGTAAGGGAATCGAACCCCTTCCAAAGGTTTTGGAGACCCCTAGTAAACCATTTCAATCCTAGATTTTATAAGGTTTGTAAGGCATTGCCAAAATCACTTTGCATTCACTTTGCATTTACTAAATTTCTTTATAAAGAGACCTTTTCAAAAACTTCTGATATTCATTTTTTGGTATTAAATATTTTTTACCAATTTTTATTTTAGGAAAATCATCTCTTGATATAAGTTCGTATGATTTATTTTTACTAATTCTTAGCATATCTTGTAATTCTTGTACTGTCAAGAAATCTGATTTGTCAAAATTTAATTCCATAACTATCACCTTCCAGTACTACCGAATCCACCCTCTCCACGTTCAGTTTCAGAAAGAGTTTCAACTTCATTTATATCAAAAATAATATATGGTAGAAGTATTAACTGTGCTAATCTTTCACCGTTTTCAATTATCTGCACTTCTTCACCATCATTTTTGAATGCCATTATAATCTCTCCCCTGTACGAATTATCGATAACTCCTGCCGTGTTAGCCAAAGTTAAATGTCTTTTGACTCCTACAGAACTTCTGGGAAGAAGAAGTCCGAAATATCCCTCCGGAAATTCACAAGCTATCCCACTTGATATTTTTTTAGTCTCACCCGGTTTGAGCGATTCGTAATAATCAACGCAAGCGTATAAGTCTATACCAGCGGCTTCTTGATCTCCTCTTGTAGGAATTATTGCATTTTGTTGCATTTTTTTAATTTTAAGTTGCATCGCTATCCTCCTTTGGAAAAAACCTCACAGCTTCTTTTTGGAAGTTTTCTATCTTCATATCTCTGTTATATCTCATATATTGTTTCATTACGGCATCTGCACTTGTATCATCTTCGGCAGCTGCTATGACATCGCCATAGTATTTGATTAAATATATATACATTATTTATCCTCCTTGATGTATCCCACTAACATTCCACTTACTGTCACATGCATACCCATCGGTTTACTTCTGTCGTAATCTATTCTCTCAGCCTCAAAATCACGACTGATTAACCTAACCACCTTTGGATTAAAGAAGTAACATGTTCTGCCAAGTACGTCTGGGTGACACCAGTTCTTCTTTAGATTTTTACATACAAGCACTATCTCTGGATTTTCGTCCTTGTGTATCAATGTGTTGCCAAGATATGCTTCTGCTCTTGGGAACGGATAAAAACCATCTGTAATCTGACGTTTTATTTTTATCCACGTATTCTCAAAGTAATGAATACCTATGGTTTTATTAGTAAACAAACCAGTCCTGACGGATGGGAAATATTCTTCGCCAAGTATGGTGAATCCATCATCGTAAGTCTGTATACGCTGTCCACGTATGTCATAGTCTCTATATAATACTTGCAACGCTTCTTTCTTCATAATTGTTCCGGGTACGAGTCTGTCATATATCTCCTCGTAAGCTTTTGGGCATTTTGAACCCCTTCCGAGTACGCCAGAGTCTGGTTCACCAGAGTCGAATTCGGTATAGAATCCACCATCAAACTGACACATATCATCCAATGACTTAACAAGTCGTACATCTGTGTCGAGGTAAAAACCACTTTCATTCTTGAGAAACCACAATCTTGCAGCATTACTGACTGCTGACCAATCGCCTCTCTCGTATGCATCCTTGGCATATGGATTAGATTTGTAGTCATAGTTATCCTCGTTAATCAGTATCTTGTCGTAGGTTGGGCAGTACTTGTCCCATGTTTCCAAACATTTCCTGTTGAGATCCGACATCTCTCCCCCACCAAACCAACAGTAATATATCTTCTTATCTATCATGATATTGTTTGTTTACCTCCTCTGCTGCTCTAAGTAGTTCCATATTCAAACCATATTCCTTAGCTTGTTTTATGATTGCGGCGGTATCTTTAGGAAGACAAGAGCCACCATATCCCCTATCATTTGGATACACGAACGTATGACTTCTGCTAATGCGTGGATCAAGTAACCAAGTCTCTCGGAGTTTGTTGTAATCAACGCCAAAACATTCAGCCAAATCATAGAACTGATTACAGAATGTAACCTTTACTGAATAGAAACTATTTTCCATATATTTAGCAAGTTCTGCGGTTGTACTATCTACTTGATTAATGATTAGTTCAGATGTAAATACCGTCTGATATAATTCGGCTACCATCTTAGTATCATCTGATATTCCTCCTAGTGTTATCCACGATCTATTATGTGGATTGGCAAACGGATGCGCCGTAGTTTCCCCATAATACTCAGGTTGGAATACAATATCTTTATTTAAATCGTATACTTTGTTAACTGTATAACCCACGGGTACGGTAGAACGTATAATGATACATTTTTTAGGGTCTAACCAAGAAAGTACATCATCCACAATACTAGTGTCGCAACTACCGTCATCAGCCATAGGAGTTGGTACACAGACAAAAGCGAAATCACATTCATTTACTTCTCCCCGTGTACCAATCTTTTTAGGCTCATCATATATAATCGCATCGGGGAATAGCTGTTTCATACAACCCCCAACGTGTCCACATCCCACTATAGAAACCTTATATCCCATATTTAAATTCTCCTTTTATTCATAATCACTAATTATTCCGTATACTTAACGTCTGCCCACACATCTTGCCCCCGCCAAACCAACAGTAAGCTATACGTTTATCGATCATGTGATTTATCTCTCCTTATTTTTATTGCAAATATAAGCACTACAATTATCATTATAGTGATAGATATCCACAATGGACTAAGTACCCACACCCAGCTCCAATTTATTACTCCACAAAGTTTTAATACGATAAATACAATTTGGAGGAGTTCTATGAAGCCAACACTTCCATTTACACTTGTTTTTACTTCCATATTTTTTACTCCTTATTAACTTCTTTGATAATTATAATTCATCCTTTATTCCGTCAAATTGGATCCTCGTTGATTTTTTACTAATGCTTCCAATATCTCGTGTAGATTTCCATTCTTCTGTCTCCTCCACGCATTCTTTACAAGTAAAACGACCAATGAGATTATCTTTTGTGTCTTCAGCTATTTCACTGATTTCATAATCATCTTTATCGTCACTGATTTCATAACCATCTTTATCGTCAACATATATTAATAAGTATCCAAGTAATTTTTTACATTTATGACATACAATCTTAATCTTATTCATCCGTCTCTCCTTTATAGAATATAAGTTCATCAGCATACGGAAGTGATTTTAACCAATTAGAAAAGTCTTCTGTCCATTCTTTGAGTCTATGTGGATTATCTACTCTTTGTAACCATATGTTTCGAAGTTGAGTATAATCTGTAGAAAACGAAAATGTGTAATTATATCCCATAGGTATTATCTGTCTCATCATTCGAAAATATTTATAGTCTTTTGTTTCAATATATTTCTGTCTGTAATAATTTATTTGGTTTATAATAGGTTGTAAATCAGATATGTCGCCATCAAAAGTAAAATCGTCTATGGTAAAATCTCTACTTGCTCCTTTATGCATAAGACTACTTGAGTTACGAACAGTACCTATTTTATAAGTGTCTAATTCAGCAGCAAAGTATTGAGGACACGTTATAATAGTGTGTATATATATTTCTCTAAGAAATTTTGAGTGTTCTGCTCCACCTTTTATTAAGTTTTGAGCAAGTTTTTTGTCAGCATCACCAAGATGATAACTACCATCTGGAAGAAAATAACTATCTGATTTCGCATGACTCATCATTGGCATACGCATTGCTTCTACTGCTCCATCTATATTATAAACTTTCGTATTTTCAAATTTCATATTTATCCTTTCATTTTTATGCCCCGGCAAGGCTTTTCACCTACCGCACAATCCATGTGGAGTTACACAACGTTGTTAACGGAGTTCGTCCTCCGAGTGTTCCACGACAAGGACTCGTATTGTCTTAGTTGCTATATCTTTGCATACGGGGCATGTTATTAACTAATTCTTTCTGCATACTGATTATCGGACGCAAGGTTTACATCGAGGACTTCATCATAATGTGGTTCTTGCCCAGGAATGTATCGCCCAAACTTAATGATAATGTTTGGAAATTGTTTAAGTACTGTTACTTTATCAAGTATTTCATCTTTGTTATATCCAGTGTAGATGACTATATCATCATCGGATACTGACCTGAACATAAAGATAAAACTGAAGAGATCTACCCAACTATCAAATGGTTCAAGTCCTTGAATACAAATTGCTTCGGTTATACTGTCGTTATCATATCTTGCAATTATGTCTATCGGATCGACCTCTATGTCAGGTGCAGTCGCAAGTGCACTATTCTGACACACTTGCTGACCACATTCTTTATCACATTTGAAATCACAAATAGGAAATTCAAGAACCATAGATATTTTTTTATAATTGATTGTATCTGCGTCTATAAATCCTTTGAGTTTCATACTTCCTCCGCAGTTTTATTAATTCCTTCCCAACGTCTCATCTTAAATTCTTTTTTACGAGGTTCACTCCATGTCTTTATTTTGGTGTAAAACCCAACTATCCTGCTATATTCTGCATCAACAGGCTTACCACATTCCGGACATATATCCCCATAGAATGCGTGATTATTTTCGCAGACTTGTATCTTTGTATTAAAAGCGAAGTAGGTTACACCTTGCTGTGCAATATAATTTGTCATACGTAATGCTTTCTCATAGCTGTCAAATGGAGCATCAATATTTGCGTGTAAAATTGATCCACCATTACAGAATCCATCAAACATGGCTTGTATTCGAACTCTTTCTTGAAGAGTAGTTTGAATACCAAGAGGTATAAATTGATTACCGTAAAGAGGTAAATCATATATCCTTGCTCTTGGATAGAAAAATTTATCTTTCTTCATAAGCTTTGCCGCAGCTGATTCACCAGGAATCTGCTCTGTATTTATCATATAATCCGCATCAATTTCCTTAATAAAATCATCTGCTACTTTACGCATAGTATCAAATATTTTTTTACCAAATTCTGCGGCTTTATCCGTATAATAGATATTTCCAAATTCATCTTTTCTTGTATATCCCATTTTCTTCATTGATTCATATACGCCAATAAATCCAATAGTATTATATAAATGTTCAAAATCTACTAAGTTATATGAGAAATTTGGAAGTAAGCCTTTTTCAACATTTCTTTTAATAATTTTTCTTATGATATGTAACGCTCTAACATTAACAAGAGTTCTATGAGCTAATTCCTCTAAATACTGTTCTTCATTTTTTGTATCAAGAGCAATTCTTGCTAAATTGATAGTAGACACCTTTACTGAACCGACCTTTAAAGCAGTTCCACCTACTGAATTAAAATACCCTAAATCTCTAATATCTGATTTAAGACGACAACAATTACTTAAACTATTAACAGAAGTATCTTGGAATATATTACTATCTGACCACTTCATATTATGCTTGATTGCCCATTCTGCAAATTCAGGATCGACAAACCCATCAAGTGAATCTAAATCATATTCTCCTTCTTTTCTAAGAAGAGATATCGTACTTACAGGAAATGTAAACATATTCTCTGATCTTACCTCAGACATAGTTTCCATGTACCATTTCTGAAACTCTATAATTTCTTCCTCGTAATCAATCATAAATGTACCATCAGGAAATTCAGAACCACCAAAAAGTGCCTCAAAGTATGGTCTATCAAATACAGAAGTATTTGTAAAAGCAGACTGCTGCCCATCTCTCACGTACGGCTGATTAACTGAATACAAAAATCGCTGGAAGTTAGACGTGGCATACTTTTTCTTCTGTTCATCAGTAGTTATCCCCATATAGTTATTGTCACAATCTTTTTTCCAAAAATAAAACATATATGGAATAAGATTAGGAAGACCTACTGCTCCACTACTTCTATTACTTGCATAACCTATAAACTCTTTTACAAAATCTACAAAAGAAATAAGGTGTTTGGGTGGCAATGCATTAAATCCATCGCCTATAAAAAATAATCCCTTCTCCGCTAAATCCTTTAAATCATATGCAAAACAATAATGTTTAAATGTACTTGTATCGCTATCATGCATATAAAGTTTTCCAGTCCACTCCATGTTCAACCATTCATTAGCTGCTTGAAATCCAAACTCCTTCTGATACTCAAAATATATCTTATTGAATGCTAATAATTTCCTATGTGGTTTAGGCATTTCTGAAAGAAGTGTGACCATATCTTTATGAGATACATTACTATTACCATCTATACTTGCATCAGCTACTGTATCTTCATCTATAAAATTATCAATAAAATCGGTGTAAGATAATTGATCGTCATCAAATCCGTTTATTTTTGCAAGCTCAGTACCGAAGTCTTCTTGAAGTTTGTTATACTGAGTAGTAAAGTTCTTATTCAACCGAATATTTATATTCATATTCTTACTCTCCCACGTAGTTATTTACCCAATTATTTGCTTCTTTAAAACCTAAAGCTTTTCCATCAACTTCAAGTATGGGTGCAGCTTGAAATCCTTTCTGAATCATCTCATCTAAATCGGTATTCTCTTCATACTGAATATTTTTATTCTTTAGTTTTGATTCTATCACCCTACATTTAGGGCAGTGTGTTGTGTAAAGTGTAATCATCTGATAAAATCTCCGTTTCATATTATTTTAATAATAATCCTCACCCCTCAAATCAATTCCTAAGAAATGTTCGAGGAATTTAATAGTGTCATCCACCTCTTTGCGTCTCTGTTCGGACACAACCTTTTTATTTGGTTCCGGGTCGGTGATACGAACCCTATACCCTAGTTCTTTTTCAATATCTTCTAAAGACATTTCTTTAATAGGTTCTGTTTTTAGTTTCCACAAATTCTCGTGCATAAGCTTATCAAATAATTCTCGATATCCTTTTTTATCCACAAGCTCCGCTGCTTCTTTATTGAATCTAAACCTATCCTTGGCATTATAAGTGCCGTATTTCGATTCATAAGTTCTGTCGTTTTGATCTGCTAGACCAACCATTTCGTATGTAAGCATTCTTTCATCCCTTTCTATTCTCTTACTATTCCAAGTGCAGTTACCTCTGACTCAAACTGTACCCGTGTATCACTATCTGTAAACAGCACGTCAAAAACCTTGTTAAGTCCTAATGCCGTAAGCCCAACTATAGATTCTCCGTCTACAGAAATTGAGCCATTAGAAACAATAACATTGCCATACTTTGACGCAATGTTACAGAATTTTTCTATTTGATCTATATTTCTAAACTTAATCTTCATCAGCGATACCCTCGTATTCTTTAATAATGTTCTGCAATCTTTCTATTGTGACCTTGCAACAAACTGAATCATTGGTTATAGCAGTGTCTATGACGTTTAAGATATTGTCTATGACATCTATCGCATCAACATATTCATTGTTGTAATCGCAATCTATAAGCATGCATTCTAATATGTGCTTTAATTGATCCATTTTTTCTTTTTTCTCCTTTTAGTATTTAGGGTGGCATCTGAAGACACCACCCAATGAAAAAAATCAAGGGGTTGTTATATGATATTTTTTATTAAATCATCAACCGAAATATTCCCCAAAACGTGCTCTCGCAAACTTAGGTTGTTATATGATATTTTTTATTAAATCATCAACCTCTTTAGATAATCCAGATAGGTTTCCTGGATTAGTTAAATAATAATCAAATTCGTAATCATCCAAGGCAGTTTCACTGGGGTGTAGTCTTTGTTCTGCACTTAAATGATTCTCAAAATTTGGTCTTTCAATCCTTACAGATTTAATGTTCCATCCATCGATTTTCATACTCTCAATTTCATTCGGAAATCGACAGTCTGGAATTAGTACAAAATCCCATTCATGTGGAAAGAAATCCAACACCTGTTTTATGAAATCCACCCAATACTCCGGATATTTCTCACGTATGGTATTCGTACCTACTTTTTGTAAAAGTGTTCTTCCTTCATCGTCTTTCTTACCATTCCAATTAAAGAATGTTTTACATATGTATTTTAGTAAGTCGGCATAATGGCATATGAGCACCTTATACCCCATAGGTTCTAATTTATCTTTTATTGCTCTGGCGGTGGTGTCCTTACCTGATTCAGCCTTGCCAGAGATTGCGATTATTTTCACGTTTAATTTTCTCCTTTTTTCTTTACCACGCAACCGCGATGTCCAACTGTGTAGGATTACTAGCAGCGAATCCTCCAGTATCCACAACCATTGCCGTTCCGAGAGAACACTCGAGTATTGTTCCTTTAGGTCTGGATGATAATTCAGCAGCGACCATCACATAGTCGCCAAACATTTTGACACCGTCATCTCTTACCCAGTATGGGTATGTGGCTTCATCATACCCCATACTACGCATGATACTTATTACCCCACTCATATTAAGATTGTAATAAGTTTCTTTGCCAGAGGGACCGGGAAAGACACCTGCTTGCTTAGTAAGATGACTCTCCATCGGCGGATTAACCTTCGGTATGGGTGTTTCTTCCTCGTATATTTTCCAAGGAGTTATCTCTTCTTTAACCGGATCGGTATTATTCTCTTCATCGCCTCTGACAGCAGCGAAAGTCATTTGGGTATACGCTGCAGTATCTTTAATGTCATCGGCTGCAAACGCTACCAATTCATCCTCTCGGATATCACTCTTTTCTTCTGTTGTAACTTCTTCTTCCGTAGTCTGTTCTTCAGTAATAAGAGGCTGTATTTTTTCGTCCACTTCATCTATAGATTTATCTAGTTGTTTAATTTCATCCTTCACCTCAACTAGCGCATCTGTGTCAGAAGCTTGTTGAATATACATTGCATCAGTTACTGAATTCAATTCGTCTTTAAGTTCCTTATTCTGCTGCTCTAAGGCAGCGACTCGATCCGACATTTCTTCGTTCGCATCGAAGGAATGTCTTGCTACACCAGCTATGAGACAACAAGTTGCCACAAAGCACACTACAGTTACTATAATGTTTTTCATAATAATTCTTCTCCATTCGTATTTGTTATTGTTTAGTTCAGCGAACTATATCGTCACTTTTACTCCTATCGAAAAATTAGAACCTCTACATAATTATTGTAACACATTTGTAATAATATTGCAAGTGTTTAATTTTATCCTTTTACAACATATTCATAACACCACCATTCTTTATCTTTGTAATCTCTCACCCACTCACCATCTACCTTCTTAGCTTTTGGTTCTTGTTTACAGGAAAGCATCTGTATTATGTCTCCTTCCTGAAATGGTGTGTCTTTATAAGTAGTTTTAACATTCCAATCTCTACCCTTCTTATTCTTCCGCACTTTCATTGGACATGTCTTACCATTGTTAAGGCAGTACGCTACAAACTTTGGCGAGTACTTCGTGTCAAGGTTGGTTACCACAATATATCTCTTATCTAACGATGGGTCGGTATAATCTATATATGACAGATATTCTTGTTGATATTTAATTTTCTCCTTAACACTACATATATTACCATTATATTTAATATTCGTCAATAGTTTATATGCATCTAATCCTTTATATTCTGCTTCGGATGTTTTAGTGGCAAACCTCTGCTTAATATCTTCAGGCATTTCGGTCAGCTTAAATAACTTTTCATAGTTATAACCATTAAACTCACCGGTCTTCTTATGCTTTTTACACTGTTCAACTATCTCCCAATACTTTTGTTGGCGATCAGAATCAGTTATGGCAGTTGCTATAGCATCTATATTAACTTCCTTAACCTCTGCTGGTTTAAATTCTGTACAATATTCTTGAATATATTGGTAATCTAGTCCAAGTTTTGATTGTTTTATATTTGATTTAAAGCCCTTGCCTTTAACATACAAACGGTTAAATATATCCATAATGTAGGTTAACTCATTAGCTTCGCCAAACTCGGAAAAATAATCAAGTTTAATAAGTATGTCGAGCTGACGAGAATTACAGGATGTTTTCTCAGTAATGTCTATAAGGAGATCAATGAAGTTATCATACACACGAGACTGGGATAGTGTGTATAATTCCTCCGAAATTTGATTATTAAATCCTTTAATAGCTTTCATGGATGGATATATCACATTATTATTTTTATCTGCTACAAATCCTCTATTATCTTTACCAAATTTATACACACCTGATTGAATATTAAAAGCTATCTTCATTTCTTGTTTAAGAGCAGCAACCTTAGCTTTATTGCCTTTTTCAGAATAATGATTTAACAAAACTTCGTAAAATTCATATGGATAATTAGCCTTTTGCCATGCTTGATATAAAGAATCTAATGCCATACAAAATGCATGCGAGGAATTAAATCCATATCCACAGTTATCATTTATAATAATCCATACTCTTTCAGCATTTTTTTGAGCTACATCCTCTGATAGGTTTTCAGTTTCAATAAGTTTATTTTTAAATCCGACAATAAATTTTTCCTTTAAAGGTTTGACCTTTTCGGGATGTTTTTTTGCAATAGCTTTGATTATTCCGTAACATTCATCCATAGGAAATCCAGCATAATTAAGAACAGACATAACTTGTTCTTGAAAAAATAAAAAAGATACAGGTAGCTCTTTAGTTCTAAGAAGATTGTCTAATGATGGAATCCCCCATTTAAAATCTACTCTTTGTTCAAACTTATCATACATAGATTTAAAACCAGGTCTAATAGCAGCAACAAAAGCACTAAGTTCAGATACGTTGTGTGGTTTATAGTTCATACATTTTTTTGTACTGCCTTCTTTTTCTACTTGATTAAGTCCAAGTGTATAACCTTTAGCATATAGATCCCAGACCTTTTCATCTACAGTAACTTTTTTTATTAACTCATTAACGTTAAATGAATCTATGCCAATTCTTTGAAATACTTTAGCAATAAGTAATACAACATCAACTTTAAGAATATCATTTTTTAGAAACTTGTAATTTTCAGCTATTGCTCCATCAATACAACAAGTTATGTATTCTTTTTTTGTCGATTCGCTTTTACATTTAATCAAACCAATTTCTCTACGTATATCTCCATCATATAAAAGATATGCAGAGGGAGCTTTTTTCTTATCTGAAACAATACCCCAATATTTTGCACTCTGATCAAGATACGGCAGATATTTTTTATCCACGTAATCTTCAATTTTTATATCATCTTTTTCATCATCTTCCGCTAATTTAACCGTTTCATCATACTTTGATATTTGCTCAGAGATTTTATTTGCTAATTCAAATTCCATATTTTGTGATTTAGCGTAAATCTTAAAAGCTGATTTTTTCTTGAGTGTACCAAATGCCAACATAGGAGCCGCATGTCCTTCTCCCATCACCTCTTTTTGTGCCTCTTCTAAAATGTCCGGAGTTCCCGTATTTAAATCAATATCTGGAAGAGACTTTGTTTCAAGAATTCTCGTGGTTGAGATAAACCTTTCGGGATATAATTTAATAGCTGATGTAAATCTATCAACCTTAGAAAATCCACATAATGTATTTGTAAAATATCCTACAGCAGAACCTCTTCCTGTAGATGTGACAAGACAACCTTTATCTATAGCTCTATTAACAATAGCATAATCAAGAAGAGGATAATCGACCATTCCAGTATCAATATAAGTTTGTATCTCCGAATCAATTCCATCTCTGTATTCTTGTTTTCTTTCTTCTGGCACATTAATAAGATATTCTTCAAGTTTATTATGAATTAAATCAGAATATATTTGGTTCTTTTCTTCTTGTGATTTATTAGGATACAACGAAGGGAGCTTTATGTCTTTGGTGAATATACGTACTCCGTCATAATCGCAAAAATCTAAAGCTATATTAGAATTGTTCATAGCTCTAGTAATTTCATCGTTTTGGAAGATTTGTTGTTGTATAAATCTATTCATCAACACAGTATCATCAGGATAATCCATAAACCAATCTTCTTCATCATCATAATGAATACCTTTTGACGCAAGGAGATCATCACGAAGAACATTATCTTGTGGATATATGTAGTGGGAATCGATACCTGCAAATAATTCAATCCCCCATTTTTTCGACAATTCCAATAAATGAGAATTCCAAGCTATCTGCTTAGGCGTGTTGTGTGCTTGAATCTCCAACATAAAATTCTCACCAAAATAATCGTGAAACTGTTTTATTATAGAATCAATATCTTCATATCCACCGAAAGCAATACACGCTGAAGTTAGAAAAACATCTTTAGGAGGTAAAGACATAAGTAATTCTAAGTCAACCCTTGGTCGATAATAATATCCAGATATATTGGCTTCAGAAAGAATATCATTTATTGCTTCTCGCCCCATATTAGATTTTGCACAAATTACAATGTGATGATTGCTTTTATCCTGTTCATGCCTGTCTTTAACCCAATACGCTTCAGTTCCTATAACACATTTAAGGTCATACTGTTTGGCAATTTCGTAAACTTGATGGTAATAACCTTGCCACCCATGCTCAACAGAGCTAAGAACTTTGTGACCTAGTTCCTTAGCTCTTTTAGCGTAATCTTCATATGATGGTAAAGCATCGACTGAATATAGATTTGAATAATAACTATGTTTATGAATGTTTTGCATTAACAAAAATCTCCTTGCTTTTAAAATACTAACGGATCTGGTAATTTAATTTCATCATCCTTATCTTTATATCTAAGAATCTCAAGACGATAATCACCACTAGATGCAACTACGTATCCATTTTCTTCTAGGATTTTTTCTATCTTATCCACATCTCTAGATGAATCAAAATCAATTTTTCCTACTCGAATTATTTTACCCATATTAACAGAAATCTCCTTCCTATGCATACGATATATAGTAGTTAAATACTGCTAACAACCACTACATATTGATTATTACTCTCCCATAAAACAACAATTTTATTGTATAATCTCATAGATGTATTCATCATGAAATTTTCCATACCTATCCTTGCAAATATCATGTAATATCACTCTGTTTCCACCATACTTCTCACAGAACTTATCATAATGTTTTTGTACAGGATTACCACTAATCATTCGCCATTCAATACGATGAAGCCTATATTCTTCGATTAGCATCTTCATCACATCTCTAATGGCTAATCCGAAAACTGGGTTACTTTCATCAAAGCAGTACATACCAAAACTACTTGCACATCTAGTAGTCCAATCTATCCAATAATCAATATAACCAATGACTTTTTCATTATCTAAAACAGCCCAGCTATATCTACCCGATTGTTCTTCGTTATTGGATAATACTATCGGATAGTTTTCTTCATTCCCTATATAATAAAAAGAAGATATGTCATACATCTTTTCATTATATAAACCTTCTATTTCTATTGCATAATTTGCTGCTGGTTTTATCATACTTTACTCCAATCAAAATCCATCAACTGATCTATATATCTCTGAAGAGCATATCGCCATTCGCCCTCACTAATCTCTGTCATATCTTCTATGGATACGCACATAAAAGTCTTCTTTATCATAACGCTTTCCACATCAATACTTTTAAAATCTATAAGACCTTCATTTTCGTGATATAAATGAATTTTAGAAATCGAAGGGGAAAATTTCGCTGATGGTTTTTCGTCAAATACAAGACAAGATACTCTAAATTGATTACTACCTTTAATTGAAATTACCTTATAATATCTTTTACCTTTCTTTGTGTTCAGTTCATAACATTTGCCAACATATTGCTGATTGTCAGCATATTTTTCGTCCTGTTTTTCTTTACGTTGATTATAAAAATATTCATCACAGTATCGAGATACTTCTTTTATAGTTTTTTCATCACAGTTTTTAAGTTGCTTTAATATTCCATCCATTACTTTATCCTCTCAGTCCGATACCAAACAATCAAGGTCTCATTTGTAACTACATAATCATATATTTCATCATCAAACGAATAATCTTTTTTATCTAGCGGTTCTAATTTTGGAAATGGATAGTGTGAATAATAACAAGAACCGATTGATATGTCTTTATAACCTTCATCAGGAAGGTTGACTACCGTCTTATATATTATTTCCGGAAAGCTTCTATCCAATCTTTCTAACAAACTACCTAAAGTCATTTGGTACTCCTCCTTTTAAAACTCTTATAGCTTCTTCTACTTTATCGTCGTTTAGTCCACCATTTGGAGAATCGTAATCTGTAGATACCCAATGTTGCCAAATGCCATATTCCTGAAAATCCGGGAAGCACTCGTCATCTAAAACCACCCACGATTCTACATTTAAATCCTTGTGATCTTCTAACCACCTATGAATCTCTTCGCCACGACACTTGTGATACCAACCGAGGTCTGGTGTGACATCATATATTTCCAAACCTTGTTTTGCCAACTTATTATTCAGATAATCTACATGCCCTTCTAACTGTTCTTTACGTCGTGTTAGACCAAGTCTCCATGTGGACGAGAGTATTATTCGGCAATCCTCGGTAGAATCAACAATTTTACGGAGATTTGCTACGTACTTATCGTCTATTCCAATATATTGACCACAACGATCTAGTGTATAATCATTATTTAAAACTCCGTCTACATCTAAAAAAATCAAATGCATACCCATATTAAAAATCTCCAAAATCTATTATATTATCGACATCATTATGCTCCTCTGGTTCATCAGCAATACTCATTATTGATATATCTCCATCTGGCTGATAACACAATTCATAACCTACACCTTCAATTGCAGCTTGTAATAACTTGCAATCTTCCTCTGTATAACTGTAAAATCTTCCTACTTCGCAATACATACACTGCCCTCCGCTTATAAAATTCAAATTTCATCATCTATTACTAATATGTAGTTATCTTTCAATACGCCAGTAATTGTATTGCAGCAACCATCGTTTCTTAATCCGTACTCACGCATATTACAACGGCGTTCTTCTATTTCATGAGCTTCGTACTGCTTGCGAATCTTCTTCGCATATTCTGTTCTTTGGTATCTTAGACATTTGAATATTTTCATTTATTACTAACAAACCAATCCTTTCACTTCGTATAGTTGGAGAATAGTCTTTATATATCCTGGGGGATCTATTGGCATATAAGATATCAATTATCATTTTTATCATTCTCCTCTACTACTACAGCCGTTACGGTTCCATGATTTTCTTTAACACAAGGAGCCACCCCTCTCACGTCAACTATGCGACTTGCATCATGATTGCTTTTCATATAGTTACCTAAAATTATTATTTCATTACTCATTTACTATCACCTTCGGTAAATTACCATGATTTTCCGCACGTAGTGTGGGACATATTCCGTATGATATTTGAGGTGATTTATTTACAAAACCGCGATCGTTAATAATGATATTCCCCATTCCATAGCCATGTGTTCCTGCAGTTATAATTTGAGATATTCCCTCTGGGGAATAAACCATTCCGCCTTCAGAATTTCCAGTAGAACAGTTACCAACTTTAATTATTTTGTGTGTATTCATCATAAATCTCCGCTATCATTGAAACATAATCACCACCAACAGGTTGAGGCTTAAATTCCATATCCATTGTTTATCATCTTTTCATCTAAAGTTATATAATCACTATCTTTCGTTGCTTTACGGAGATGTTCCATTATTAACTGCACACAGTTAGTTATAAGTCCATTCCCAGCTTGTTTATAAAGTTGAGAATTACTTACTCCTAGTTCTCTACATTTAATACAATCTTCAGCAGTCATACCCATAAGAATAAAGCATTCTTCAGGTATAAGCTTTCTTATCCTAAGCTTTTTTATAAATTCTTCTTTATCGTAATCCATTTTATATAATCCTCCTGTTGTGGTTATGGTTGGGGCAATATTACCTTTTTCTTCAACTCGACCTCTTCTTGTTTTACTAGTAGGAAAACTAAGATCCGCTACCCCCCCCGATACCATTTCAATCCAACCTTGTTTGGTTGCTTGTTTTATCTTTATTTCTTCCATTTTGTTCCTCAATTATTAACGGCATTCTTAAACCACCTTGTGCAGTATTTATTGTTGGTGAAAGTCCTTCCGGATGATAAACCAGTCCAGCAAAACTGCCACCAGTGTGACCAAAAATACTACCTAATCTCATTACATCTAACATGATTATCCTCATTAATTAATATTCTTCTAGGGTCTTTATAATCCCTGGCAGTTAATGTGGGTGCTAATCCTAGCTCAGAGTAAACATAATCTTCAAGATGTATATGTTTGCTCTCAGTGTTAACTGCTCGTAAAATACCTATAACTAATATTCTATTGGTTTTATCCATTATTAATTTCACATACTCCTGTTCTTTCCATAAGATGTTTGCATATCCCGGCATCATACCTTGAAGTGACGCATGAAGTAATCTCCATAATTCTTGAACCTCGAAATGTAAGATCACATCCTATTTGTTTTTTTTTACAGTTTCTTCGGTTGGCAATACTTTATCATTCATAACTAAATCTCTAATTAAGGCTTGTGCTCTTTCGTTAGTTATGTAATATTTTTCATCGACTTCATCCATCAATATATCTTTAAGTCTACGACCATCATCAAATGGCTTTGGAAACTCAAAATTAGATAAATCAACCTTATCTCTAAGCCAATAAATAGCAAAAATTCTAGATCGATTTTGCGGTACACCACAATTTTTACCATTAAGGACTTGCCATTTTACGTCATAACCTAAGTCAGCAAATTCTTCATTAAGTGCTTCATACTGTGGTTTATTCTTTTTATTTACAAGAGCGTCTACATTCTCCATCAGAAGATATGTTGGAAGATTATCTTCAGCTTCCATATTCTTGAGTATACGGAGAACTTCATATACGAGACCACTACGAGTTTCACCTTCTACCATTCCAGCTTGACGACCAGCAATTGAAAGATCGGTGCAAGGAAAGCTAAAAGTTAATAAATCACACTGTGGAAAACTTTCTACTCTACAGATATCACCAACATTTTTATTAAGCTTATCTGCTAACCAAGCAGTTTGAAGTCTCATCTTGCTATCTTTACTTCTTGCAAGTTTTCCCCAATCATATGGTTTATCTTTTACAAAATCATAACCAATATGTTTATTTGATAATTGTTGCGCCATTTCTTCCCGAGATGGATACTCGGCGTAATTCATCACATCTTCTTTTGTTAAATTGTGATGAATAGCAGCATATGAAATAATAGCATCCGTATCCATTTCACAAGTATTTATCACTTCCATATCAAATAACCCGGTATTCTCAATTCCACGTTCTTGCATGCCTATACCTGTAAAACATGTCACTACTTTTAATATATTTTTGTTTTGATTCAATTTTTTTCAGGAGTAAATGCGCATTTTGTTGTCCGGACAAACCTCATTTCCTCCTTTTAAAGTTTTTTTAACGTGCCATATTTGGCATCTTAATAACGTAATTTATAGTTAATCTGCAATATCTGTCTATTTATTGAGTCGTAACGACCAATGAAAACAAAATTTTATTTGTTTAATAACTCTTCAATATTTCCACCATTATCCAGGAGTTCTCTCCCCTCATCAGTAATCGTATATTTAGCGTTTTCAGCTTCCCAATACTCGCCATCTACTCTAGCCTCATATAAATCAGCTATACTCATACTATTAACAGCATGCTGAATACTTTTATCTTCTTCCATCACCGTGACATATAGGTCTAAGGCTACAGTATTATTCGGCACATAAACAATCAACGGAATTAAGTCACATTCATACTCTTGTCCTTTTTCACGCATTTAATTTTCTCCTTTTTACTTCTTTCCAAATATCTCTCCGAATATTCCACCAAACGCATTAAAGATATCATTATCCCCAAAGTTTGATGACATTTTTTGTGGTTCTATAACCTTATGTCGCCCTTCATTATTGCGATAAATTTTGTATCCCATACGCTTAAGGTCGTTGCATTCGTTAACATATTTATCAATTTCAAACTCGTATAATCTATCTAATTCACTAACGATAACTTCTACTCTACCCATCTATGCCCTCCGTAAGTCAAATCTTCCATCAGCTCAAATTCATCATGAAGTTCTTTAATTCGTTTATCATATTCCTTACGAAGCTTTGCGTAATATTTCGCATTTTCACGACGGTCTTTTTCAATCTGATCTAACAAGACCGAATTAATAATCATCTGACCTATAATAACTAATATTAGCACACTCGCTGCTATGATTGATCCCATATTATCCCCCTTTCTAAAACTTTGTACCGGTAGTCATAATAGCTATAACTTCACGCATCTCTTCCTCTGCTATAGTTTTATTGTCTCGTTCTTCTTGTAATAGTTTATTAAGACATTCATTTTGTTCTTCTAGTGACTTAATTTTGTGTTTATAATCCTCAATAAGATTATTGTTTTCAGTAATGGCATTCTTATATGAACTAGTTAGTTCATTCAACACAGATATTTTTTCATCAGCTTTATCCTTTGCGGTCTTCAACTTATCTAACATTATCTGAATATACTGAGCATTCATTTCATCCCCAGCTCCAAGGTCAATTTTGTATAATGTAACCACGGTTTTATCTTGGGGATTGACTACCACCAACCAATTGTCTTTAAGTATGTATTTGGTAGGTCTAGTATCTTTACTTCGCACTTGCTGTCCTTCATAAATTACTACACCATATTCAATCATTTTCTCTATATCATCATAGATTTTATTTTCATGTTGATTGATGAAATTCTGAACCTCAAGCTTATTATTTTTACCCATGATTCTTTCAGCATATCTTTCACGAGCATGATTAGTTAAGTTATATTCCACTTATCTTACCTCCACCTGATCATCTGGATGATTTTTGTTCCACCAAACTCTTATCTTATTGACGGTATCGGAAATATCATATTCAATAATCTCGTTACCCTCTTTGGAAAATCTAGTCACCTTATATGTATCCTGTATTCTAGGATCTTCATCACATACCACTTCATCATATTCAAACTTGCTACCTCTACGCCATTTCTTCTCATAACACTTTTTACAAACCGGAAGCACCCAACCTCCATCTGTAATATGAGTATCAGGACGACCACAGAAGGAACAAACATGTTCGGATATATGTTCATATTTATTAATTGTTTCATTTGCACCGCCGTTGTCATACCACCTCAGCGATCCAAACTTCTCTTTCACTTGTAATATTCTATATTCATCTCTATGATGATTCTTACGCAACTCTTGGTCTATCTCTTCAAGCATCATAAGACCAAAAGCTTTTTGCCAACCTTCATCAACGCAGTCGTACTCGGTAAATAAATAATCATAATCTTTTACCAGCTTGCCCGTCCAAACGTTTCGTGGTCTAACCCAAGGATACTTTTTTATTAATTTTTTATTCCACATCTGGATTTTTTTCTTACGTCTTCGTTGTTTTTTAGTCATACCCTACCTCTATATATATACCTGAATCATCGGCATATCCTCACTGCTACCGGCACGAATACAAACGTCTTTGATCAAATACGTCATATGTTTATATTTATCATCAACAACAAAACTATATTGGTTAAAATCAATATCTATCTGATATTCTTTCGCAGTGATAAACATCTTCAATGTCTCGTTAATTGCAGTTGTATAGTATGAAGTCACTAATTTTTCTGCACCATTTTCCTCATTAACGTCAATTATTCTAACAAGCATCGCATCATTTCTATCTTCTGTTATCATGTTTCACACCTCACATAATTTCACTATAACTACAGTTTAAGCAGAAATATCTATATTTCGGTGGATTAGTCATATATACTACTGAATAATCACGCTTTACACCGCCGTTACAGCGTGGACATTTATATAACTCCTTATTCCACATTTTAGACATGTCGTTTTCTAGCACCTGCTCACTCTTAAAAAATTCTTCTCTCGTTGGTAAACTCATAATCTCACCCTCCTATCAAAAAGCTCCCGAAATACTCTCTCACCTTTATCTACAGGAGCTTCTTTTTCATCTAATATATGTTTCATATCTCTAATAACCGATACATCCGTAAATCTTTTTAATGTTTTAATCCTGGGATTACTTATAATCTTTTTAAAATCTTGATCCGAATCCCACGCAATGATAACTTCGGAAATTCCGTTTTTAATTAATAACCGCAATTGTCCTTCTGATAGGTCGGATGTCTCCGAAGCCACTGTATTCTTGATTCCCCATCCATAAGCTTTAATACATGACTTAATCCCTTCAAAGATAATTACGGATTTTCTGTTGATAATTTCTGAGAACGCTTGCTGCCAACCCTGGAAATAGGTGAGTCCACCAATTTTTTGATAATTGATATATTTACTCAGACCTAATTCTTTGTAAGCAGCAAGTCTCGTTCTTCCTTTTACTCCTATGAATTGCCCATCTTCGTCGAATACTGGATAGACAATTCGATTCGCATCATGATCAATGCGTATGTTATAAATCTTTAGGGCTTCCGCCGTCATATCTTCTGCCAACCATTCTTCTGGCAGTTCGTCAGAGTATTTATCTAAGTAATCTGACGAGAAGTCTAAAACTTGTCTGTCCAGCTTGTACAAACAAGCTTTAGATTCTTTATCTTTTTTCAGCTCCTTCAGAAATTTTACTGATTCAGATTCATACCAACTTGTTATATCTATAGTTGAATCTGTTATATCTGCAACTTTCTTGATGCTATCTGCAAAGCTGAGATCTTCTTTTTTCATTATCCAATCATAGATGGAACTGCCGGCACCACAGCCAAAGCAGTACCATCTATTTGAGGATGGGTAAATACATAATGAAGGAGTATCGTCATTATTATGAAATGGACAGCAACAGAAGTACTTGTCGCCTTTTTTATGAAGCTCTTCTGTCTGCCCTATGTAGTCTACTATATCTACTTTTTCAGCTAATTCATTCAACTGTTCCTGATTGTACCTCATAGGGTATAACATCCCCCTTATGGTAATTGTTTATACCTTTTCAGGTATATTTAATGGTCTTCCTAACCTTTCTATTACCGTTTCTTCACTATCGAAAAGACCTTTGAAGCACCAATTGTATGCCTCGAATTCCGAATAGCCTAACCGTACTAGTTCATCAAACCACCGCCTCCGGTAATATTCATGTAGAGATAGATGTATATCATCAAATTCAGCTTTATTACCGTCTGTAGCAACACGCTCTGCTATAGTACGGAGAATATCCGTGTTAGTCCAATAACTAAGTGCTTTTACACATTCATCAACTACAAACGGTTTCTTAATACGCTTGCACTTACGCCAGTACTTATATACTTCTTTGACATACCATCCGACATGTTCACGCTCTTCTTGATCAATGAAAGAATCGGAAGAAAGAAGTATATTATATCCAGTCTCTCTGTTGTAAGCTGCACAACCTTCTAGATATGGATAATACTTAGCTATATCTTTAATCGTATCCGACTTTACTCTATGGTCTCTTCCATCTTTACCGTAGATGTAGAGTTTTAGTTTTTTTAGATTTTCTTCGACCTTTTTCTCATCACCTTCTCCGCCGATAGCGACAAAGCCGTCGTAGAAATCACATTTTCCGCAGAATTGGCTCATGTTTAATTTTCTCCTTTACTGTTTATATTCACAGGCTTTATTTCTCATTGAGCATAAATAATTACAATAAAAAGTATTTTTATTATTAGGTAACCAAATCATTTCATTACTTATTTCTTCAATTCTGTTTAACGCCCAGTTTAATGTTTCATCATATTCTTCTTGTTTCCAAGGAATAATATACTCTTGCTGAGTTCTAAAAAAGTTCCATCTTAGTTTATCTACTTTTCCATACTCTTCTATTATTGGAATTGAATACATATAAAGCTGATGTTTAAAATCATTAAAATGTTCAGCTTGAGTTTTACTTATTTCCCCATTCTTTTTAAAACGAGGCTGAAAACTTTTATGATCACTAATTATTATTTCATCAGTTTCTTTATCTCTTAATAGCAAATCTATGAATCCATGAAATTTATATTCACCAACCTGAAACTTTACTTCTCTTTCTACTCCTAAAACTTCATATTCATCAAAATCAAACATAAGTTGACTAAAATAATCTACGCATTGTTGATAGTATTGTTCTTTAATATCCACATACTTATTAGGAGGAGCGTCATGTACAACATGTTCTTGCCATTTTTCTTCAAAATATTCTAGTAATTCAAACATATCTTTTTCTTGTTTTAAATATGATTCTAATGTTTCGTGAGCTGCACTTCCTACTTCGGCAAAGAATCCCGTTTCGCCTTCGATACCTTCAATATAATGAAGGTACCACTCATAAGGACATTGGAAGCCATTAATACGAGAAAATGAAAGCACATCGTTTTTCATTTTTTTTCTTATATCTTCCATCAATATTACTTCTCCATATAATTAATGTTTGTCCAACCATATTGCTCTGCTAACAATTCTTGCTGCTGATTATACTCATCTACTTCCTCATCTGTATAAGGACGAGTCACCGATAAATCATCCCATGTTCCATACTCTCCAACTCTTCTTAAATACTCTAAACCGCCATCACACGCACAACCTTTAGCACCTTGTGATTCTATGAAACATTTACAAGGTACAAAATCATGTACGTGTCTACTGTTAAGAGTTTCATCACATCTTTTACACCTTATACAATTTACTAATATCTTTATTCCTCTTTCCATTACTCCACTAACTCCACTTCTTCTATCAAATAATCGATATTCTCGTAATATGCGTTATTTATATAGTTATCGCATCCGTCTGTAATATCAGTAGGTTCAATCCATAACGGACAACTAGCATCATGTCCATCGCAATTACGACATCTCTCAGCCATCTCCATCATACGTTTATTATCAGATGTCAGTTCATTGAGATATGCTTCAGCTTTCTTTGCATCTCGAAAAGCTTTTTCTATAAACTCGTGATAGTCTTCGCCTTCTCCGCTACCAGATATGACTATGTAAATCTTACTCATCGTCATCCACCTCCTCTAAACTATTTAACACACAATAGCTACATAATTGTTCACCTTCAAACCAATACAGGGTATCTACATCATCTCCGCATTTATCACAATAATGGTGAACGTAATGTCTTAAGTAACATGCGTCTCCGATGCAAGGATATCCTGGTGCTGCACAGTCGCAACATTCATTGCTCACTACAACCATAACCTACCTCCATCATCCCATTTTTCTTAATCTTGTCTTTGACGGTTTCGAGCAGATAGCTATATTCAGGTATCCATCTCCACTTATGAGGATCTTTGATGATATAGTTACCTATCGTTTCGTAATATGTATATGCACATCTATATCCTACGTAGTGCTTCCCATCTTTTGTCTTAATTTCCACTCTGGTATATTGTGGGGGTGGATTCTTACTGCATAATTGCCAATTGTTTCGCATGACCTTCTCCTTTAAAAAGGTTTGTTATCATCTTTATCGTTTTGCTTACACATTGATATAGTCTGAGTGTCACCGGTATATTGAAGATTCATCCATTCACCTTCATTTTGTTGAGAACCATTACGATTTAGGAATATTCTTGTATAAATATTTCCATAATCTAATCCTCCATCGGTTTGAATCTCACTAGGCGACTTGTATCGCCAATACAAAATAGTAGATGCATACATCGCTATCTTATCGGATGATGATATTTCGTTTGTTCTACTCAGCTGACAAGCTGCCAATACGTACATATCAAGTTCTCCAGCTATCTCATTCTTCAGAGTATCAGTTATTTGTCCAAGTCTATTTGATAGCGCAAATGCATCTGTGTCATTGCCTTTAATATAATCAAAGCAAACAAACTCTAGTCCTATCTTGTATTTAAGGATTTTACAGATTGCATATACTCGATTAATATCAACTATCGGCATATACACATGAACGAGTGGAAGTTCTTTAAGCTTGTTATTGGCTTCGAGAATTTTTTGTTTCTCGTTATCCGTCCATTTTCCTTCCTTGATTCGTCTTACTGCCACTTTACTGAGATTTGCAATCGCCCTTAGATACCACATCTCATCAGTTAGCTCCGTGTCGAATACTACAGTAGGAATACCTTTCTTAGCTTTTCCGATTGCTTCGTTTAACAAATAGGCAGTTTTGCCTGATTTCATACGAGAAGCTACTACTATCAACTCACCTTTCTCGAAATGGAAATAGTCATCAAATATCTCGTATTCACTTGGTATACCAAATCCATCTTCGCCTTGCTTACTAATAACCTTTTGAAGCAAATCATCCGCTTCATCACCTATCTCCTTAAGTTCCGACGTTACGAGAAATTCTTCTGTAAGAGCATTAAGGATACGATGTACTTTATTGTCGGTTTCCTCAACGTTACTCGATTTAAAACAAAGTCTTTGGATTTCTGAGGTCTTCTTGTATAGAGTTCTTTTATATGCTAACGAAACTACCGTATTACATAGTTCCAAATATTCATTTAATGTATCTCTAGCAGCGTAATCTGCTAATTCCATATATTTACTTATATCAGTCAGATTATGACTGCTCATTAACTTCTGTACTGCTTTGTTGCTAGATAGCTGATTGTTTAAGTTGAGTTCATCTATGTTGGTTATACCCTTCTTGTATAATTCCTGTACTGCCCAATAGATCGCACCATTTTCTTTTTGGGAAAAGTGTTCAGCCTTTAACCAATCGGTATGAAGTATATATTCTGGGTGTACCAAGAGCGACGAAACAACTCCACTCTCAGCTGCTATATCTTTAAGGTCTGCATATTGTTCCAATGATTGCACCTCGATTTCATTTTTTAAAAAGGGGCGGTCGGCAACCGCATGTCTTGTAATCCGACCATGTTTATACATCGGTGTGTATCGGTTGAGAGGCATAATTATTAATTTTTAGCCTACCTTAAGGTCGGTAGGATGACCGCACATCGCACTTAATTAGCCTAGCTTACGCTACTGAGTGTGTACTATTTTGCTCTCCACTCCGCAGACTCTCGGTGGGACTCGAACCCACGACACAAATTCCTCTATCCAACTGAGTTACGAGAGTCCTTGATGTTATTAACAATGCCTTTAACTATATCAACTCAAATATATAAAGGCACAAACTGGGCTGAGTGGATTCGAACCACCGAATCTCAGAGTCAAAGTCTGATGCCTTCACCGCTTGGCGACAGCCCAATATTGTGTGTAGCACCTCAACGTGCAAGCAGAGGTTGAGGGAGTAATGTTTTTTATACAGAAACTTATTGCACTAAAACTGTATATATTAAATAAGTTACTTACCATGGATTTTCACTTATCAACATATCTAAATGAGAGGTACGTCTTTTTACGGAGAAAAGACTCGTTTCCGGCTAAACCGAGGGGTATATTATGTTATTCCCATGGAAGGTCAGTTTTTAACTCATTTTCATCAATACCCTGATTGATAAAATCATTGTTTGATGGCGTAGGAGCTGAACCGCCATTTGCTTCCTGAGCCTTCTTAGACTCTGCAAATTCGATATTCTCAGCTATAAATTGGAATCCATACACCTTCTGTCCATCTTTATTGGTATAGTTGTTATTTTCTACACGTCCTTCAACTATAATCTTTGTGCCTTTCTGAAGGTACTTTTCTGCAAATTCCCCAAGTTTTCCTAGTGAAGTAATTCTGAAGAAATCCGCTGTCGAAGCGTCAGAATCATCTCTTCTTTTAAATCTCTTATCTACTGCAAGATTAAAATTCGATATACATGTTGCATTTTCGCCAGCACTATATCTGGTTTCTACTGGCGCAGCAAGTCTTCCAACAAAAATAAATTTATTCATGTTTAATTTTCTCCTTTACTATCCTATATTATTAAGTGCTTCAAGATATTTTTTAGCATCTTCTATATCATCTATCTTATTAGGGTTTCCTAATTCCTTTGCCACCGCAGAAACCTTAGCGTTTTTACTACCGCCAAGTTCTGTAGCCTTAGCTATAATCTGTTTCTTAATAGTATCGAGATCACTTGATGGCTCATAACTCTCAACATTTGTTTGAATAGATGGGGTCTTAGGTACAGGTGTTGCTCCGCTCTCACACCAATCATATAATGCCTCACCATCCTTAGCCGTTACTACAGAATATCTATCAATACCCCATAGTCCCGTATTATCCTTATCGGCATGACTAATATGAGTATCCTGGTCTATCTGAAGAGAAAGCATTACTTCAAATGTAATATCTTTATCTGTTTGTGAACCAATACCAACTTTCTTAGGCACTTGCTTACCATTTTTTTCTTCGAGTACCCATTCGTCTTTACCTCTTGCACTACACAGGATATGAGCTGGTGCTCCAAGAATCTTCTCATTCAGCTTATGATGTCTAGGTTTGAGTTTTGACCAATTAGTAAAACTATTGCCGGGCATTTTATCATGAAGATCATTCATAAATTTCCATTCATGCGTAAGACTATCCACAATAATCACTTTATATCCTGCATCAATAGCTTCATCTATTGCTGCAATATAACTTTCTGGAGAAAAATCGGTAAGCTGTAATAAATCATAATCATAAGTATAATCACCATGTGGAGATTTTTTACCAGCATACAACTTATCTCTATCACCTTCAGTACCTATGAAAGCAATTTTGCTTCCAACTTTTTTTGCAAGACCAGTTGCCATTTCCAACATACTTTGTGTTTTACCGCCTCCACTTGGGCTTACAAAAATAACTTTTGCATTAACTTTTTCTCTAACAGCTTTTACAAATGCCATTATTTAATTTCCTCCTTTTTCTTCCTTTGTATAAAAAATTAACTCCTCTGCATAAGGCAGAGTATGTATCCAATGACTATTTTCTATTTTTATAGTTTTAATTTTCTCCTTATCGGTAATATTTACTATCTAAATCGCAATACAAGTATTTATCTAGATCAGGTGGAATACTAATAGCTCTGAAATTTCCCCCACATTGGGGACATTTCTTCTCACGTATTTTAACACCAGCATAATCTATATAAACAATTGCTGCTTCTCCTATATTAAAGGTATGCTTACATTTAATACATTGCATACGTTGTAGTTCTTCTTGCGTTATCACCCATAAAAGCCCTCCTTTCTAAAGCCTTATTCAATTATATTGCTTCCTGTAGGAATCGAACCTACAACTACCACCCCAGTGAAACCTCGTCACATATTAATATTAACATAATCATATACATATGTCAACATTTAATTTTATCCTTTGTATAATTATATAGTAGGTGTCGATACTTCTGAACACCCACTATATAATTATACTAAATAATCCTCGTACTGTAACATAAACCTAGTCTTGGTTGATACGTTGAAATTATATTTATACAATATCTTATTACGTTCTTCTACATATTTAGGATCCGAGAATAACTCTGCCACAGTAATATTCAACTCCTTTGCTTTTTTATTTAGATAATGTATCATTCCACTCTTTACAATATCGTTTGGAGTAATAACTTTATTAAGCCCCAAATACTGCAATGATGATATTATTTTTCTATATATAGCCTGTCCTGGTTTAACCATCTTACCATTCGCTGCTTGCTTATATATATATCCCTCCGCAGAAGGTGTTAAATTTCTTTTTGTTCCACTTGTGGTGACTAAGAATTTTTCTTTATCAGCATTCTCGCAAACGGATATAAACTCTGGCGACACTTCTATATTACGTCCGGAACAAAGTTGGACTCTATGGTTTGCTCGATCTATATCTGACATTCTTAATTGCCATATTTCAGAAAAGTCTTTACCTTTGATACCCTCAAATAATGCATAAACCACATAGACATCAGTAAAGTTTATTAACTCTCGTGATTTGGTTTTTAGATCATCCCAACTTATAATGCAGTTATCAACGAATGATTTATCTAAGCATGACACTAATGTCTCGTTTTTTATTTCATAAAAATGACATTGGTTATCAGGTATCATATTATTCTCTAATGCCCATTCACCATACTTAGTTAGATTGATATTCGTCACCATTAAACTATTAAAACTCTTTGAGTTCATGTATTTATAAAACTCAATAATTTCAGTAGTGGTAAACTCAAATAAATCTTTTCCGTTTTTTCTTTCAAACTTATATGACTTCTCGAATAGTCTCTCCCACCAGCGTGGCGGATATTTCGTTACATCAATTTCTTGTAAAAATCTTGTCTTAATATCGTAATTGTATATTTCCTTGGTAATAAATTCAGCCATTATCATACACCTCCTTTAACATTTTTACATACGTTGGTGTTATTTTTTCAACTTCAGCAGTTCGTTTTTTTGTTTCGGGAGCAAGATTGCTAACAGCCTTTACTATTGTTTGAGTATCGAAATCATTATACAATCCGTATATTATCACATGCGTTTCATATTTCTTCCATTTCCTTCCCAGATATTCATCACATTCTTCTGAGAATGTATTTATCTTATCCTTTAATTCTTTAGCTATTCTAATTATGTCCTTACGTTCTACTTTCTTATTGCCACTAAAGTATAAGGCGTTGACAATCTGTAATAAGTATCCAGAATTAATAAGCCCGTCTTTAAGATTGACACTATGATAGAAGTTAAAGCTGGAATCTCCATTATTCAGCTTGTCTATAACCAAATTGCCATAATCGGATGTATTGTACGTTGCCGCAGCAATCCTTTGCATTTTCGTCTTATGGTCTTCTTGATAAATAAATCGTTTAGCCTTACTAATAGAGAAGTTGGTTATCCTTAATTCTATTGGATAATCAAACTTGTGATTCGTATCATAGTTGATTCCCATCGCTAGATAACGGTGATAACCGTCGAAGATGTCAAAATGGGTAAAGTTTTTAATTGTTAATGTTTTTGTTTCGTCATCGTAAATCAGCTCCATATCTTCATCGTCAAGATCTATATTGAGAGATATGGTATTTGGAATAAATTCACCTTTACTATACGCATCTGCTATCTCTTGAACCGATTTATAGTTAACGCTTGGTTTATATATTTCTTTTCCTCCTCTTACTACAACCTGGAGTGCTCTTTGCGTGTCTGCATTATAGATAATCCGTTGTGCATCCCTGAGCTGCATTAAGAACTTGGCGGAGTTTGCACCTATCCATTGATCGTTCGTAACTTCAAACATTGGTAGATGTAAATCTTTTTTAATTTTATCCACTTTGTATTTTGAGTTGGAATACATTTTAATTTCTTTAGTTGTATAGTATTGTTTTATCTTGCTTTCTGCCACAATCGATGTAATAATATACAAGACAAAGTCATTATATTCAGATAAATCTCTACGCATTGTTAGTATATCTGAAGTGATATCTATTGGTAAATCATATTCAAATAAAGCCTTGTTATATATTTCTTGTTTTTTGTCTTTATCTTCCATATTGGCAAATGATTTAGCAAGCCAGCTTTCCAACTCATGTCTCGGCTTTAACATCTTTCTTCACCCCTCTTTCCTTTTTTATTAATTATATTATAAGAGTAAGTGAAAGTCAATTTTTTAATTTTATCCTTTAAAACTATTCTTTTATTTCTATCAATGGACAATTATTAGGTCGTCCATTTCCGTCATAAATCCAGTTTTCATCTCCGTTATCATCATCTAAGCATTGTGTGCATAATTCACAACTATTTGACCACCCTTTGTATGGATGTGGTTTACACCCATAATAGATACAATCATCGCAATACTCCGGAAGTGATTTCATAGACGTTCTAATACCTATCATTTACCTTCCTCCCATACTTTTTTAATTTCATCTTCTTTCCATCTCACTTGGTCTTTTAAAGATTTAAGTTCATTTTGTAATCTTTCTAATAAAAACTCTTTATTTTTCTTTGCATCTTTCCGCACATAATAATGTCTACTGAATTGATATCCAGCACTATCTAACGCAACATGCCATCTATCTTCTTCATTATAGTCATAAAAATCAGGTGGACTTACTTTACGAACATCATTCATATCAAATAATAACTTGAATTTATCAAAATTATCGTCTGTTAATTCAATACTAAGACCGCTACCACCAGACCAATATGTGTCATGCATGTAATATTTATTATGATCCTCATATGCCGCAATTTTAAAAGTCCAATTGATACAATGATATGGATCGTTTCTTCTCCAAGATTCTATCCAACTGAGTACAGGTTTACACTCGTATATTCCGGTCATACAAAGTTTATCTATATTTGCTTGAGATAACATACACACCTCCATCAAACTTATTTTTCTCTTTAAACTCTAGTAAACCCCAATTTAACTAATTGTTCTTCTAGCCATTTATACTTTTTAGTCTTACAATCCCCACAAAATGTACCTTTATATTCATAATCTAGATTTTTTGCAAAAAAATCTCCATAGCTCAAATGGATTAAAAATTTACCAGGAGTTTCATATCGTCCTTCTTGATCTTCGAAATCTTCTTTAAGAAACTTTCCACATTCATCACAATAAAACTGATGAAATTTTAAATTAATTTGTCTTTCTTCTACTTTTTCCATATAATTCCCCTTTCAAACTTTGTTCTATCCTATAATTGCCACAGACCATTCTTTAGTTTCACCATGTTGTGCAACTCTAGTCTCAAATCCAGCTGCTCGAAATTGTTTTTCAAGTTCTAAGCACTCTTCTTTACTATAAGGATCAGCACCACAAAATGAATCTCCTACTGCTATTCTAAGTTCATAACCATGTACTTTATCTCCAGTATTATAAAATAACCTATTGTTTTTTATTTGTAACATTATTTATCTCCCATCAAACTTTGTTTTCATTGAAATCCATCGGAAACTCATCTATCTGAATAATATCAGCATGCATTCCTCGTAACGCTCTCTGTCCTTCTGTTTCGCCTTTGAAACAAATATTTATCCCATTGGCTAATCCAACTAATAACTGCGCTTTATTAAAACGATACACGTATTCTTTATTTGCATTTAAAAATTCTTTACATTTTTGAGTGGCTATCCTAACTGTAGGACATATAACTATAATATCTTTCATATACTCTCCAATCAACTGCGCCATTTTCACATAATTGCAGTTCTCTCAGCTCCTGTACCATAATAAATTTTGCACTTAATTTTAGATGTATCAATTTGGTTTTCATCCCAGTGTGTAATAGCTAAACTCATACTAGATTGTTTTATATCCCAATAATCATTAAAATCTTCCGTAATTCTGTTTATTAAATCATTAACATTTAATATTCCATATCGAAACGAGCCTTGGTTTTTATTCCATACATTTGTTTCCGACGAAGTATCGAGTTTGAAGAATCGTGGTTTTGAAATTTCTAACGGAAGTTCTCCTTCTCCATGTCTGGTTAAATATGACCGTGTTACATAACATACTTCCATTTCATACTCGTCTCCAAACACATCTTGTACCATCTTTTTAATATTCTTTGACCCCGTATTACTCGGAGTACTATATTGGGAATTTTTAATATTTTGATCCAATAATAATCCTTGTCCATTTTCGAATATAACAGTTGAATATCTCTTCAATATATCATCTGTAGTGAAATTCATATGTCTAACCATATGTTGAAAATCTTGTATATAATTTTCAATAAGATTATCATTAAAAAATACGGATTCCCAGTTAGAAGGTATATCTATATGTTTACTCTTTAGTCTTAACAGATAATAATTGTCACGAACGCCCTGTAAATATCGTTTCATTTGCTCATATGTCATTTTAAGCATATCACCAATAGTCGCTTCATTTCTCAATATCGTTTCCCATATACCAACTCCACAACTACCGTGTTTATTTATTCCTCTTGATTCCTCGATAATCTGATTAACGATCATATCATAGGGAGTAGAGCATAAAGCATTTTTATTAACATATACTTGAGAATTTATAGGGTAAATCTCTCTATACTCTTTCATAAAAATCATTGGATTTACTATATATTGACTAGGTAAATAAGTATCAGCCCCCGCAAATGTTCCCGAACCAAAATGATGAAATATATGTTGTCCTTTATCAATTGTAAGAACAGTATGCCCACGTTGTGCGCCGCCATTAGAACAAACTACAATACATTTTTTTTCTGATTTATAGGCAAAATAATCAGTCATCTTACCCTTTCCTTCATCTCCATAATTTGCCCCAATAACGGCTTTTAACGTAGTCATATATTATCCTCCTACCAAGAAATTCCTTCGGTATTATTTACGCTTTCAGGTTGATTTATTGATTCATCAATAATATCAACTATTTCATTAGCAATACTATTTAAATTTACAGTTCTAAAATGCTTATCATCTAAATATTCTTTCCAGGATTTATTTACTGCCGATTCATTCCAATTACTTCCGTGATTAACATGTAAATGATAAACATCGAATTTTTCTATTGTTTCCTTATATAAATCATCTGTTTGAATATCTGATTGAACATCATCACCAATTACTCCTTTTATGCTTGCATTAGATCCACATTTTGGAATATATGGATTAATACATTCATCCCCCATAGTGATAATAATTCCCTTCTTGCCTCTTTCCCAACAATCTAATTTGCAATGCCTAGATCCGAAATACCACGCAGCAGTATAAGACTCATATGCATTACCACCACCACCGAATTCAAAATATAGTTTATCTAATTGCTCTGCAATTCGGATATCTGATTCAAATTGACTTACTTGTAACGGACAACTATCGCAGTAGAAATCGCCTATACCCATTATCATAAATTCAACATCTGAAATCTTTTCATATAACTTAGTCATAATTACATTTATTTTCTTCGCAACCTCTACAGCTGCTTCACCCATACTTCCAGTAACATCCAATGCTAGAATTACTGGGATAGTATTTGGATGTTCTTCAGAATCCCTACATTCCCTTGTTACACCATTAGGATTAAGAGCCTCATCAAGATTTCTAGCTTTAAACATATCTTGATTACTCATATTCGTCACAATAGCTCCAAGGCTATCGAGAGTTGTACTTGCACCTCTTGTTGATGTAGTATAACTTACAAAATTATTCACATCCCATGAACCACTACCCATTATTCTTCATCCTCCTTTTGATCATCATTTTCTAAATCTTCATCTGCTTCTGTATCAAAATCGAACATACCAGAAAACATATCTCCAAAGCCACTGCTATTACCCATTAACATAAATGGAAGCATACTACTCATTCCGTTATTAGAACTATTGTTACCTTTTAACATTTCAGACATCATCATGTACTGCATAATCTTGTTAGTACCTTTCTTACCCTTAAACACATCTTGTCCAAACATAGAGATGATCTTTCCATAGAAATAAGTATTCCCCATAAAAATGTGTCTTTCAGGAAGAATGGTGTCAATTGTAGAATCCTCGTAGTTTATAACCCTAATTTGATTATCTTCAACACCAATAACGCACTTTGGTTTTCCAGAAATAAGAATAATATCTCCTTTTTCAACCTTATTGGTTGGAATAACAAAGAAGAAATCTTCTCCAATATCAAATACAAAGTTGCTGCAATTTGTAAGACGCTTTGTTTTTAGATTATAACTTTTATAAGTGCCATCCGAAGTCTTAACAGCAATACCTCCACTCATAGAGAGTCTACACATACCTGGTGCTACTTTTCCAAACATTCCATTCATTAAATTATTCATATTTTTTCTCCTTTTTATAATATTTTTATGAAACTACATTTTTATTCTATATCTATATCCAACGGAACGCCCCTCCGCCTACTTAAACTTATTTTTCCCAATTGCAGCTCCTCTAATCTTTCCTTGCAATCATCATCGGTTTCATATCCAGAGCAGAATACTCTATCATCAGGTGCTCTCCATTTATCCTGAAGATCGATAATAAAATAAATTACCGTATGTTTCGGATTATATGGTTTAGTGCAGATGATATATCTATTATCTCTAGCTTTAACACGAAATGGGCGTTTATGCTCTGGGATATATACCTTGTCGCCTATATTAACTTTCATTCTACATTTACCTCAACGCCAATTTGTTTTATATCACAAAGGACACATAAATATTTAGCTAAATCCTCTGCCCATTCGGGAGATTCCATATAAATTGTTTCAGCAAGATGTAACATTGGATGCTCTATAATTCCTTTATCTTCATCAGAAGCAGAATCATAAGTATCCCAATCAATACCAGCATATTTACTATATAGTTCTTCCATATGATTCAAATATTGTTCTGTCTTTGGTAGTTGTTTTTGCATACCATTCCTCCCATAGAATTTTATTGCTCATATTTTTCTTTTAATCTCTTCAGTTCTGCTAGTTCCTTTTTTTTAATTTTTTCTTGTTTCTCAGCTTCTTTTCTCGCATCTTCTTCGGCGGAAAGTATTTTATTAAACTCGTCAATGGCTTTTTGAGTAATATTCCCATCACATGATTCTAAGAATTGATAAAAGATGTCTTGAGCAATTTTCATTTGTAAATCAATATCATTCTTTTCAGTATTAACCCATACTCTCACCCAATCACCCCAACCGCCCTCAACATGATTACTTCTAGCAAATTGACTTTGATACAAAATAGGTTCTCCATTATCTGAACAATCCCATGAAGTTTTATTTCGTCTAAATATTATTGGCTTTTCATATCTTACTTTAATACCTCGAAGATCTTCGTTATTATCAAAACAAGAAACTTCTTCTATGAATAAATCTTTCTCTGGATATTTAACTACATACTTTTCAGCATCTTCTCTATTGGTAAAATATCCATATATTTCCCAATCACTATAGAAGGCATACATAACTAAATAAATCATTTTAATTTTCTCCCATAAAATACATTTTTATTTAACACGGAATTTCTTTGTTGATACCACCATTCCATGGAATAGCTGTTCCAGTCATTGGTGATGCAGTTATTGGTGTTATTCTATAATCATGTTTCGAAATATCTAAACTACAATCTCCATCTGCGCACAATGTTAGCGAAAAATCACTCCTATTCTTCATAGCTATCTCTGCAAGCTCTTTAATCTGTTCCCACGATAAATTTTTTACATCCATAATCATTCCTCCTATTAAAACTTATTCTATTAACCGCGATATCTAAGTTCATTACGCATACAATCTATAGCAGCTTTAAGTTCTTCAACATATATATAAAAAACTTCATCTCCTATTTTCATTTCAGCAAATCCATTGTATTTATTGGATAATTCAATTTCTAAATCATTTTTTAATGGCATCTGTCCTGTGGGAAGTCTTCTGCCATATGTGTTAACTGTACAATATACTTTCATAATTATTCCTCCCATCAAATTGTACTTTTATTATTCTTCCCATATTATTCCCATTCGATTTTTGTTATTTTTTTGCTAGTATATAATTCCGTAGGGGTGTTCTTGATCATATGTACAAAACTACCAACTATTCCTCTACAGTCTCTACATAATTCCATTTTAGTAGGTACATATGTGAAAGTCCTCCTAATCACGTAACCCTGCGAATCTTTAGATTCTTTATCTTTTAAATCTGGCAACATATATTCTTCAACGCTTTGGGCTTCTCGACCACATAAATCACAATAATATTTTGTCATATCTTTCTCCTATAAAATATTGATTTATTGTTCTGTTTCCTTTAGTATCTTGAATAACTCCTCAGATATCTGATACTCCTTGCTGAATTCGTTGCCCTTATATTTTAACTGATCAGCATAATCAAATATCTTAGTTCTCAATTCTTTTTCATTAACCTGATGCGTCATATAATCTTTCATCTTATCAATATAATCCTGATTGATTTCTATAACGGCATCCTTATACATTTTAGATAGTTTTTTATCAGTACTTTCCATAACATCTTTAATTATGCTCCTCATGTCAGGTGGATACAGAAGGTATTCGCCATAATCTTTTAGGTCACTTTCGGCTTGTTCCAATATTAATCGTACAAGACCTTTCTTTAATTCTTCTACATTTTCCTCTCCCAAGAGAGATATTAATCCTTTTATTTCATTCATCTCTTACACTCCCATAAAAAGTTTATTTTATCTATTCTGTAATTCCCACTTATACTCATAATTTCAACATTTTCGAATTATTCTGGGTATACTACTGCTCAACAAGTCTAAGCACTGCCTCTCTACTGATACAATCCTAATCTCTGTCTCTTTAGCTCTATAGCTTTTCTTGAACGGTGTAATTTTCCTGCTACTTCTGTGTTGCTTAAATTCATATTTCTTATTAATGCTATTTCCTCATCTGTGTATCTCTTCATATGATTGGGAGCATAAGCCGTAGGTCTATAGTAATCATATGCAGGATGTTCTTTCCTATATTCTTTTATTTTCTCTTCATTATCTTTACGGTAGTTCTTTTCGTATTCCCTTTTCTTTTCCTTGTTTTTATCACAATATTTCTTTTGATATTCTCTTATTTTTTCTCTATGGTTTTCACGATATTTTTTAGTTCGTTCATTTATTTTTTCTTTATTATCTTTATAGTATTTTTTACTGCGTTCTTTTATTTTTTCTTTATTTTTTTCGTAGTATTTTTTCATATATTCTTTTATATCCATATAATATCCTCCCACAAAAGTTTCATTTTATTATTTTGCGAACTCAACTTCTGTCTCAGTTCCATCATGATTAATTCTCATAACCATAATAGGTCTCAATGGATTTTCTCCAGTCTCAACGAGTTTTTTATTAAGTTTTTCAATATCAATATTAGGCATAAGCATAGGATGTCCACATATGTCAACAATAACACCATGATCGGTATATCCTATGAACTTCATTTGTAATTCAAACTCAGGATTCATATCAACTGCCTCTCCTCCCATAAAAGTTCTATTTCATCAGTTCTTTAATTTCGTCATATATATTAGCTTCTGTCTTAACAATTCTCCCACGGAGTTCAGTTTTATATTGAACTATAATATACTTGCCATCATCAGATAAGACTAACTTTACGTTTGAAGATGGAATATATTTTGTTTCATATGTTTTATCAGTAATATCAAACTTTTCTATACGGGGCATTGTTACTTGATAAAATTCCCGATCACTATTTGGTAAAACCACTTCTATTTTTCCTTCATTTTTCGGATATGAATAAGAAGTTGTTCCTAATCCATTTTCTGCTAAAGCATCGCAAATTCTTTTCCCATCTTCTTCAGATGTAACGGTTACTAATCCTATTTTTTTATCTTCCATTTTTTCTCTCTCTCCTTATAAAATAACGCTTTTATTTTCTGTTGCTCTATCAATAGTCTGCCTATGAATAGAATGAATACCACTCAGCACACCATCCTTTATTATTTTCCCCAAGCTAATCGGTGTATATCCACACACATTTGCTGCAAGGTTAATGTGTTTACAACCCTCTTTATACGGCTCAACACCATTATGGTCGTGCCCATGTATATTCAAACACCAAGATAGACCATGCACCGGTTCGTGAGACAGGAGTATTTTATCTGAAATAAATAAACAACCACTATATACTTCATCAAAATATGGTTTGAATTTCTGTATGGACTGATCATGGTTTCCCATTATCAATACCTTATGTCCAGCTTTTAATTTAGTTATCCATTTGGGATTGCCGACATCACCAAGATGGATTAAAGTATCATTCTTGTGTACCATAGAATTTATTATTTTTACCTGCTCTTCCGGTATTATCCAATCAGAATCCATCAGCTTACAATCAGAGTCTTCGAAATGGGTGTCTGAAATTATGTACGCAGAACCTCGTTCTGACCAACGCTGAAATATTGGGTATAAAGAATTAATCATAATGCAATTCCTCTCTTTCAGTAAACATCTCACACATGTCGTCCGGCTCAACTTCAATTACAAAACTATCAAATTTATCAATATCTTCATCGCACCTAGTTAATACTATGCAGCAAGCCGTTTCGGTAAAACCTTTTCCTTGCCTGAAAGAATGTTTAAGTTTGTGGTAATATTTACAGTTACTACACTTGTCATTCATAATTAATCTCCTATTAAACATCCCTCTCATTGTTTTTTAGTAATTTAAATGCTTGTTCGATTGGCATTTTTATTAGAATTTCTTCTCCCTCTGTTGTAACTCCTTTAAGCATTAAGTCTTCGTCATTAAATACTACTTCTTTTATCTCGTCTATTATATAATCCATATCTTCTCCTTTAATATATTTATCTCCATAATTATTTGCTAATTAACTCAATTATCTGATCTACTAAGGACTTGCATTCATCTTCCACATATTCCTTGGAACGAATTGGTGCATCAATATAGTATTCTCTTTCCGATTCCAATCTTCTTTTAATAAGTGGATCATCGCCCCAATATTTTTCCATCAATTCCAAATCCTTACCATCGTTATAATGACCACAATCAAATCCTAGCCACCACAAATTACTTTCCACAGGATAAGTACCATTATTATCACCCGAATAAGTTAATCCACCATGAACATTGAAATATACATCCATTCTTACTCTGTCGTCATCATCAAATGCCGTGAAAAATATTGGCATGATACCTCGTTTGCCTATTTCTTCGCCATCTAATTCAGACTTGGGAATATCTAAATAATCTGTATATTCCTTTTTATATAGTGGATGTCCGGGTTTGATACCTACATAACCGCAGCGATGTCCCATACCACAAAAGATAACTACACATCTGTAATCTTTATATGTAAAATCTGATTCTACTTTATACATTTTTCTTTGAATACCTCTCCTCGTTAATCATTTTTTCACTTTTCCAAGATATATCTATTTCATTCCAATAATTCATTTGATCGGAAGGACATCCGTCTTGGCTTTCATACTTAGGAATCGTACATCTATAACCTAATCCTATAAGCCACTTCGTAATTTCATCACGGACAAACTGTTTCGTATCTGCTTTTATAGTTATCTTACAAGTGTACTCGCCTCTTTCTATAGCGTTGTTTATCCCATTTTCAATATTATCTTTTACTAAATTAATCTCGAAATTATATTTTGTTTTTTCAAAAGCTCTAATCGCATCTATCATTTCTCAGTCACCACCTTCTTTACATTTTTTATAGCAAGATATATAAGTTCTGCGCACTTTGGACATATATCTCCTTCTATCGGATGAAATCCACCTATTTCTTTTTTAAGTTCAAGATTATGCGCATCATGATATATCTTTTCATATATATCTGGTATCTTATATTTTGAACAGTAAGGAGCTTCCTTTCCGCATATATCACAATAATATTTTGTAATAGTCTTTACCATTTCTTATTCTCCTATAAAAGTCTGATTTAATTGCTTTTCTTTTGAAATTTCATACCATGTTTTTGTCTGATCACATCCGGTTCGAGCTATCAAAAACCCTTTATCTATAAGGGTTTTCACGACTTCATCCGCAAGTCTTCCGCTTTCCAGTTGCATCTCACCATATATTTGCAAATTTTCCATTTTTTACCCTCCAATAAAAATTCAGTTTTATAGGTTACATGAGGGTACTACCACATAACCATGGGCACATATTCATTTATATACCGCAGCGAAACCTCTTCATCAGGAGGGATAATCCGCTAAGATTGGTACCACTGCCACCCCTGCGGTAATAACTATTATTTCTTTTTTAGTTCGTATTTATCCTTATCAAATACGCATAGACATATATGTCCATCAGTTTTCGTCTTACGAAAAACGTATCCAGCAAAACCTTCTTTATCAAATTTATCCATCGAAATTATATGTTGGAGTACCGCATCAATAGCATCGTCTGTAACATCTACTCTGTTAACATCCGACATTAAACCATCTTTTAATATCGTTGCGTAATATATGTTTCCAAAGCAACCGCAAACAATCTTTTTCATTTTAATTTCCGCCTTTAAAAATTATTTTTTATATAATGGTTTACCACCATACCCTAGCCCACCAAGGACAGTACCGGATTCGAACCGATCCACCATAAGGCTCCATTCCACCGCCCCAGGCGTGAGGGATATGGTAGTTTGATGAGGGTAAGGATTTGCACCTTACATGATGCTCCATCAGTAAGTCCTTCATTATAAGCATCAGTCCTCTCACTGCGTCTACCTTTTCCGCCACCTCATCGTAAATTTTATTTATTCCTCATCATTAATATCTTCTGTAATTAACATGTTCTGTAGTTCTTCTATAGATTTTTCCTTAAGAGCAGCATCCTGCTTATCAGCCATAATCTCAAGGATACGCTGATTCTGCGCTCTCTGCGATGCCGCCTTCATAGCACGATCCTTTGCTGCTAACTTATCAGTTACAATAGTCTTAATAATTTCAATCTTATTATTAAGTTCCTTATCTTCTTTTGTTACAGTCTGCAGCAGAGATTCCTCTGATGCGTTCTTCTGTAGAGACTTGAGATTTTTATAAATCTTATCAAGTTCTTCTACTGATAAATCCCATAAATCCTCCACTGTAGCCTGACCCTTATAGTTAAATCTATACTTTTTCTTTGTTGCAATCTTGAATAAATCTGCCATATTAATTTTCTCCTTTATTTATATTAAAATTTTATTTTAAGTATTCTTTCGGTAGCACCCTTAACCTTTACAACAAGTTCATTTCTTAATGTCGAACTAAATCCTATACCAGACAACTGATCATCTGCATCTTGAACGTGAGCCTTTGAAGCCAACGCTTCCATTACTTTACGATGCTTAGGATATAACTCTCCATTAAGGAACTCATTATAATAAGCATTTGGAAGTTCTGGATTAACACAATCCTTAAGCATAAAGAAATAATGTTTGTTTCCTATTCCATTCTGTTCATCCCAATAATTTGGCGAATAACATATAACTGAAACTGGGGTAAATTCGTTTGTTTTTATACCCCAAACTTCTCTACTAGAACAATTAGATGTGAGCTTTTCCTCTATAGTAAACTGTCCATTCTTTAATGTAACTTCAGCTACTTGAACTTTTTCACCCTGACGAAGATCCTTTGTGTAATCATAAGAATATATCTGTCCATTAAATTCTATCTCAGCTCTAAATCCTGAATGTCCACCTCTGTTAGTGTAACAATGAACAAAAAACTTATAAACACCATCCTGCATTTTCGAAATATCTCCCCATGTAATATTTTCAACTGCTGGAGTATCTCTACTAGGATTTATAATATCTATATCAAGCTGTCCACCCAATCTTGAATAACTAGGTTTCCTACAGTTACTGTAAAAGATTTCATTTAGATTAGGTTCGATACAATGAGCATCAAGATCATTACCATCATATTCTCCTAAATCATTCCACTGAATACTGAATCGAAGTACTCCATCTACTTTACCACCAGCATTCTTTACATTCTGTTTGACCATCGAGTCAGTAACATTGCCCGTATATGCCCAGGAAAAATTATTATTCCATTTAAACATTGTCTTTGAGTCCTTGTTTACCGGAGCTATCAGCGACACAAAATTTTGACTATGTTTTCCTTCTACATATGCTTCTATTTCGGTTGCCGTTGGAACCACATCATTAATAAATTTTTCAATTCCAATTTCTTCTACTCTGTCGAATTTCTTCGGAGAAGATTTAACCTCTTTGCTTAATTCATCAAACAATGAACTACCACCCTGCACACGTTTTGCTGTATCTTTATTGCTAAAGATTATATTATTTACGGTAATATCATCTGCATTTGCATATCTTCTCTCTAATGAATCTAAATATCCAAGTTCTGTTATAGTCTTCTGTGCATCCTCAAGCATCTGCTTAGTAAAAATCGGCTTTGATCTCTTGTAATTTGCTGGAGCTGTAACCGCTTCATACTTCTTAACTGCCACTTCCAAATCAAGATTTTCGGAAATATCTATAAGTAATGTTCCTATCGCAGTATTACGGATTTTTGCAGTTGCAACATCGGTAACAACCGACTTCTCCCAAGCAAATAGCTCTTTCTGATAATCTGAAAGTGAGTCATATTCTTTCTTTAATGCTCTAAAATTCTGCACAACTCTCTTGTATTCGTCACCTTTATACAAGCTACCCTGATTAATCAGATCGAGTACGGTGTCAACCGCATCCATGGAAAGTTCATCAAGTGAACGCTTAAAAACATTTCTGACATCTCTATACTGACTACGTTCAGTATCAATCGTGTCATATCTGGATCTAAAAACAAACTTATCCGGAAGCTTACAATAAAAATGTTCCCACTTAATAAGCTTTCCATCTTCGCTCTGCTCCATATTGTAGTCTGTACCTATGTCTGCGAACTTTGAAATAAATATATCTGATATTGTCTTAGACTTTATATATTCAGAAAGCTTCTTTACAACCATGTTCCATTTTGGTTCAGTGGTTTCGAAATCCCATATTGATGTAACAACTCCATCTTTAATTGACACAACATTTCCAATGGATTTAATAAAATGTCTACAACAAGAGCAGTCATATTCTCTTCTTTGCCTAAAGATTTTGTTATCTTCTGATGGTATACTGTCTAAATACAGATTCCACATCTCATCTTTATCTACATCAACTACAAATAGACGTTCATTCTCTTCCGACATCTTTTTAAAATGATTCTCTAATCCAATTTTTACAACTTTAAAATCCAACATATTTAATTACCTCCTTTAAAAGACTCATTTTATCCTAATATTATATCTTTCGCATAATTCATAGTTACTGCATTAACCGCTTTACCAAAATAATGATTGCCAATAGTATCTGAAATACGTTCTAGTTCTTCTTTAACTATGTCATCATATATCCTCTTCGGTAAATTTCTTGCAACCACACTCATATCTTTAGGTTGAAGTTTCTCAGGAAGAATACCCTCATCAATCATCTTATGAATTTCTTTTTGTACTCTTGCCTTAGTAACTACTTCATTGGCTATCTCTTCCGCTTGATTCTTTTCCTCCTGATGCTGTGGATCAAGCACCTTTTTAATATGATTATGGGCTTTGGTTTCCATAAAAGAATCATTAACTATCTTGAGGTAAAATGGTCGCCTTATATCTGGACAATTAAGTTTAGATTGATTCTTTACCACAATACCTTCCTGACTATCTCCATAAGCCGGACTGTTAAGAAATGTACGACAATGATCCCAAGAAATAAATTCTCCCTCATATAAAACATGTATATATTCAAGTCCGTGAGTCTCTGCAAATTCCTTTACAACACTCTGTGGCAGCCATTCTTCTGTTTCCGTATCATACATATCATACACATACCACTTGTCATAAGCATCTGCGTTATACTTGACAGTATGTGATACCAACCATTCGCCAAAACATACACGTTTTCCTAAATCCCGAAACTTTTCTCTATCCAAAGTCTGCACATAATTCCAAAAACCACGAAGGGTATTTTGATAATTAAGTTCATTCTTTCGTGAGTAAGCGACAAGATTTCCGTTATCGTCTAAAGCTATAGACGCATTTGCGCCATCAACCTTTTCGGAAATTTGTATAATGTCTCCGGGTTTAAATGCCTCGGTATTACTCATTGTCAATTCAGAACCCTCATTTTCTATTATCCTTGATATATCCATAAAGTGTTTCATTCTTCACCATCCTTATCTGCATACCCCAATACCGCGATACCTACCAGCTCAAATTCCTTATCACTTTCCATTGAATATATATATGCCGTACCACGTTCAGGTATTGGTATTCCAATCATATATCTCACATCATCATCAAGTTTCTTTACTTCATTTATAATTCCCAAACAAGCTGCCCACTTATGATTTTCAGTAAACTGAACTACATCATTACGTCTATAGTTAATCATTTAATTTCCTCCTTTATTGTCACGATATCATAACGCGATATTTTTGTCAACTTTTAATTTTCTCCTTCATTTTCTACATATGTATATGTTTCCGTACCATACCACTCATTGCTTACAGTAATCACTGCGTTTCTCACCCAGAGTGGTTCACACTTCCCTTTAAACCATTCTATAATCTCAGAGGTGCTGTGGTGATCTCGTAGATCTCCAAATATAGAGATTGTGTAACGAGCTAAACAGTTACCATTTGGATTTATCCATATACTTTTCTGAAGACTACCTTCGCTACCCATAGGTAGGTATTTATCCGGATTTGCTTCGGCATCCTCCCATATCTCGCTAGGTGACTCCCATAAACATTCTTTACCGATCTCTTTATCAAAATCTAAATCTGCTATACCATCAACTCTTATAATTCCTGCTACGTGTGTCCAATTACTCATAGTTATTCTCCTTTAATTATGGTTGGTGCATCAGTATGTGTGATTGTTGTTCTTAAAATTTTTATATTGTTAATTATATTTGCTTCTGTATATGCATAAACCTCGTTTATTTTGCTTTCATCGATGATTCTTCCGTGATGTTTAGGGAGCGGCGTACCATGACGAACAGCGTGAAGCACATCTGTAACATGGGTTCTATCGTCCATATACTTCTTATAAATTTCATCTGGTATCTTAATTACTATCTCCATCTTCCCACCTCATTTCAAACATCTGTGTCTCTGCTCTCTTAAATCCACATTTCTCGTATACATGGATTGCTCTCGGATTATCCGACCTCACCCACAAAGAGTTATAACCATCTTTTACAAGTGTTTTAACCGCTTCAGTTCCATATCCCATATTCTGATACGGTTCAAAGATTACAAGTCTTGAGATCTCCATACGCCCAGGACACAACTCAACTGTCCCTACTTTTTTATCGTCAACAATGATATCATACTCCATATATATATCATCTTTAACTATCCTCATCAGCATTTACCTCCTGAATATAATCATGTAAAGTATCAATAAACCACTTACCGTCATTATCTAAACCTTCCGCTATCTCCATAAGCTGAATATATGTTGCCGTTCTCGTTTTATCTTTAGACCATTTTCTAAAAGTTTGTCCAATCCTCTCAAGTATTTGTGCTTGATAAGCTGAATCATTAGCAGTAAATTCATCAGCTATCTCATCCCAATCGGCTTTGTAATCAAACTCATGTTTAATCTTCATCAGCGTTTACCTCCCTTGCTTTTAACTTCGCCCATCTATACCAACATAATGGTTTTTTGTTATCACAATATTTCTCACAATAGTCATCTGTCATAATCAAATCTTCACAACAAACATCTATATCTGTATCAACAAGAAATTGTCCCAATATATCCAGAACTATCCTAGATTCTTTCAACTCTTTTAACCACTCTGCAATCTGGTGGTAATCGACAGCACATTCTTGGCAATCAGTAACTACCAATCGTTCGGCTATTCCCTCAAAATGCTCAATTGTCTCATCAAGTGTCATAAGCATTTACCTCACTGTTCTCCATAACTTAATAAGCACTTATTTATTGCTCCTATCAATTCAGACCCCTTTACTGTATATCGTTTTCCTTCAATTTCTAATTCCACCATTGTATCAGAATAACACCACGCATTATGTACTTTGATTTTTGGTTGTGATGGATTAGAATAATCATTTATTTCACAAGTTACGGTCATCAGCGTTTACCTCCTTCAATATATCCAATGCTTGTTCCATACCACTTGCTAATATAGTTTCGCCACGCTCTCGGTATGCCTGGCTGCGCATCTTTATTTTTTCAATCCCTTCTTTGTATCTGATTGACTCCTGCCAGCTATTGTTGATTAGGTATTGACGGTCTTTATAAAACTTTAACTCTCTCAGCCACTCTGCAAGTTGTCGGTATTCTTTGGCACATTTAATACAAGCGTTATACTTTCTTCCACCACCCTTTACATTCTTATCAGGTCTAGGATAGCTCTTAGCATTGTTCTCTTTTTCTTCTGCTGCTTCCTCGCAATGCTTAATTGCTTCGTCAAGTTCGAATGTCATTCGCTCTCACCCCCCTCGTCTATTCCATTTATTGATCAACTTTCTTTTCGCTTTTGCAACTTCATCAGGACAAAATTCTGGAAGTCTTGAAATGTTTTCTTTAAAACCAATACCGCATAAAGGACAAGTAATTTGATAACCATTACTTGTAAAAGTAAAAGGATAATTAACTACGAAATATTTAATTTCCACAGATTGTCCGCAAAATGGACATGTTTTTAAATCTTCTATCATTCGCTTTCACCCACCTTGCAACTTTCTGCCAATTCCCAAAAGTCTCGCCTGTTATCAAACCCATGCACACATTCATTACAAGGATAATCATCAGAAGGTGTATCTCCATGCTTGCATCTTCCGCAAGTATGATATCTTTCATCAGCTATGATTTCTTCTGCTGTCATATTCATTCCTCACTTTCTACTAATAGCAATGATAACCTCAGCTACATTATCGGAAGGCTCGAAATACTTGGCACAACTAATTCCTTTTATATCCCTAATATAATAATCTAATTCTCCATCTGTTACTGTTAATATTATTTTGTCACCATAAAGTAACTGCATATCCTCTAATTGTTTTATTAGTTCTTTTATTTTCATTTTTATTCCTCATTTTCTGCCAATAAAAATACTCGCTGTGATCGTTGGTGTTCTATCTTTATCATCAACTTCATAAGTTATATTTTCTTTAACGCTCTCGAACAAATCTTCTGCAACTGCTTGTTTCGCACGTTCAATAACTCCCTCAATATCTGCCATATATACAGGAATTATTCTCTTTGCTGTTAATTCTTGAAATTGCATTGTGGTATATGTTGCAAACTTTGGTTTATTATATGCATCATAAAGCTCTTGCATGGTAGGACTGTCTGCAATAATTCTTCGCATCAAATTGTTATCAGATTTAAGAGTGTTTATTTTCTTTTTTAGTTTTTTCGCCTTCTGTCTTGCGTTCATGCATTACTCTCGCTTTCTGTCTTTACATTCTTTTCTGTATCGTTTAGAATATTTTTCTAAAATTTCATACAAGGCGATTTCATTTATTTGTGTTTGTCCTAATGGATCAACTACATACCAATTTTCGCCTAATAGATAATCAATTATAAATCGTCTAAATTCTGCATCAGATACACCGACACCAAATATATTATCTTTATCCGTCCGATTCTCATATCGTTCATCTATAAACTCTGTGAGTTTCATTATCACCCCTCACTTTCTACCTTGTGCAATCTCCATAGCTTCATCAATTGAAATATCAAACATCTTTTTAAAAGTTCTTGCTGATACTCCATAATATTTGCGAAATGGGTAACCATAAGTTGCGGGTAGTTTATCTGCTTTAAATTTTATGTTTAACTCAAACCAGCTATGACATTGTGAGTTAAAATGCTCTAATGCTTTTTCTTTATTTTCATGTACTTTTAAATCAGAAACATTTTCTCTCAATAAATCATAGTAAAAAGTAACGTACCTCATTTATTCCTCACTTTCTACTTTTCCATCTTCTTTTACACTCCACCCAACCGAATGTTTTTTATAAATGTCGTTCAATTCAAGAATTTTATCTTTCTTATCATTCAGATATTCCAAGATTTTACTTTTAAATTCTTCAGACTCTATACATTCAGCATCCTTCATTATCTTCTCAAACTCATATTCACAATCCTCAGAGTTGATTAGATCCATAACCGATTCCGGTCTATCTACAACTAAAAAGAATATAAATAATTCAATCCATAAGTCATTCATTCTTCGTCACCTCGCATATCTGCACCACAGTTAGGGCAATACTTCCTGAAACTATCATAACCATACTGTATCTCACCACATTCAGAACACTCTTGACCACTTCCTGTATCTATCCACTTCCCTACCTTCGGCTGTGGTGTTACTGATGGCAAATGTTTAATTTTAGTAATAAATGCGCTATATCTGTTTTCAATAATGTATGAATATTGCTCAACAAGTCCAATAACCGCTGCTCTGCTGATACAATCCTCAGATGGTTTTAACTCGGTTGTAATTGAGTTATAACTCGGTGTGATAGATGGAGCATCTTCAATAAGTGATCTAAACCATTGATAATCTCTCACTTCTTGGAATGCTTCCGGCGAATCATTCCAATTAAATGGCTCTTCTCCTAATTCTTCCAAAAGTGCTTCTCTACTAATACAATCTTCGCAAAGCTGAAGCTTCACAGATAGTTTTTTGTGTGGTTGAACAAAGTCAAGTTCCTCATATATATCATCAAATTGTAGTCCTGTCGGCTTACTTATGGAATCTATGTAAGCTTTAGTTGATTTACGTTCTTCTTCTGTAGCATCACGCATACCATCGCAAGTCTGTTGCCCTAATGCCCTTACAATACACTTAAGACTTAAGTATGCAACTTCCATTTGAGTTATATTTAATGATTGATTAAGGTCAATATGCATATCGAGCAAATCCATTATTCGACTTAAATCTTTAATCATTTCTTCATTCGTCATCAGCACCCTCCTCATCTCCTGATACTACATTGACCCATTTAATTATGTCTATTTCTCTATCTATTAATTCAATAGCAAAATCTATTGCTTCGGTTGTTGATTCTAATAATGCGATTTTCTTCTTGAATGACTCAAGACTGTCCTTTGTATCGTTCAATTTCTTTATATAATTAGCATCAACTTTATTTACTGAGTAGTTATCATTTTCCATTCTTTCTTCCTCCCTTTTGTATGGTTCACAAAACATTCTATCTAATTTCGTGACAAACGGATAACTTCCTCCTTGTACCGAACACTTCTTTGATTGACACAAGTTGTTTTTTTGACGTACCATAAGCATTCTTTACACGGATTCCGTTTAAATCGTTCGATGATTTTCATTCTTCAACACTTCCTTTAATTCTTCGACTTCTCTAGTAAGTCTGTCTATGCAACCCGGCAAGTCACCAATAGCGACGATCGGTCTTATATAGAAAAAGTATAAAAATAATAAGACTAGAATTGAAAAACAAATTAATTGAAAAGTATTCATTCCTCTACCTCCTCTACCTTGCACCCTTGTTTCTCTAATATCTCTAGTTTTGCAAGTGCCAACCCTATTGACTGGCAAATTCCATAGCTTAGTTTATCCTTAAAGAGATTGAAGTCCTCGATTGCTATCTCCGAAAAGTTATCATTCCAATCGAATGGTGCTGATTTAAGTTCCATTTCTCCTACTTTCTTTTTTGCTTTGGCTATCACTTTTTCTAATTCTGCATCAGTCATTCTCATCACCACCCCACTTTCAATATTCAATATACTTATATGATTCTGCAACTTTATCACTATGCATCCAGTTCGTAAATAAATTATTATTCCAATATTTATAGTCGTAAGCTTCTTGATTCCATTTTGCTATATCTTTTATTACATCAGACTTGGAAACATCTTCATACTCGGAATTAACAATCTCTAATCTCTTTTGTAGGCTTTCATATCTGATCGTATTTCTGTTTATTTTTCTGGTCGTCATAGTCTGTTGGCATAATATGGTTACTAAGCAAACAAACATTGCTATACATCCAATTATGAGTATTATTGATCCATAAAATTCCATATCATCGTTCTTCTTAGTCATCATCCAACGACCTATGATTATTAAAACTAAAACTATTAAAGTTATTAACATTTTTCTACCTCCAATCTTGTACCGCATTTTGGACAGTAGTTATACTGCCACAGGAACATCTTCTTATAATTACAAGTGCTGCATATAGTTCCACCTATCCATTTCCCTATTGGTTGTGCTTGTTCACAAACGCTATGTATCATCATAGTGTCTGGAAAATATACAGACACCGTCTTCTCAATCTGCCAATCCGGAACATCTACTCTTATTATTGCTTGCATGATTAATCCTCCGTTCTGAGTGTAAAATAATCTCTATAACTCCTCTTGCATTCATTGCACGGATACTCGCTCGCCAGAGTAGTGTGATTGTTGCACATATCGCAGTTATAGACATCTCGTCTGTACTCTTTCAGTTCCGTTACTATTTTTTGTAATTCCTCTACTATATCTTCCACATTCATCCTCCTATAAAATCACAATTTGATATTACCATCTAACTCTTCCTATATATGTATCATTACAATAATTAACATATGGATCGATTGTATATTCCAAATTTACTTCTCCAGGCTCATATCTATAAGGGTTTTTATCTGTAGAACATTCATCGAATACCATTCGTGGTACCCAGTCTTTTATTTTTTGAAAATCATTATGAGTACAGTAAATAACTCGTTTCTCTTCATCAAATAAGATTTCACCATCTTGCTGCGTATTGATTTCCTTATAACCATATTTCTTAGCCCATTTTTTATTAATACGTCTTTTTTTATGCTTACGAACTTGAACATATTTAGTTGTTACAATAACGTTAATTCCATTTAAAAACACATTATCCATTACCATATTTATACCCCTCTATTTTAGCTCCGCAATCTTTACATTCGCTCTGCTTGCGAGGATTTTCAATTCCATACACATGCCAACCACCACCACATACCGGACAAATCCATACCGGATCTCCACCTGGGGTTATCCAATTGTGTGAATTGTCTTTTACCCATAATAATTTATGACTCATATATCTCCTCCGTTGTACCGTCTTTCCAATAATAATTCTTACGAATTTTACCGTTTCCTTGTATTGTTTCGACGCAATAGCAATTCTCTTTTGCCTTATATGTCAGCACATTTTCACCGCGGTCATTAACCGCCGATACCACTTCTGTTGTGTCTCCGAGTAAATCTCGAAGGTAGTAATATCCAATCATTTAATTTTCTCCTTATTATCCACCTATCTCTACCTCCTTAAATCCAACACCGTCCACATAGAACCAAAATCTCTTTTCGCAACTACCAATAAGACAGATAAGGTCGGATACCGATATAGATGCAGCGTGATAATCTTCTGGTTGATCCAGATTAAACATCTGAAACAGTTCTTCTAAGAAAACATCTACATCTTCGATCTCCCTATCTATCTTACCGGCGTAAACCAATACATAATCAAGTATATCTACTGGCTTTGTACACCAATCCAGGTGCATGAATTTATTTGGATGTTTTGTAGGCAATTGCCATACTTCGTATTTCATGTTTAGTTTTCTCCTTATTAGATACTTAGCTTTGATATTTGGCTTATATCTTTATACTGAATACTCTGCTGATACCCCTCTTCGTACTTTACGTTGAAGAAGTGTGGATAGATTCCAACCACTTCTGCTATTTGACTTTTTCTGCTGTCATGCGTGAGGTATGCCAGATCAGCAGCTACAACTACCATATCACCAATTCTTAATTTATTCATATGCATTTACCTTCCTTTCCTTTATATGGAGAACCCCTACGGTCAGAGGTAGATGGTTTTTACCGTAGGGGCTTGGTTGTAATGAGTAAGATTTTTTGTTTTTTGTAATTACAATATACCAAACGATTTCACTTTTGTCAACATTTAATTTTAGCCTTTTAGTATAAGTTATCAAGTATGCTTGCTGCCTCTCTCTTTTTACGCTCGGAAACTGCTGCGTATCTCTTAGTATTCTCTATATTTTTATGACCAAGCTGCTGTTGTACCAAGTATATATCTCCGGTTTCCTCATAAAGTCTGGTTGCACAAGTTGCTCTCATCTTATGCGGTGTAATTTTCTTCCCTGTTTCTTCTGAAAGCTTTTTAAATCTGTTTTCTATAGCTCGAACCGATATCCTATGATTACCTTGACAAATAAATAATGCTTTTTCATTTTTGTCCACCATCTGCTTTCGATCATTAATCCATTTTTTTAAAGATAATATAGTTTTATCACCTATATATATAACTTTTTGAACATCTCCTTTTTCTGTAACCATTATATATTTTTCTTTTAAATTTATATCATCAATATCAATCCCTACTATAGCACTAATTCTTAAGCCGGTTGTAATACCTAGAGTTATTATCGCTATATCTCTATTTACCCATTTTTTCTGAGTGGCTTTGGCTTTATAAGAACCAGTTCCTTTTTTTATATTATCCACAATAATATTTAAGTCATTATCAGTAATAGTTGTTATACGATGTTCCTTATTATCTCTTGGGTTTTCTATATTAGCACATGGATTCGATTTTATTATCTCATTTTTTAATAAAAATCCAAAATATCCATTGATTGCCGCCAATTGTGCGTTAAGATACATCCCTGAATTCTCTTTTCCGTTTTCATTATATTTGATTTTTTCCATATACCCATCAATATTCATTGGTTTAATTTTAATATAATTCTTTATAATATATGGATTTAGTTTTAGTTCTGTTTCCATATAATTAAGAAATTTTGATACATATCTAGCATAAACCATTTTAGTATAAGATGTTTTTCTTGTTAAACTATTAATATACAACATTAATTCATTAGGATATTCAGCCGCAATTCTTTTTATTATTTCATAATTTTTCTTATCAACATCATCTCTGGCACACATATAGTTTTTCTCCTTTCTAGTTAATATTTTGTAAATTTTCTATAGATTCATCTATATTATCAACTGCTTCTTCCATTTCGCTTATATTTTCTTCCATTTGTTCCCCGCGCATTGTTTGTTGTAATCCTTCTGATAAATTATTAAAGCCACTTTCTTCTTCGTTCATCGCATCCATTATAATATCTTTAGCTTCCTCTAATAACGACAATGCTTTTTCAATTCGTCTTCTTCTAGATTTATTCATTGACCTTTCCCTCCTCTATTAATCTCATTCTTATTTGTTTTATTCTTAAATCATTTTTATAGTTTCCTTCAATAATATTTTTATCATTATCTATAAACAACGTATTAAATCCAACATGTTTCAAATAAAAATGTTCTTCCCACCACATAAAGTCATGATCTTCTTGAGGTATATTAACTAATGCTTTCTGTCTTTGGTTAAATACTTCAATTATATCTTCCACTGAGAGTTTTCCCCACTTTTTACACATATTTTCCTCATCCTGTAATCTAACTAACTCTCCTGATATAATATCCATATAAAAACCTAATCCATTTATGCGGACTGTTATGTAGAATTTTCTTGTTTTTATATCTCGATATGTCGGTTTAATTGATATTGTTTTCGCATTAAATCTCTGTAGTCTATTATATTCTTGATTCTCTTCATAATGCACAGGTATAACAGTTTTTCCTTGTTCTTTTGCTTTATGCTCTTTAATGTTTCTTTTTTCTTCTGAATAATTTTTATACACGTCTCCATTATAAACATCTTTTAATACTTCATCTCCATTTACAATCGTCCTATACACCTGTCTATTATTAGATACCAACGTTTCACCTTTTGTGCTATAATATGTTAGATTTCCATTTTTGTAAGCTCTATCTCGCGCATCTTCATTGTCTATCTCTTCTTTTATTTTTGCCACGCCAAATATAGCACGATTAAAAATCAAATAAAAAATTCCAAACATCTCTTATTCCTCCTCTCTCTTGTTATCCCATTCATCCAATATATCCCAATACTCTTCAAATCTATACTTCCGTATCGGCATAGGTTTATGATTATCAAAAAATAGTACCAAAGCTGGCTTTATTAAATTCCATCTTGGTACTACTTGGTAGTCGGTTAAATGTCCTTCGGCTATAAGTTGTTTTGCTTTTGCGTGATAATTATAATACATTAATTATCCTCCTTAAATTCCATTTCACTATATTCCCAATCGCTTACTCCTTTTCTATATCTCAAATGTGCCCACACGGTCACATTCAGCTTCCATTCGAGCATAATCATTTTCGGTTAATGTTGTCCCATAGGCGGTTCTTTCACCTATAGATACACTACCCACTTCATCACTATTATTTGCAAAGGTATATATAGTACCGTTCGCAAATACCGTAGTAAAACCATTGGCTACCTCATATCTTCCTCTAATTTTCATAATTCATACCTCCTTACTTCCTTTGTGACATATTTAGCAGATCCTTTACTAAATTTTCCATCTGCATCGACTGTTTCCCTTGTGACTTCATATATGATTCCATCTTTCATTATTATCCTATATAACTCTCTATGTGGGAATTTTCCACCGTCATCACTTATCATATATATGGGGCAAATTACCACCTTATCTATATCTTTCTGCCACACCTTAATATTACTATCTTTAAGGATAGCTTTCGCTATCCTTTGTTTATCACAAATGTTCATATTTATTCTCCTTTTATTATATCATCTATCTTCTATCTTGCCAGCAACTTTTTCAGCTCTCTTTACTTTTGCTGCGAATACTTCCTTGCTAATACCGAGCATCTGCTTATAAATATCTAAATCATTTTCCAGGAGAGCTAAATTATTTTTAACTACATTTCGCTTATCTTCTAATGCAGTACCTCTATCAGCAAAATGCTGCAGAGTATACTTATAATCAAGGATAGCGTTGATTGTCCGGCACATATCTCTTACAACCAACTCTCCTCTCTCTTCTACGGTTCTATCACTGTTTGCGATTATCTGAATCATTTCGTTATAATCTCTCATCTTCACACCTCTTCCTTTTTTAATCCAATCATTATTAACATTATTATTGTTGCCATACATATCCTCCCTTACTCTGCAATCTTCTGTGGTTCTACGCCATTTTCTCTACATATACTTGCTACTTCTTCGTTACTAAGTTCCCTTATAATTTTCATTGATCCACATATAATCCAAGGATCCATCTGCTTACTATTCGTTTTATACAGATAGTATCCATTAACCGGAAGATGGTCGAGACAAGCTCTCTTTGCTGCCCACTTGCCAGCTTTCCAACCATTCTCTCTTGCTTCTGGCTGATAATTAATTTCTGTACTATATTCAACCTCACACCATACCGTATCAGGTCTCTGTGCAAGTGTACCATCTTCCATCTTCTTACCTATCCAATCTGCTTTTGGAATTTTACCCAAGTGAAGACCCGGACGGTAAGCAAGTGATCCGCCACAACCACTTGCCTTTACTCTGCCGTCTTCTCTTCTCTCACCCTCTACCGCATCAATCCAAACTCCTATTGGCATTGGTGTATTTGCTTCAACATAAAGCGGATAAAGGTTACCATCTTTCTTTTTTCTAAAAAGTTTATAAGCTGTTGCCATAATTAATTTCCTCCTTTATTAATGTTCAAAACAACCAGTGCATTTACTACAATTACTAAAGCACTTTTTACACTTGTCACAAGTTACTGCGTGATTCATCTTTCCATTTTCATCGTAAGCACCACACATACTTGTTATTTCAATTCCCTTTGAATAATATTTTTCTCTTGTCCATTCATTATCTACTAAAACAAAAGCTCTGATCTGCGGATGATCTTTCATTTCCAAATACTCTTCAATACCAAGTTGATGCCAAACTGATATATTAATGAAGAAATTCGATGGAACAATTCCGTTAATCAAAGCTTTTCTAACTGCTTTATAATTCTTTGTATATACATAGAAGATTGTCTCCGGATGTCTTTTCGCTAACTCACACCACAGTTCCAGATCTTCATAACAAGTAAATTCTCCGCTTTCATTTATTCTTACAACACCAAGCTTTTCTCTCATCTTTGTAAGCTGCTTATCTAACGAAAGAAGAAGATCTTTTCTAAACATTGTCATTGCTATAGTTCTATATGCATGTCCAAGCTTTACTGTACAAGGATTTTTCTGTATATCACCAATAGTTCCGTCTTCGTTTCTATTTGTATGCATTACATACGATTTAGCTACATAACAAGCCGAACACTTTGGATTATCAGGATTAAAACAACCTTGACAATACTGTCCACAAGTTCCCTTTACTGTTACATCAAGTTCAGGAATATACCAGTCACAACTTCCAAAAAGCATTGCCCAAGAACCCATATTACCAAGCTTTACATTGTCAGCAGCCGTTCCTTTCTTAATCTTTGCTTTTTTAAGAATTAGCTTCTTTAACTCCTTAAACTTTTTACGTGTTTCCTCTACTGTGTTCTTTCCCATATTTCTTTTCTCCTTTCCATTAAAAAAGCAACTCCGTCGAGTTGCCTTGGATTACATCTTTATTCCGTTCTTTTTAAATTCCCTCTGTACTACATATGTGCAGCATGTTTTCGGTATTGCTATCGTATTTCCTTTATCATTCTCATAAATGTGATGACCATTAAATCTAACCTCTCTGTATCCATTATCCTTAAGTATCTTTGCTACTTTGCGGTAAGGGATACTTCCTTTACCGTGGCTCATATTAATTTCCTCCTTTACATTAGTGTTTGTAGAATTATTCCCCATCCTTTTTGATACTCAACTGCATCTTCATATCTACCTTCGTATGCATCTATATAATGTTTATATTCGTCAAGTCCACCGAAGAAGTCACACACTGCTTTAAATGCATTTGCCTTATCTTCTTCAGTAATTTCTATTCTATCTCCCTCAGATCCGTCAATTCCGTACTCAAACCACAATCCCTTAACTCCATCAGTATCACATTCAAGATAGAAGTTATACCAGTTTTCATCATCATATTCATATGAATCATCAAACAATGGTAAATAACCTTTTGCTTTCTGTATGCGGTCAGCTATTGAGTTAAGTTCGTTTGTATCATCAAGCAAGATATCATATGGGTTATATCCCATATTTGCTGTTTCGTTTATATAAAACTTCATATGTTACCCTCCTTTATATGAAATCCGAAATCGACATCCCTGGAGCGTTCCATGGCGATGATGGACTATAATCTCCGTGTGTTGCGCTTGGACAATAGTAGTCATCATCTTCTCCATCATCATACTCATATCTACTACATTCCTTTGCAGTTTCTACGTGATCACTACTCATTTCATAATCCATACAATATTCGTAATCACCCCAATGTTCATATCTGCGGTTCTTACAATTACTACATGTTATCTTTGCCATATTTACTCCTCCTCTTCTTCTTCGTTATATTCTACAACTTCTCCAGTTTTCCAATTATATACATCTATCTTGTGGGTTTCGTTTGTCCATTTATTATGATATATTCTTTCGCCTCTTAACATATTTAATCTCAGTTCTGTTATAAGTTCTTCCCATGTGGTACAATATCCACAATCGTTCGCATCAGCCGTACTTGCGATTGAGTCTTCTATAGATTTATCATATCCAAGTACTTCCATTTCAATCTCGTTAAACATAGCTTTCCATATGTCATTAATTGGTTTTCCATACTGTGCGAAAATATCGAGTGTATTCATAAGCGTACTATACATTGCAAATCTAAATTCAGATTCCATAAATTCTTTACTCATATTTATTCCTCCTCTTTATTATCGGATTCTAATAATTTAATTATCTCATTTACTAATAATTCTTTTGCCTTCTTAAATTTTTTTGAATCATATATTCCATTTTCAATATCAAGTCTGTCTTGAATATCATATATTATTTCATTTACTGCTTTATCAAGTCTATTGTTTATAATGTTTTTAAAATGTATTGGCTTACTGTATTCATCTATTTTTGTATGACTCCAATCAATATAGTCACACAGATTTCCCCATATACCATCGAATTTTTCGTAACCATCTGTAATTCCTGGTTCTTTACAATCATATCTTATACAGAAATCATGAAATGCATTATCTAATTCTCTTTCGTCAACATCTATATAATGTCCACTGTCATAGTCAATCCAAAATACTGCAAGATCATTATCATCACATCCATCGCCAACTCCCATTTCTTTACAAGTCTTCCTTGTATCAAAATCAGTTACGCTCCATCCTATATTATCTGAGATAAACCACATTCCATTATCAAGTTCCCCAAGTACTGCTATACAACCACCGCCAGTACTAAATGCTCCACCATGTAATATTTTCATTTACATCGCCTCCTTTACTCTTATATCCCATTCCTCTCTTCTCCTTTCTTTATAAGAGAACGCCGAATAGCCAAGGTTTACTTGACTACTCGGTTGCCTTATGCTAATCTGTAGTTGTTAACCAAGATTAGCAAGAGTTCCATTGAGTTCATTATCATCGCAACTGATAATGAACTCTTTTCCTTTATAGATTTCCCAATGTTCTACAACACCGTACTCATCTACAACAGGAATAAGTTTGTACTCCATAAGCGTGTCCTCCTTTTATATTTCAATCTCTCTTTTGAGATGATTGATCATTTCTCTTCTCTGCGCAGTCAAAACAAAATACACAACTACTACACTGTTTGTTTGTTGGTGACTGATTACCGAAACAATTCGGTGGTTTAATTGATATTGTTATTGTTTTCATTTTAATTTTCTCCTTTAATATATTTCATCTGATATTTTTACTACATTATATCCATTATCAAACGGACATTTTTCATATTCAATCTCCTTTAGTCTATCGTGATTTGCATATTTGTTAATTCGTAACTTATAACAGAAATCTTTTGCTTCTTCAAAGTCATCAAAATATCGTATGATACTATAGTCATGCAACAGCTCTTCAATAACCGCATATCTGTATTTTGTTTTTTCCATATCCTTATCTCCTTTTAAAAGTATTCTTTTATCGTTTACCTAAAACAACTTCAAGTGTTGCTATGTCACCATCAATCATTGTTCCATGACTAATAACTTCCATATTGTTCATTTTTCTTCTTTTAACTTCGGTAGTCGGTTCTATTTCAACACCATCTTCGTCAACATATTCAACACAATCCGCAACTTTCCACACCATTGTATTTTTAAATTCTTTTAATTTCATATCTTTATCTCCTTTGAAATTTACTTTTTATCTGTGTGTTTTAATCCACTTTTTATAATTGTCTACAAATACAATGTCGCCGTCTTCATCTGTCATTTGTACTAAAGCATCCTCATCAACCTGGGCTAATTTCACTAAAACTTTTTTTACTCCGTTTGCTTCCTCTTCTGTTAATGCTATTTTAAATGGTTCCATATAATCGTTTACTTGTATCCAATAGTTTTCCATATTCATCGCCTCCCTTATGAAATTCAGCTTTCATTTAATAATTCAATCCCATACATTATCGTTTGCAAAACTTCCTGTTGGATCAACATCCTCTACACAATAATATGCATTATCTATAGGGTCTTCCTCAGTAATTGTATCTTTCTGTCGATTTGCATTTCTCTTACTTCTGAAGACACCAAAACTACTTAGTATCATATCATCCGTTTTTGATCTTGCTAACACTACATACTTCATAGCATTATCTCCTTTCAAACCAGCTTTCATTACGCTACAATTTTAATATCTTTTATCCAACTGAATGGTATTACATAACCATCACAAGTAGTGGATAATCCATATAAAAATCCGTTATCAAGAACTTCGTTTACCTTAAATCTGCGTTCAGCATTTGGAACGTTAGAAATAGGTGTTATCTCTACCATATCTCCGGGTTTTACAAGTGCTATAATTGTTTCTTTAATCATATTGTTATCTCCCTTCAAATCTGTTTTTATTTATTTTTATCGTTTCAAATCTATACATATTCTCGTCACACTTCGGGCAGTAAAACGGATACTCTCTGCGGAGTCCTTTACTCGTTTCTCTTTTGACATATGTATTACATCTGATACATTTTCTATGTGTTCTCATTTGTTTTACCTCCTTATGAAACTCTGCTTTTATTAGTTGGAACTTATTGGTGGTTCACCTTTTTTATAATCACCATATTTCCACGTTGCTTTCCATTCTGACCCTATTACTTTAACTCCAAGTCCAGCTTTATTTATTACTCTTGCAAGTTCATCTGCGTCTGTATCTCCATCAATATCAAATGAGTATTGTCTTATATATCTTTGATTATCAATGGCTTCATTAATTCTACACTCTTCTATAACACCATAATCGTTATCTAAATCTGATAATCTAACTATATATTTCACTTCGTCATTCGGATCAAAATCATTTTGGCGTTCTATTGCTTCCTCTTCACTATCTGCCCTTATTATTCCTCTGTATCCTTCTTCCGTTACATATGCAAATACATAATCTAATACGTTCATATTGTTACCTCCTATCAAAAAGTTATTTTATTTATTTCTCTTGTACCATTCGTCAACCCATTGTTTTGCTTTTTCAAATGAACCGACAGTACAAATCAAATGCTCTCCATTTCCATCTGAATTTTTATAAAATATGTTATAACTAATACCATCATTACATTTGTATAAAATAAATTCTCTATATGGCATTGCTTTTACCTCCTATGAAAACATTATTTTATCTTTCTAATCCTTTCATAAACTCCTTTACGTTATAATCTACTATCGCATCATCTTTAAGTTTTATTGTTTCGGAATATCTCCAACCAACATCTGTTGCGTTGCTATGAAATTCACCGCCATCTACATACTCGTCAGCAAATTCCTTTGCTTCTTCCGGTGTATCTGCTTCAATGTCAATATAAAGATAATCAATACTTTCTACACAAACTCTGTACTTTGCCATGTTGTTTACCTCCCTAACCCAATGTAATATTCCAAATCTCCCTTTAATGCATCAAGAGTACTGAGAAAATCTCGATCTTCCCAATTCTGTTTTCCTAACATATAATATTCATCCTCATCTTCGTCATATCTAAATTCTATTTCGTCCATAAACTCATTTAACACTTTGTATAATTCCTTTGCTTTTTCTGTCCACATATTACACCTCCCTTAAAAACCTTGTTTTATTTAGTATTCATTATTCATTTTCCTTAAGTATTTCTTCAAGTAGTGCTACGCCATTTGTCAAAGTATCAAGCAACGGTTCAACGCTTTGCAATCCAGTTTCTTCATAAGCTCCAAAAATATTACTCATAACAGATATTGCTTTTTCAATTTCTTTGCGTTCCTTTTCGTTTATTAATATTCTTGCAAATATTTCACCAGTCATATTCATTCTCCTTTCAAATCTTGGTTTTATTTACCATGCTATAAAATCATTTCTACCACCACATCTTGCATAAATGTTTGGATACACTCTATACCCTGCATTTATATATTCTCTTTTTATTTCGTCATATAAATTATCATCGTAACAATCAAAATTTGTTTCGTTCCAACCACGTTTAACTGCCTCTGCTATCTTCTTATTAATATGTTCCATTATTTCGTCTTTCTTCTCTTGTCTCTTATCAATCATTTCCTTTGTGATTTTAAAAGGTTCAACCATATAACCACCTCCATCAAATATTCGTTTTATTCTTCAATAACTATTCTGTCATCGCCAAAAGATGTATATCCAACCAGTATAAGATTTCCTGTTCTTCCATCTAATCCATATGTTTCCATTGTCACATACCATCTTCCGTTCGTACAACTTGCATTGCGGTATGCTTGAAACTCCCACACTTTATCGGTATCATAAGCATCTCGTACTAAGAACCAATCCTTTGCCTTAATGTTTCTGATCTCTTCTTGTGTTGCTTTTCTATACATATCTCTTACCTCCCATTCATCTGTACAAACATCTTTACCTTCAATCAGATCGAGATACACATTAGTGTACCGATCCCTTTCACTTCCTTCGCAGCACATCATACCCTCCAAGTATTCATTGATAGCTGTTTGTCTACTTACATATTCCTTTTTCTGCCCATAGCATATTACTGTAACCATAGCTTAATTTCCTCCTTCCTTAAATTGTTGTTTTTATTTATGAGTTGCCTCATAATTTTCTATTGCCCATTTATTATCAGTTGCATATACTTCAGCTTCTGTTCGTTCTATATGTGAAAGTTCACGTTGAGAAGACTTAAATGGATTTCGTTTAGTTCCTAAATCACTTGCCTTACAAGTGTTTCTTCCGTCTGTTACAATCATACAATCAAAAAAACTATTTCCCATAATTACTACCTCCCTTAAAATGTGATTTTTATTTACACTTCTTTAATACTTCGTTCAATTCACTTCTTTTCTCTGCAATCTGCTTATCATATCTGCCATTACGATTGTTTTCGCACAACACATTGATTTCGTTATAAATTTGCATTACCTTATAATCCCAACAATTCATATCATCATCTCCATCAAATAATCCTTATTAATCAGTATCTCGTCAATGCGTTCATCCAATGGATCATATCCACTTTCGTCTTCTACTACCCATAACAACATATCTATCTGTCCAGCTATATCTTCAACAAGATTTGCTTTCTTAACAACTCCAATGTCTGCTTTTTTTGCTTTTCTGAAAGCTTCCATAAGGCTGTCAATTTTTTCTCTGATTTCTATTTCACTTCTCATTTGCTCTACCTCCTTAAAATCTTACTTTTATCAATAACCATAGTGGACTATATACACATCATCATAATCTGCAAATGTCCTCATAAATTCCAATAACAACTTAAATCTCCAATAATCATCGTTGTCTATAATTCTCTTTAGCATTTCAATTCCCTTTTTCTTGTCTGAAATATATTTTAACCTCTCTCCATATTTGTCTTCGATTACATCCATATATTTTTCTTCTTCCGTTTCAGGATCATATTCATACATGTAAATAGAGAACGGCGTTTCCGTATCAAACAATTTGCGGAAGGTTAGTACATCATCGTCATATCCCATCTTGCACATATCTAATGTAGCTATAATATCTGAATGATGTATACCCTCTGGAAAATTATATTCTTTTACTGCATAAAACTTACTTTCGTATCCCATATTCATTTCTCCTTAAAATCTTATTTTAATTACATATCTATCTCATCGTTTACCCAATATTCATAACCACGTTCCTTTAGAATTGTCCGAACATAATCTGTTTCCTCATAGAATACATACAAATTCTGACCAATCTGTTCAAAACAATATCCATTCATATCCAGGTGTTCACACAATTCATTTATATCTCCTTTGTTAATAGTTATCTTGTCATACATATTCACTCCTCCCTTGCTGCGTTATTCATAACAATATCATCAAACCACCTTGCTCCTATTTGGAATCTTGGCATTACAACAGCCATACTGTTTTCCATATCCTCTAACTTAATTGAAACAATATTGCAATCATCAGGATATGCATTATTGCCTGTTAATCCATATACTGTATTCATTGTTTTTCCTTTAATGATATATGCCGTTTCATTTATCATCGGAGTATACTGCTTAACCCATTCTATAAAATCTTTGATACTATCCTCGGCAAGTCCTTCAATAGTAAGTGCTGAACCTAAATCCTCAAGTTCCTTTAATGTTGTAAGTTCTGTATACATATTTCTACCTCCCTTTAAATAAATCCTTTCTTTTATTTACCACATATCATTTTCGCTAAACTGATTAATGTGTATAACGTCATCTTCTTCTGTTATATCCGTAAGACCATTTTTTTCAATTGCCTTTAACGCTTCTTCTTTATCCATAGGAACTCTATAAGTTGTTGGTGATTTCCAAGCGTAACCATATGTGTACACCAACGGCTTATTTGTATTCGTTATAAACTCCCTTATTTCCTTGTCTGTCTTTCGGTTTTCCTTATTAAAAAATCTATGCTTAAACATATTCATTCTCCCTTCTATAAAACATTCATTTCATTCTTCATCATCATCTTCTTCTTCGAATAATTCGATTACATCATCTAGCATATCTTCTGCTTCATTTCCATATCTTGGTTGGTTACATATCTCAATTTCTTTATCCTCAATATCTATATTGAGATATATTCCATAATCAATACCACCAGCGTTTATCACAATACGCCAATCGTACTCATAGTCAGGAATTGCGTTTTCCAATTTCCTTAAGCAATATGTCAATGCTGTTGGATCATCCTTGTTAATTTCAATTGAATAATATCTCTTTTCCATATTTAATCCTCCCCTTAATGTTTATCCACATACCCATCGTATTCAACATACCAACTTGGTTCGTCACATCCTACAATTTCAACTCCGTTACTCAACTGCATTCCCTCAAGGTAGAATCCTATATCTTCTACGCTCTCCACCTTTTCTTTTGCTTCCTCAATATTATCTGCGTTAACTGCTATCTCAACAGAAACCGTAATTTCTGCGGTTGCTTTAAACATTGCCATAGTTATTTACCTCCATTCTAAATCAAATCCCATGCTCTTAATGTACTTTCGATCTGTTCGCTTAACAGTCCGTAATCCATTCCATATATAATTGCTTCGCTTCCGTTTTCATCGCGGTCTTCATTAGGAATGTTGATGCCTTTCTCTTCCAAGAAGTCCTCAAAGATGTCTATAATCTGTCCTATAAATTCACATTTATCTTCGCTTGAAATAATCATGTTTAATCCTCCTATTCGTTATATACATATATACTTGCTTCAATCTCATTTTCATATAGTGTTCTCTGTACATACTCAAACACCGTTATATCTTCATCTGTATCGTGCCAATCATCAAGTGCCTTGTTCGCTATTTCCTTTGCCTTGTCATAATCTCTTGGATAAACTTCAATCATCATATCTATCCATTCATTCATCGTACTCCAGATATGAAATACTGTTTTCTCTTTAATGTCTACTGTGTTAATTGTCATTTGTTTCACCTCCTACCAAACATAATCTATAAACCGGTTTGTAATATCCTTGAATATTGCCGTACCACTATCACCAGTAATATTGACTCCGTAGTAACCGTGTGGGCAATATTCATCAGGTTCTCCGGTTCCATTTTCAAAAATCGGTACTGCATATTCCATCCCTTTATCTTCCATATAACGGATTTCCTTTAGTGCATTACCACGACCAGCATTGGCTGTAAGTCTGAGTGCTGCACATATTGCATTAAGTATCTCCTGTTTATTCTCCATTTTTAATTACCTCCAATTCTCCTCGCTTGCTCTCGTTATTATCTCCATATTTATCGAGTATTTTATAAATGCTTTCCATATCTTCCTCAGTAAATTGTGGTTCATAGTATTCCTTATCTCCATCATCGTGACGTAGCATCACGCCTATTACCTTACTTGCCATTTTAATTTCCTCCTTATCCTTCGTATCTATACAGCTTTAGGTTGCCTTTGCCACATTTCTTTATCTCTTCCGTTATGTAGTCATTCGTGTACCAATCGTTGTCATATACCCACCAACACTGTCCATCTTTTAGTTTGTAATTAACGGCGTTTAACATATCTGCTATGCGTTGTGCTGACTTTGTCGGTACAGCAATCATATTTCGCTTACTGTATAAAAACTCTTTACCTTTAACTGCGATTGCTATAAATTTTTGTGTCATAGTGCTACCTCCTTTAATATGCATAACATCTACATTTTGCTTTATAAAATTCTCTTACTGCATATTCTGCTTCCTTTTTAGTATTGACCGTTATTAAACTTTGCCATCTTTCATATGGCTCATTCCACCACATCAACCAATACTTTCCCTCATATTCACGGTTTGCTCCGTTCCAATTATCATTAAGGTGGAATTTAATTCCCTTATATGTAAAATCTCTATTCATCTTCATAATCCTCCATATATCCGTTACATCTAGCATATTCATCTACATCGTCTATATACTCTCGCTGATATGCTTCTATGTCGTTCTCTTCGTTCATTCTGTACATGATCCACATTGAAACTATAAAGCTTGTGTCTTCGCTTTCATAAAACTCTTCTTTTTCGTATGGATAAAAACTTATGAAACCATCATAACTACCGAATTTTTCCTTGGCGAATCGAAAGAATCCATCTTCGTCATTCCTTACATTTGCCTTTATAGTTTCCACATAATCATCAGGCATCTCTAATTCAAACTCTATCCAATCAGTACTGAAGTTGTATTCTCTTGGACTATGGAAACCGCCCATTATGATTTCCGTATATGGAATCCCCAAGTCGTCTAAAGCATAAGTGATTGCTCCCTTTGCCTTGTCAACTAATAGCTTCTTGAAATCTTCCCACATTTCTTCGGACACTTCGTGACACCATTCCGTTGCCCAATATGTATCCGGAATTACGATTGGGCAAATATCTGTACTTAAACTTACTAACATTACGCCACCTCCCTTAACCATTAAGAATCTCGTTTATATTTACATTGTATTTTTGTAGGTAATCCACTAACTTTTTATTTACCTCAACCAAATTTTCATTTTCTTTCTCCAACATATCAATCCTCTGATTCATTTCCCTATTGGCAAGGTTATTCATTGTGTTGCGGTATGTACCGATTGTATCTATAAATTCCTCATACCAGTTTCCGTCAGGTGTTTCTATGTGCATCCATAACTTACAGTCATATATACGACTTCTATTTACTCGGCATATTGTAAAGAACTCCATCGCTTCGCTTGCGTTATCAAACTCCTTTACCTTATATGCTTCCCAACCGTTTTCGTAGTAGTCTTTACAGAACAGATCCCACACCTTTGGGTCATCTATATATTCAACTGTATACTTTGCTTTCCATTTGTTTGGATTTGTGACAAAACCAGGATTCATATTTATACCTCCTATGCATAATTACTTTTCGCTTGATTATTTAACATATCAATCAATCTGCCTTTGGTTATTAGTTCATATTCCCTTGCCTTGCAGCCATACACATTTTGTGCATAACGTGGTATCTTAGAAAATCTTTTATAGATCTGCGTTATAACCTCATATTCTTTTCTATTGTCGTTTCCGTAACTCCATCTGTCGTAGTAATCTTCGGCACCATCTGTGAGTTCCTTTATCTCAAAGTGATTAGTTCCATCGTGATGTGAACAAGTCAAATACATATGACCGTTTTCATCATATATCTTTATGTAGTCGCAATCTTGAACTGCCTTATAATACAGTGTCCAAAAATCTCCTATATCGCCAGCTTTATAAGTACCATGCCACAATCCAACCTCTCCAAAGAAACCAACTGTTTTGCCTTTAAAGAAGTTTTCAAGCATTTCCTTTTCGGCATCCCAATTAGCTTCGTCTTCCCAATATCTCCACTGTGTGCGCATTTCATCTGTAATCTCTTCGTCTTCATCTACCCATTCGCATTCCCTTGCGATTGTGTCAATCTCTTCATCTGGATAATCATCCCATAAATCATAGTTGTTATATATAATGCGTTCCTTTGCTATTTTATTCATAATCCTCATCCTCCTCTTCATCATCCCATGGATTTGCAAACAGTATCTCTTGACACTCCATACAATATCCGGTTTTTATAAACTCCCTTTCGCTTGCCGATAGTGGTATATCTTGGATATAACCAATACCGTTGTCATATCTCATTATGGCAGGTAATACATCTTCGCTTACCTTAATGCTCTTCATAGCACCGCACATTGGACAAGTTCTGTTAATCTCTATCATTTCGCTTACCTACTCCTTTCAGTCGTGTTTATCTTCCTACCCATACATACCTATATCCTTCGTTTTCCTTACAGTACTCAACAGCTTCCTTTTCCGTTGGTACTTCAAAACCACACTGCCAAGTGTCAGAGTGCCAATACACTATCCACATTTGCCTTACCTCCTAACCCGTAAAGTAGTTGTACTTTGTACATCCATCTTCTGTTAACAAAAACTTTGGTATCTTTTTATATCTCAAAGGTTTCCGCACTTCTCTTCCAGTCTTTACATTCTTAGTTACTCTTATAAATCCCTCATTTCCGTAGTAGGAATAGTATGTGATTACGTTTCCCTTTTCGGAATATAATTCATATATTCCATAACGTTCGCAATATAGTAAAACTGCTTTTGTATTAAACATTTTATCTACCTCCTATTTATTTTCCGTTTATACCCACATTCAGGGTGGCAAGACTTGATTTGCCTTGCCACCCTTATATGGAGGCACAAACTATGCTATCGCCATATATCCCTTATTATCTATATAATTCGCTACAACAATCATACTTATGGTTTCCTTAGCCGGCATAAATCCAAACATAGGACAAGCTATTTCCGTATCATCATTGTATTCTGCAATATCTAACATTTGTCTTATCTGTTTTAACTTGTCGGTATCTCCTGTTATTCTGTAATAAATTTCCTCACCATCATCTTCAACAATGATTCCCTTGATTCTTTTAATATCCTCTTTCATTATCTAACCCTCCCAACTAAATTTACCTTTAAATGTTTTCTCTATTTCTATACTGTCTGTAGTGCTAAAATCTCCAATAGGTTTCCCTTTGAGATATATATTTCCTCGGTATATACAACCATTCGGATAGAAGAATACGTCTATACCATCACACTCTTCTACCTTATTTCCGTACCACATATCTATAATCATAGTTCCCTTCTCCCTTTCTCTTACACTACACAATCTAATTCATAATCATAGTTAACTTCTTTGTAATACTCTGCTCTTGCAGCCCTATACGCCTTCTTTTGCGTTTCCGTAAATCCAAGTTCCTTGAAGTAAGCACCTAGATTATCTCCATGCCATCCAATATTTCCAAAAGCTGATAATGTATCGTGGTCAGCCTCCCAGTTGATACTATATTCGTGATTGTACATCTCTCTTTTGAAGGCGTCTTTGTAATATTCAAAGTCATCTGCTTTACGTTCCTTTGCCTTGTTAAGCTGATTCATTAACTCAATATGCCTTGCCACAAAACCGGCATCAGGTATATAACAGAATCCGACAGGGTCATATGTCCAATCTTTTGTCTTCTCTTTGAAACTTCGTTTCTCTTCATCAGTTGGATTTATAGCGAATATACTTTCCCTTTCTGTCTGCATTACATAGTAGTTATGAAGATAATATGCCTTGCGGTCATAATCGTCGTAGTCTGTAATTTCGCTGTACTCATCATCTGCAAACAGTTTCCGTTCCATATTCTTCAGCATATAATCATAGATCTCTTCATCGGTACACTCTGCCTTTGTTGGATGATGCAGTTCATAATCGTTAGCATAATAAATATGCTTTCCGTTGCGGAACACTAATAAACTTCTCTTGAAATATCCGCCGAAGTCTACAAGATATACGTTATGTCCCTTGATTTCCCTTACATCAAAACCAATATCCTTGCACCACTCTTCTGTTACGGATTCAATATCTCTTATTGTCCACTTATCAAAAATCCAATCTTTACTCATAACGCAGTTACCTCCCTTATCAATTCCCTTGCGTAGGATACTTCGTAGTTCTCGCTTATAATAGATTCAAGGTATTCTATAATTCCCTTGCGGTCTGCTTTATTACATAATCCTATATATGTTTCGCTTATTGCTTCACCGAAACTGTCATAAATATCTCTTGCATTGTATGGGTCAAAATCCCATACAAAGTTCGCAACCTTCTTTGCTAACTCGTAAATCTTCATAGTTAATTTTCTCCTTTCTTGTTAAAATATCCACATTAAGATTTCCCTTGTGGATATGTATACTGTTATACCAATAATTACCCATAGTATGATTTCGCTTACAAGCTTGACCGTGTACCAATCGTATTTCTTCATTTCCCTATTTCCTTTCTGTTGTGATATGGCGTATTAAGTCGCAACGTAGCATATCTGCCAACCAATCTTCAAATTCGCTTCCGTAGTCCGCACAGTTCTTGCGGTAATAATCCTCAAGATACGCCTTGTTTACAAGACTACTCCAAGTTCCGTTTTCCCTATAGTATCTATACATATTAATTTTCTCCTTTCAATATGGTGCAGTGATTATCTGCGTATAATTTATAGATACGCTTTGCCTTGCGGTAGATTCGCAGTATCCTGGAATCTGTGTACTTTTCAAGGGATACAGTTCCCTTGATGTCTATCCTTTCCTCACCGTCTATATGGCGAGGATTTTCCATAATTATAACGTATGCCATAGTGCGTCCTCCTTTTCTTTTTTCCTTATGGTTATAGCAAAGCGTAGGACGTTTTCTCGTTCTACGCTTTATATAATCATAAAGAATTTCACTTGTCAATATTTAATTTTATCCTTTTTAAGTCAATGATACAAAAGGTTTATATCGTAAATCAGGCATTTCGAGTTTTGGAGCGAAACGCATTTTTGAAGCCTTAGGTAGTCCATCACAATCCTTCAAGCGGACAATATTTACCCTACCTCTACAATGTAACTTTGCCCATTCGCACACCTTGTCGTAGTCCCAATTACTAAAACTGCGGACTTTTTCGCCGTCCATCTTTACTACATAATCCATAATCCTATACCTCCTCATTATTCTTGCGTACATTCTCCACGTACTCGTGGAGAGTGCCAACCACTTCACCATCAACTTTGATGATACCATTGTTTACTGTTACCATATCACACCTCACAATCTACTCACGAAAATGTCGTGGTCACATTGTCACAAGTCACGCCCACTTGTGACGAGTTAACGAGTTGACTCGACAACAGATAATCTCCGGAAAACCCACCATCGAGCACACAAGAACTACAATAGGAATCGAACCTAAAAAGGGGTTTTAACAACCCCTCGTACCAACGTAGTTACCATATTTTGAACCTACTTACCATTCTTCTTAGGTCTTGCAACCTTAAGTGTGTGGTTGTTAGCTACTATATCAGCGAGTGCCCCACAAATCATATATTTATAAGTACGCTTGCTAACTACTGATACATAAGCACAACCCTCAGCTATATTCTTATTACTATTCTTTTTAGACATTGTTGCTATGTCTGTATAGAAATGGTTGAATACAGAAGCTTTGATGTCATCTTTAGTCGTATATTCATTGAATACTTTACACATAAACTTTTTAATCTCAGCTTTGTATCCCTCTTTACCGTCCTCAGCTTCACCTTTCATATACTCAACATAAGCTTTATACATTTCATTAGTAACTATACCATCAACTATGCCTACTGTTTTTTTGTCGTCAACTTTGCCACCATAAAGCTTTATATTATACTCTCCGCTCTCAGCCTTCCAAGCTTTAACGTGTGCATCAAGTGCCTTTTTAGCCTCTTCAGTTTTCTCAGCGTCCTTAGCCTCGATAGCCTCATCAAGTGCCTTTTCGAGTGCCTTTTTTGTTGTGTTAGCTTCAATAGACTTTGTGGCTAATTCACGAGCAATTGTGTTGAACTCTTCAACTATTGCCATAATACCATTGTTAACAGTTACGCCATTCTTAAGATAATTATACATAGAATACCTCCATTCGTTTAAAGTCCGTCGACTATATATTTATTAAAATCAACAAACTTTTTTATTGACTTTAATCAATACATAGTGTATTTTTAAATAAAGACCCACTCTATGCTGTCACCATAGAGTGGGGAGTAATTAGTTGTTGTGATGGTTGTTATGTATCAATTCGTAAAGTATCGTAAATGCGAAAAGATACATAACAACTCTTATTATTATGTATGACATAATATTTACTCCTATATCTTTATTGATGGACTCTCAACCATCTTGTTTTCGTCTACAGCTATAACACAAACATAGTTGTGAAATGACTACATAGAGTCATAATAGCCTTTACTTATCAAAGGGGTTTTTTGTTAACTCCTAAAGTGTAGATATAGCTAGATTCTCACTACCTTGTTTCAATATAAATCTATAATACTTTGAGTACTTTCTTAAACTCTCCGCATCTCACATTTTGCCCTTTTCTCAAGTCTTACTCAAACTTGGCTTGTAATTGATTAGTTGCTCAGCCCTTGTTTTTGTGAGTCTTTCAAGCTTGCCCTTGGTCGTTACCCAAGCCCTTTTTAGGTGCTACACCTTGCGGTGCTACAACCTCTTGATTGACACTATGGGAGCGATTTCGTCAGTTGTTATAGAATTTTCAAAGTGCGATAAGCATTTTTTGCTTTGCTCAATTATATTATCTCACACTTTTATGCGATTTTTAAAAATACGTAAAATAACTATTTTAGGTACTTATAGGGGTATTTTTCACAAAAACCCGGTCAGCAGCAGGCTAAACCAGGCTTGCAGATTTATCCACACACTTCCATGAAAAATCAGCAATAAAAATAAGACCCAATAACAAGGTCTTATCTATATTTTTTATATTTTTTATAAGTCGCATATGAAATCGTAATTATTCCCTATTTAAATTATAAAAAATAATTCCATTTTTTATGATTATTTTTTTCTTCTGATCACCGTTAAAATAAAAAATATTGCATTTATCACATTTATAAGTTCCTACCCCTATACGATATTTTAATAACAATAATAATTGACCACAACTTGGACATATTTTATTTTTCATTATCAACACCTCCTGAATCTATTATATCATACTAATTGTCTACTGTTTATCCCCTATATCAAGATTTTGTCAACAACTTATCAACACAAAAATCTTTAGTTCAAGGATTTTTCGCATAATAAAATACAATTTATCTCTTTACAATTATCGGATATAAGGTATATAATTGTACTCGGAGGTGAAAAAATGGATTTGGGTAATAAACTGCAGCAACTACGTAAAGAACGTAATCTATCACAAACCGCACTCGCAGAGTTGATAACCGCTAAAGGGTATCCTATTACTAATAAAGGAATATCATCCTGGGAAAAGAATCTCACCATACCTAATGCATATCAGTTCTTAACAATATGTGAGGTTCTGCATATACCAGATATCAATAAGGAATTCCTAGATCAAGACACTGCTTTAAATCGTCTTGTGATGTATGCGAGAATGTTCCGTGAATTACCGGTGTATACAATGGGAGTATCTGCCGGTGTAGGAGAATACGTTGATGATAGTACATATGAAATGATGACAGTTCCTCTTTCAGTACCAATCACAGCAGATTATGGGGTTTATATAAATGGCGACAGTATGGAACCGTTATACAAGGACAATGATCTGGTATGGGTGCAGAAGACGTTGGAATTAAATATTGGAGATGTCGGAATCTTCTACGTAGATGGACAGTGTTATTGTAAAAAATTGGGGAAAAATATGCTTATATCTGAAAATAAAAAATATTACCCTATACATTTATCAGATGTAAATGAATTTAAAGTATTAGGAAAGGTGGTTAATTAGTATGGATAGATGTATTGTTAGTATTACAATACCGGGGTTTACTTGCTACGAGGTATTAGATATAGACGAAGTCGTAGAATTAGAAGATAGTTATAATATAATATCGGGGAATACGGAAATGTTTTTAGATAAAGATCATTGTGTTATTGGTCAGGATATCATTATATACCGAGATAATGATATAGAGGTATACTTTGAAGCTGCGTAATACCAAGGGGGGTAGAAGTATCTATCCCTTTTTTTTGTTTGACATTATAGGTATTATGTGTTAATATATAGTTGAGTTATTGTTTGTGGGCTTGTTAGGGCTGAAATTAAAGCTGGACATATACATATATAGGCACCACCCCCAAAAAACATAGGTAAATCGGTAAAAGGCGTGTCACAGAATGACGAAGATTTGGGTCTAAATGCACACAGAATGACGAACATGCACACAGAATGACGAACATTTGTAAAGTATTTTTACTTGACAGAGAGGAGATTATTTATGGGCTATTATAGAAACTTGGTTGATTTTGATACCGGAGAGAAATTAGGAGCTGGAGATTTTACATCTTCAGAAGAAATGCAGAAAAAAGAAGAATCACATAGAAGACAAATAAAAGGATTAGGTTATTATAATAATAATATTCTTCCGTTACCGACTTTATTACAGGAAGAATATGGTAATTTTATTCATACAAGGTATCAGGCTTTGTTAGATAAGATCAATAATGATACTGCTACTGCTTTTCGGTTTATATATCTTTGTACATTTATGGAATATGATACAGGATACATAATATACAAAGGAAAAAAAATAAAAGTTGATTTCTTAATAGATATTTTTAATGTCAGCAGAAATACGATGACTAAGATTAAAAAGGTATTATTTGAAAAAGAATTAATATACGCCGACAAAGATGGATATTTATTAATCAATACTGAGTACTGTTATAGAGGAGATATTATTAAAGATAAAAGATATAAACAACAATGTACCCGTATATTTAATAACAGTATTCAAGACCTTTATGAAAGATCAAATGATTCCAGAGAACATAAATTATTAGGAAAATTTATATTACTACTACCCTATATTAATATTTGGCATAATATTATTTGCTTTAATACAAAAGAAAAAGATATTAGTAAATTATCACTACCTAATACAGGTCAAATGGAAGAAATATTAGATATAAGTAATAGAAATGGTAATAGAACATTAAACGAACTATTTGAAATAACCGTTGGAGGTGAAAAAGCTATTCTTATGGTTACTGACAAAAAGTCCGTAAGAATGTATTTAGTTAATCCGCGAGTATACTACGGCGGTAATAATATTAATGATCTTCAGGAAACTATAGGATACTTCAAGGTAAAAGGAGGAATTTAAATGACCAAAGATTTGTTCACCAAGGCTATTCGCTCATTGCAAGCCGTTGATGATTTTCAACGGGGCGTATTGGATCTCTTGCACACTACTGCCCCATTCGCAGATATGGGTATTATGCAGTACCCTGATTGCAGCGACGCTCTTATCACTGTATTGGAAGAAGTAATGTGCGACGCAGATGGATGGATTAGCTATTTTTGCTATGAACGTGATTACGGCAGAAATACACACTTGGGAGATGTAACAGATGCGGAGGGTAATCCAATACCGTTTAGTACAGCAGAAGACTTATATAATTTACTGACACGCAAGGGAGAGAATTAAATGTCGGAGTATGGAATAAAAATATTTAATTACACAGCAGGTTCTATATGCGAAGTAAATCAAGGGGTAAGATTTAAATATGATACTACCCCGGCTATGTTAACCAATAGTCTATTTAAAGATTTTTTGATGGAGAATGGGCTTAAGCTTTGGAAAGAAGAATCCACCAGAGATATTATTTGTATTGATTATAAGTATGGAAGCTGTTCATACGAAGAAGCTATAAAACGTGTGCGGAAACAAATAAAAGAAAATCGTATAGAACGTAAGGTGGCGAAATCTCGCGGAATCAAACATAAAATACAAGAAGCTGAAGATAGAAAACATAATTTAGCAAAACGAATTCAGATTATTGAAGAGAATAAAGACAAATACGAAAAGATATCTGCGGATGATATACGTATCGATCACTATGTTAATGGGGTTGATATTAAATATCCGAAGTACAATAAAAAAACAAAACAATACGACTACGAGGTCGTACATTACAAGATGCTCTATCGTAGCACAGGAAAAGCCAAGAAGGGATCCGTTCTCTTTATTAAATCCTCTTTGTGGAAGAAAGCTCACGACTTTCTTTGGATGGGATTAAAACTGCCGAAGAAAAATGCTCCAATAGTAGAGATTGGAGCATACTCCTCTCTTATTGCAAGTTCTATTGAAGGTAAGGTTCAAATAAAACCGGAGAATATTCTTATACTTAAAGACGTGGACTCTTTTTTCAAAACAAAAGTATTAAGTATTGAGCTTGACGAAAATGGGCATTGTCAAGGAATACCTCGTGATAATTATGAGGTAAAGAATACCATATTTGACGGACAAGCTTTGATAGATGAATCTATATTTCCCGAATGGGGAAATGGATATGTGTTACTCAGACATCATTTCTTTAAGGCTGCGGCGTTCTGTACTAAGATACAGAAATACTTTCGGGATTATTTTGGCGAAGACTATGAGACCGCCACTGTTATAGACATGTGGGGTAATGAGCATTTAGCTAAAGATATTCAATTGATCACTACAGACCAGGCTACAAAGTGGCTTAAGTTTGATGTGTCCTATGAATATTGGTCAGACAGGGTTCGTGAGAATGGCTGTTGGTTCGGTATAGTTAAGACTGCCCATAAAAGTAAGCACGGAAATAAACAGCGTATGAGTTATCAGATGGTTAATTCTCTTAATATAAATACTATGGGTGAGGTGCTTTCTGATAGTATTGAATACATTGAGCAGTTAAAGAATGATGACAATGTTTTTTTTGATTATCTCCAAAGGTGGAAGAATTTTTCAAATGATTTCGAAGTATTGTATGAATTATGTAAGCAGAATCCTGATTTTGTCAACTGCGACTATTTTAGAGAAAGACGTACTAAGATTATCAGTGCTTATTTAAAAGATTTAAAAAGTGGGCATATAATTCAAAATGCAGATAATCTAGTTATTGTTGGTAATCCTTATGGAATGTTAATGCATTCAGTTGGTGAAAATCCATTAGAGGATCCCACACTAGACCATGAGGATGGGACAATACAATGTTGGACTGCTAGGTTCGATGACGGAGAGTATCTTGCCGCATTTCGTAGTCCATACAATTCAGATGCAAACTTGGGGTATCTTCATAATCACCACCATGAATATTTTGATAGATATTTTAATTTAGGGAAGTTGATAATCTGCGTTAATCTTATTGGTACGGATTTCCAAGCTAGAGAAAATGGTAGCGACCAGGACTCAGATCAGGTATATGTGACCAACGAGAAAAATATTGTGGAGCACGCTAAGTATTGTTATGCTCACTATCCTACCGTAGATAACAATATACCTATGGAGAAAAACATATACGGTCGAGATATTAAAAACTTTGCAATAGTAGACAACAAGATAGCTTCAACCCAATTAGATATTGGAGAATCATCAAATGTAGCGCAAGTAGGACTTAGTTATACATATAATGAATTTGGGAAGGATTTTGAAAAGTATGTTGATATCTTGGCTGTACTAGCGCAGTGTTCAATAGATAATGCCAAGAAAACTTTCAACGTGGATATTCATGGGGAAATCCAAAGAATACGTAACGAGCTTAATATTAAAGAGTTTGGCTACCCATCTTTCTTTGGGTTAATAAAACCGGAAGTCAGAAGTAAGATTAATCCAAATATCATTTGCCCAATGAACGAAGTAGGCAAACTAAAGGTTGGTAGAATGAGATATGCTTGTCCATCTATACCAATACAAGATTTCTTTGTTAATCATGAAGATAAACCTTATAAGAAAAAATGCAAACAAGTAGAGGAGCTAATAGAAAAGTATTCCTTAAAATATTATTCAACTATAAAAAATTCTGATACAGACTATGAAGATTGGTTATTGCTCCGTATGGATTACGACAAGATGATAGAAGATATCAGAAGACTCAATCTTTCAAGTAAATACATTGGATTAATGTCTTGGTTGATTAATCGAGCGTTTATGATAACACCTGGGGTAAAGAGACAATCAGATATTATTAACACAAAACTTAGTAAAAACAGACCAATACTTCTTAAAATATTGTATGATTTAAACCCGAAAACCTTTAAAAAATGCTTTAAAACTGTACCAGTAAGCGAAAAATTGGATTAAAAAATATGGCTTTATCCCCTATTTTTTTAGGGTCTCCTTAATCATCTAATGAAGACAAAGGAGAAAATTAAATTTCTCCCCAATATTTTAAAGGAGATAAATGGATATGGATAAAAAAACAGGCGGTAAAGTCTACTACTCTTTCGATGAAATTGGACAAGAAATGTTTGGACTTAAACCGTACAAACGAGTAACTAATGATAAACAGAAACTTGAATCTCAGAGAGAAAAGTTTTTGGGTACCTGTCCTTATTGTAAAGAACCTACTACATACGTATACGGCACTAATGTCGTGGTATGTAAGAATGAAAAATGTAAAGGCAAAAAGATCACACGTAAATTAGATGATGGAACGGAAGTTGTTGATCATAGACCTTTCATAAAGATTCTTTCTGATAAAGGACTAAATATAGGAATGACAATATTCGAGGAGTGAAAAGGATGAAAAAAGAAAAGATTAATAATCCGGAGTTTGTGGGGCAGATATCTAAAGATACCGGATACGCCAAAAGAGATATATCTGCCGTATTGGATAGTGCTAGTAAGATTACCTTGCAAAATCTAAACGAAGGAAAAGAGACAGTTGTTTTGAAGGGACTTATTGTATATCCAGCATCATACAAAGATGAAGTTAAGTTTGCGAGAGCACGTTTTGGAAAATATTTCAAAATAACCTCTCCTGTTTCGTAAATACCTCCTTATTACAATACGGCTTCTGCTTCGGTAGAAGCCGTCAGTGATTTAAGGAGAAAAATTTAAAAGAGAACCATATGGGTGAAACGGGAACGTTTTTAACTCAAGGTATAATAAGGAGATAAAAGGGATGATAACAATAAAGGAAACGACAAATAAATCACTTACTATTAAAGATGCTTATATGGATGGTACTACCCTTCTTGATGATGACGGAGCTGAAGTAAATTTATATGAACTTCTTCAGAAGACGTATAAAGATGGTACACAGTTTACTATAAAAGTATCTACAAAGGTCGATCGTGACCTTAATGGGTAAGGTGGTGATTTGGTGAATAGTTTAAAAAGACATCCGAATGAAAACGAAGAACAATACATATGGCGAGTTGCCCAGATGAAAGACTCTGGAATTCTAGATATGGATTGGGACGAATTAGCCGAATATATAAATAAAGAATGCAGAGATGACGAGGACGAGTATCGCTCCTCTTCTGCTTACAGAAAACCATATCAGCAAGCTAAAAGATTTTACGAAGCTGGTGTGTTTAGTAAATTTACCGAAGATGAATATACGGAAAAACTAAATAATCAGAAGCGTGAATTAGAGAGAGCCAAGGTTGCATTTAGAGATGAGCGTAATGGCTGGAATAAGCAAAATCGTGTTGAAGCACGTATAGAAGAAAAATTAGATAATCTTGAAAGAGAACTTCAAGAAATAGGTAGAGCTAATTTTGATGTATCGGATAGTATTTGTTATAACGATGGAGATAATTCTCTTATAGTAATGTTGTCAGATTTACATACTGGGGAAACATTTAATAATCCATTTGGCAGATATGATACTGATATATTAAAAGATAGATTAGGGCAGCTATTAGATAAAGTAATACAGATTGGAAACAGACATGGTTCTGTAATGGTAAACGTAGTATTACTAGGTGACGAAATAAGCGGAAACATTCATAACACAATTCAAGTCAGTAACAGAGAAAATGTTATTGAACAGATTAAGATTGCAAGCGAAGTAATATCATCATTTTGTGTGGAGCTTGCAAATGTGTTTGGTTTTGTAAACATATATGAGTGTGCGGGTAATCACAGCAGACTTGTAAGTAATAAAGAAATGGCTGTCCATGATGAAAGACTAGATAATCTTATCACTTGGATTGTTAAGCAGATGACTATGCATATAGATAATATCAAGGTTCATGATGAACCTGAACATCGCATAGACTCTGGTATTTCATTGTTTGAACTTTATGGAAAAGAATATGTGGCTGTACACGGAGACTTTGATAATCTGACTAAAACGGGAGTTGGCAATCTCAGCATGATGCTCGGTAAGATACCATATGCTATTATGAATGGACATAATCACTTCCCAAGTAGTACAGACATAAATGGAGTTAAGATAATTCAAGGTGGTTCTATAGCTGGTGCCGGAGATGATTACACTATAGAAAAGAGATTATCTGGCAAACCGAATCAAACAGTTTTGGTTTGTGACGAAAATGGTATAGATTGTATTTATAACGTGGAGTTGTCATAACTCCACGTTTTTTGGAGGTAAGACAATGAGTAATAGTTCGTTAGTTAAATACACAGCACTCTCTCCTAATACATACGGAAAACGAAATCATAGTATTGATACTATTTCAATCCACTGTATGGTAGGGCAATTGTCTGTAGAGACTTGCGGAAGTATATTTTCTAAGTCTTCTGCAAGAGCTTCTTCCAATTATGGAATTGGTACAGATGGAAGAATTGCTATGTATGTTGAGGAAAATAAGGCATCTCAGTGTACTTCAAATCAAGCAAATGATCAACGTGCTGTAACAATAGAATGTGCATCAGATACTACAAATCCATATGCGGTTAATTCAGCTGTATACTCTTCTCTTATTGAATTATGTACAGACATATGTAAGAGAAATGGAATACAGAAAATGATATGGTCTAATAATAAATCTGATAGAATAAATCACAAGAATGGTTGTAATATGACTGTTCATCGTGACTTTGCAAATAAGGCATGTCCTGGCGATTATTTGTATAGTCGTATGGGACAGATAGGTGAGGCAGTTAATAAGAAACTGAATCAATCCAAATCTGGTTGGCAGAATGATGACAATGGATGGTGGTATGTATATAGCAATGGCACATATCCAGTCAACACTTGGAAGACTATAGACGGAGTTGATTATTATTTTAAACCTTCGGGTTATATGGCTGCTGATGAATTCATTAAGTCGAAGAATTATGCCGAAGATGGAAAACTTTATTATGTAGATAAGAATGGTGCTTGGGATCAATTAACTTATGCTTGGAAATGTAATAATAAAGGATACTGGTTAGAAGGTGTGGAATCTCAATGGTATCCGATTAAGGAATGGTGTAAGGTTGATGGCAAGTGGTATTACTTTGATAGTACCGGTTATATGGTAACTGGTAAGGTAAGGATTGGACTAAAGAATTATGTATTTAATCCTGATGGCTCATTAGTTGAATAATGACAAATCTGCCACCCTCTAGGGAGAGTGGGGATAATTCTAGTTAATATATAAGGCGTGGGGAATACTAGATACCCCACGCCATTTTAATGAGAATGTGGTGTAATGGTAGCACACTACACTTGGGCTGTAGGGGCGAGGTTCGAATCCTACATTTTCAATGAGCAAACACATTAAATCATGCAAACGCAAATAGAACGAGAGCCTGCGAAAAGGATGATACCTGTATTGTCCGTAAGTGGTCGGTTGTGTTCCCAGTGTACAGGGGTAATGAGCCGATGTGTTCTATATTTTAACGCAGGGCATAACGACAGACGTTTGCCGGATTCATGCTCCGGAGGTTGTGGGTGCAATTCCTACCCCTGCTAAAATGCCCTCTGTTATCTTCGGAGAGACAGTGAAAGACAGATATTTGCGGATATGTGATAAGTAGAGATGCGTCTCGAAAGTCTTAATGCGAAAGGCGAAAAATATAAGCCTTATTAGTTAAGGACGAAGTGTAGAGTGTCGTATTTGTCTTGTTAATATTGATTCTTGATATTAACGTGCAATATTTGACACTTTAATTTTTGAATAAAAGGAAGTAGGTGAATTTGTGGCTACGAAAACTATGAGACAAGTCGGGCAGAAGTCAACTACAAATACTCGTAGTGACAAAATTACCGGGCTTAAAGATATAAAAGAACAAATAGATAAAATACAAAAGTTGTTTGATAAATTAGAAGATAAAGACCAACTACAATGTTTAGAAATACTTGGAGTTGGTTCTAAATATTATACTTGTCAGCACTGCGGAAAAGTTAAGAAGAAAAGCGATTTCTACTCTTCTACTGCTCCTAACTGTGCGAGTCAAATAACGGACGGTTGCAAGCAATGTGCTGCCGACATTGCTATGCCGACGGTGAATGGAAAAAAGCAACAACCCACAAAGAAAACTGTGGATGATGCTTGTTATTTTCTCGACAAACCAATGTTAGATTCCATATGGGATTCTTCTTTGCTTGAAGCCGCTAATCAATCTACGGGCAAAGCAAAATCTAATGTGTGGACGAGTTATATTAAAAATGCGGCTATGCCTCAGTATTACACTTTGACTTATAGACAGTCAGATAATTATACGGGAGGAATGTTTAGCATTGAAGATATGGCTGAGGATGCTCTTCCGAAAGATCAAGAGATACTCGACCAATTTGAAAAGAATAAAAATGATACGTTGAGGTTGCTTGGTTATCTTCCTTTTGAAAAGGAAAAGTTAGCCGACCAACCATTTTTATATTCTCAGCTTATTGGATTCTTGGATTCTGATGAAAATGGTAATGATGATATGATGAGAACTTCATCTATCATCAGTATTGTTCGTAACTTTCTACAGATAAATCAGATAGATGATATGATTGCAGATTTAGTTCAAGACACTAGAAATGCAGAAAAAAATATATCTACAGTTAAAGCTCTTCAAGAAATGAAAAAGAATATTACTTTAAGCGTTACTAAACTTGCAAGCGAAAACTGTATCTCTCTCAAAAATAGCAAGAATTCTATTAAGGGTGAAAATACTTGGACTGGTAAAATTCAGAAAATTAAAGATTTAAATCTTCGAGAAGGACAAGTGAATGGTTTTGATATTGCCACATGTCGGGGTATGCAACAAGTCCAAGAAATATCTGATGCTTCTATTATGAAACAATTAGCATTGGATGAATCTGAATGGGCAGACATTGTTGCGACTATGAGAGTTGATAATCAAACATTACGAAAAGAAAGAGATGCTTTTAAAGAAATAAATAGATTATTGTTAAGAGAAAATCTTGATCTTAAAGATTATTTAGGGGAGCAAGATATTGATATTACGACTAATCTTCATAATTTAAAAGAACTTTACTCTCCTTTCTCTGCTGAAGAAGAGGAGGTGTCTGTAGATGAGTCAGATATGGACACCGAATAGTTTTGATTATGATTTGCAATATGATAAAGATTTCTATAAAGATTATGGAATATTTGTAAAGCCAATTGATTATCCTATGTCTACGAGAAAAATTGAAGCGTTACAGGCTATTGCGATGATGCAGAAATATTTTCAATGTAATCCCGTAGCTGGTATAGATTTTTGGTTTAATATTGAACTTTTGGATTCTCAAGCTTTAGCAGTACAGCGTTCATGGAATTGTCCAAATGTATTAATCGTTGCGACTCGAGGTTGGGGAAAATCAACAGTTATAGATTTAGAAACCATGATGAAGGACATGTGTTTCTGTAATTATTGGACATATATTGCTTCAGGATCTGGTTCTCAGGCAGAACAAACTTTCACAACGCTCGAACGTATTGCAAATGATAACATAGATACCTTTGCAGGTTCTACAGGAAAAATATTTAAAGATGAAATAAAAATCAAAAATGCAGCTGGCGATGGTTTTAGTCATTCTTCTAATGGATTCAATTACGAAGTCTATAATGGGTCGATGACTCAGACGCTCAACAGTAATATAGATAAAAAGAGAGGAATGAGAGGAAACGTAATCTTCGATGAAAGCGGTTTTTTATCGGAAGAAATGATGAATGTATATTCGGCGTTTGCTATTGTAAATAAAAGCTTAAAGACTGGTAAAGATGCAAGTGGTCGTTCTATTGACCCTATTAGACAAAGAACGTTTGCCACAGATATACCAAACCAAAAGTTTTATATTAGTAGTGCATCTTCTACTGATACAAAGTTTTATTCTTTATATAGAGATTTTGCTAAACGTCAGATTATGGGAGACCCAGATTATTGTGTTCTTCACATTGATTGTGAACTCGCATTCAAACCGACATTACATGGTGAAGTTATTGCTCCACTACTCTCTCGCTCTACTGTCGAATCTGAAATGAGAACAAATCCAGAAAAGGCGAGGCGCGAGTATTACTGTCAATTTACAACAGAAGCTGGTTCGGATGCCATTGTAAAACGTGGTGTTATTACTCGTAATGAGGAAACTCGAAAGCCAATTCATTGTAATGAAACTGGTGATAAGAAATATGGGTTATTTTATGACCCTGCTCGTAAGGTGGATAACTCATTTATACTTGTGGCTGAGTTTTATGATTTTATACAAGTAGATGGAAGCATTGATAAAAGAGCAAAGATTGTTAATGGTGTTAATCTTTTGGATGTCGGTAAACGAATCAAGAGTCCTATGAGAACGCCTGATCAGATTGAATATTTAAAACAAATGATTCTTGATTACAACGCTGGTGCTGATGCATATGAAAATATTGTCGGTATTTGGATTGATGCTGGTACGGGAGGAGGCGGTGTGAACATAGCCGATTACTTGATGCCAGATTGGGAAACTTCTGATGGTATTATTCATAGAGGATTAATAGATAAAGAATACTCTGCTGATTATGTTGGTAGATTCCCAAATGCGGTGGACAAGGTTCATCTTATGGAACCGGCTAAATTTAAATCGATGATGTATGAAGCACTAATAGAAATGCTTAATCAAGATAAGATTGGTTTCACAAGTACATATGATAATAAAGAATATCTTACTGTATTTGATATTGACCAGAAGAAATTAGACAAAGAACGTGGAAGAATAATTGAAGAATTAAAAAAGAAAAAACTAAATGAAAAAGAATTTGAAGATAAATTACAAGAAGAATTAGGTAAGGTACAATCGGTTAATACTAAAACTATAAAGTTGGATTGGAAAGATAAAATTGCTTTAGCAAATATCGATGCTTTGAAAGAAGAATTGGTTAATATGGTGAGAAAGAAAAGGGAATCCGGTAAGGACTCTTTTGAGTTAACCCCAGAAAAAGCTAATAAAATGCATGACGACCGTGCCTATACTTGTTGTATGCTTGGACACGCATTGGCTGAGGAAAGACGTAAGTTGCTTCTTCAGAAGCCAAAAGTATCTTCAAATTATCTTTTAGATAAATTAACAATTCGCCCAGCAAAAATAGTGGGCAGATAAAGGAGGTGCGACTTGGCACGAACAAAGACTACACAGGTGTCGAATGCACCTAAACAGCCGACAGTGGCTGAAATAAAAGATTGGTATAGCAAAAATAAAGACCGTTTAGATATGGTTACAAATTTTGCTACTGAAAATAAAGATAAGATGCTTAAACAATTAAGAGATATTGGTAAGACTTATAATAAAACAATTACTACTTTTGATAAAGAAAGATTAAGACAATATTTACAAAATATCGGATCTCAAGAAAAGAATTTGCGAGCGTTAGCCTGGTACCTTCTGTATAGGTCTCATGTATTTTATAGGATTGTTCATTTCTTTAGTGAAATGTTTTGTTTAGATTGTCGAAGCATTATTCCTAAATATGATTTAGTCAAAGAAAATAATGCTGATAAGATAATGAAATCTTATCAAAATACTCTTGATGCAGTTTCAATAATGAGATTACAGCAGGAATTTTATCCAATAATATTTACTTGTTTTGTTCAAGATATTTATTATGGTATCTATATTCATGATGATACTGGGGTATTTCATATGCAATTACCAGCTGATTATTGTAAGATAGCTGGAAAATTTATGACAGGTGATCTGTCTTATTTTTTTGATGCCTCATGGCTAAGAAATAGACAAGAACTTATTGAATATATACCAGAAGTATTTGAAGATGTTTGGAAAAATTATCAAAGCACTGGTGAAAAGTGGCAACTGATAGATTCTAAGTATCAAGTTTGTATGAAGTTTAGAATTGAAGATTTGGATGTAATAGTCAGTCCCTGGAGCGGTATATTTAATAGTATTATAAATCTTGCAGACCTTGAGGACATTCAAGCAGCGGGGGATGCTGCGAGCGTATACAAGCTTCTGTGGTACGAATTAGAAACCATAACCGGATCGAAGCGAATAGACGATTGGAAAATCGACCCGGATCTTTCATTACCATATTTTGATAAGCTTAATGATAGTATTCCGGATTATATAGCTACTGCCATTGTTCCTGGACAATTGCATGAAATAAGCTTTGGTGATGATAAAGCAACTGATACTACTAAAGTTGCTAAAGCTACAGAGCAAGTACTAAATACGGCTGGTGGTGCTGAAATACTTAATGGTGCTACCATCAATAATACTTATGCATTTAAGATGGCTACCATTGCCAACACAGAATTTGCCATCTCTTCTCTTCTACCACAAATACAATCTTGGGTAATGAGGATGCTTAGTTATGAGGGTGCCGATGACTGCAAAGTACGTTTTATGCCAATTTCAACATATACAAAGTCAGACTATAGAGAACAGCTACTTTCGTCTGGTCAGTATGGATTACCAACTAAGTTAGCTATCAATACTCTTAATGGATTTAGTGAAAAAGACACTATCTGTATGAATTATGTAGAAGAAGAATTATTAGGTCTTAGTGATAAACTTCGTCCTCTAAATTCATCTTATACCCAAAGTGGTACTGAAGATGGATATACTTCTGAAATTGGACAAGGAAGACCACAAGTAGATGAAGGAGATTTATCTGATTCAGGTGAACGTTCTAGGGCAAGGAGCGAAGGATAACTTTTAGATAATAAAACAATATTTTTAAGACGACGTTAATTTGTCGTCTTTTTTAAATGGTATTACGCAAATGATCCAAATCAACCAAATAAAACAAAAAATAATTCCATAATAGATGAGACGAGTGACGGTTCTGACTCGTCGGTAATATAAAAACTGACCGAGCGAAGATGACGAGTGACGGTTCTGACTCGTCGGTAAAATAAAAATTGACCGGGTGAAGAGTCCTATGATGGTTTTGATAGGGCAGTAAAATATAAGAGGACAACGGATAGCACCTCTTTCCCTAGTGGGGGGCGTTAAATATACCATGAAAGCTCGGCAATAGGTGATATGTTGTCAGCTATCCAATAGGAGTCGGCTCCCTTAACCGACAGTACCGAGGTAAGCGAAGTTACCGTAATGCGCAATAACTCTACTGGTGGAATATCTCGTCCACCTTAAAATTCAAGTGAGAACCTTTATAGTCATTTAGTGTGGCGGCGAAGTGTGAGGAAAAATAATGAAGTGGGTAACTCCCACAACAAAGAAATTCCAAGAACGGTGCGGTAGGTGTCCCACGACCTATGCTACAACGGTGGATTATGAACGAAAAGCCAAAGGTTTTTCAGCGGTAGCGATGCCAGCATCAATGCCGTTCTTTTTGTCGGTATGGAGACATTAAACCCATTACGAGCGGTCTTTAGGATGACCTAAAACTCCTAGTGATTCAAACGAAGTGTCCCATCGCTTCCAAATAAAAAGTGGATTATTATAAGCGGCGTTAAGGTTGGTAACCGAGGCGAATTCCCTATAACTAGCACGATGGCGGTGAAGATCCGCGCCGAGTCGCTTTAATATTTGGTCAACGAAAAGACCTAAACACGTAGGTGCGTAATGGTACTGGTGTAGCCCTATTCCGAGGAGGCACGTTTCCAGAGGTGTTCATATGGTTGGATGACGAATCTGTAAAACACTGCAATATCGGATAACCATATGGTCTTTAGGACGACTTAAAACTTCTAGCGATTCAAAATATTGGTAGTCAGTAGCGTAGGTGTAGACTTTAAATCTGTGGTAAAGACACAAGAGTGGAGCGAGAACAGAGCCAATACATGGTGTTCACCGCCTAAGTGTAGATGTCTATGAAGCGGAATCCGTGATGGTATGCGGTGAATGTGGAGATGTATAAAGGTGGCAACTTACCATAAGCCATCAAATGAAAGTTGCAAAATAAACAGAACCCATGCGGAGACCGATTACCGCAATATAAAAGGTCGGTTTGAAAATGTTTGTGCCTGAGTTAAGCACTTAAACTACTCTTCGCCCTTGGGTATTGGCGGATCTGCTGTGAAGCATGGGATTGTCAGACTTCCATGTGGAGTACGCTCTGACAGATATTGTAAGTCGTAGTATCCTGCCTCCGTCGTGGTAAGTGTTATGTGTTAACACCGGGACTACGCATTATCTACTTACTCACCTATCCTATTGGTAGGAGGAGCTGAGATTGTGTCACGAATAGTATATAGTTTTCGTGACATTTTCGTACCGCGAGTAACGGTTAGAATATTACTCACTAGTTAAGTTTAACCGTTGAAGCGTAAGGTTTGTCAGGTTCTTACGTGGAGGTTCTACCGTAAGCTGCGGCAGTCTTACCCTGACTAGGATGCAGATATCTGAAAAGAAAAACGCCGAGACTCGCTAAGGAATTATCGGCAGTAAACTGTAATTACTGCCAATATTGCGAGGAATTGGAGCTGGTACACACAGCTCCTTTTATATTGGACAGAACCCGACACGCCTCTCACTTTGATGCGTACCACGTCGGGTCATTTTGACAGAAGCCTCCACACCTCTCAATGAAGTGTCCAATGGAGGCACATATAAGGAGAGAACCGTATTGATTACGGTTGCAGAGTAGATTGTAAAAGGTCTGCTCTGCGTTTTGTTATTTTTAAAGAAAGGAGGAATATGGAGAAGTGAAAAAACTCTTATATCTCTCTGATTTATATAATTATTATGTAACTCAGAATAAGAATGTAAAATTCAGTTCTGCTGATAATGACACTACCATTGTAGTTCATATAGATGAACCGTTTACATATGATCAGTCTGAAGATGATGAATTGAATATGTATTGTCCTATCAGACTTTGTCACACAGAGAAAAATGCCAACCAAAGTTTTATATCTGAAAAGGCTATGGAGAATGCTTTGCCTACTGCGTATAATATGCCAATCTTAGGATATATATATAACAATGGTGAGAAAGATGTTTTTGCTAGTCATGAGTTGTATGTTAATGATGATGGTGAAACCGTATATGAGGAAATCCCAGTTGGCTGTATACCGGAATCAGCCGATCTTAAATTAGTATATGATGTAGATATGGATAAGACTTATGTTGACGGTACTGGTATTATTTGGAAAACATACAGTAAAGCAGCAGAAATTATAGAAAGAGAAAAGAGATTGTCTGTGAGTGTAGAGTTATTTGTAGATGAATTATCTTATGACTCTAAAGAGAAAGTATTGTGTATAGACAAGTTTAGATTTAGTGGAGTCACAATACTTGAAGAGAATCGTTACACAGGCGAAGAAGTAAAGCCTGGTATGGTTGGAAGCAATATTTCAATTGCCGACTTTAGTGTCGAGAATAATAGTATATTCTCACAGAATGAAAAAGTTATTGAGATGTTATCTGCTCTTAACGAGAAAATAGATAACCTTAATATAAACAACGAAATTCTAGAGGAAGGAGGTAATCCAAAACCAATGTTTGAAAAGCTTTTAGAACAATATGGAAAGTCAATTGATGAAATTGATTTTGAGTACGAAGGACTTTCAGATGAGGAACTCGAAGCAGTATTTGCAGAGCATTTCACTCCTTCTACAGAAAACTTTGAAGATAGTCCGAAAAAGCGTAAGAAGTCTGAAGATGATGATTCGGTAATTGTTGACGATGAGGATCAAGACGATGACGATGAGGATGGCGACAAGGATGATGATGACAAGGAAAATCAGGACGATGATGAGAATCCTGATGATAAAGACGATACTCCTGAAGTACAATCTGAGGAAGAAGAACAACCTGATGAACCTGATGATAATACCGAAGATCCAGAAGATGTTAATTACTATTCCGTAAATTATACTGTGTCTGTTAAGGGTGCAAAGAAAGATTATTCAGTATCACTCAAGGAAAAGCTGAATGCTCTTACAATTCTTGTAAATGATACTTACGGTGAGTCTGATGGTGCATGGTATGATTGTGATGTTATTGAAGAAACTAAGATAGTTGAATTCCACGATTGGTGGAATAATAAGCACTATCGTCAGTCTTATTCTGTAAAGAAAGATGTATATTCACTTAAGGGTGATAGAATTGAAACATTTGTTTCGTTCTTATCTGCTGATGAGAAGAATGCTCTTGAACAGATGAAAACTAGCTACTCTGCTATTGAGGAAAAACTTGCAAAGTACGAGTCCGAACCAGCAAAGAAGGAAATTCTTCAGTCAGAGGATTGGAAGAATATTCGAGAAACCAAGGAATTTGTCGAGTTATCAAAGCGAGAGAATTACTTCGATCTCTCTACGGATGAGCTAACTGATAAGCTTGACAAAATGTTGCTTGAGTATTCAAAGCACAATAAAATTGAGTTTTCATCTGAAGAACCTGAGAAGAAACAGGTTGGTATGAAACTATTTGGTAATCCATCTAAGAAGGCTGCTAAGTCATCTTCTAGATATGGTGGAATATTTTCAAAGTAAAAAAATAATAAAGTAAATCAAAAGACTCAAAATTTGGGTCTTATTTTTTTGTCAAAAATTTGAAAGGAGAAAGGCAATAATGAAAATTGATGTTACAACAAATAAGCATATGGCATCTTTTCCTTCTAAGATTGCATCAATGAATGGAAATTATGCACATGTATACAACATTGTTATTCAGGATAATTTAGTTGACAATGGTCAGCTTTGTGGTCGTGGCGATTATGTATCTTTTGATCAGTATGAGCAAGATACAGTACCTAATGGTTTTAAGGGAATAATTAATGAGGAAGTTCCTGCAAAGCCAGGTTATTGGTATGTAGAGGTTACAGACCTTCCTGCTGACGAAGTTCTTTATATGTACAACAGTGCAGTTAGTGAGTATGTAGAGAGAGAACTTAAGGACGAGAGACTTTTCGTAAATGAGAAGGATGATGTATGTCAGGGTGCTCGTCTTATGATTGGTGATGTATATGAAGTTTCTACAGAGGGATTTAATGGTACTCCTTCTGCTGGTACTGCTGTTACTTATGCTAATGGTAAGTACGTAATCTAATAGGAAGGAGGAAAGAATAATGGCTAAGAATTTTAATGAACATACAATGGCTGTATTTGCAGCTATGGATACAGATTATGAAGGCATGACAAATCTCATGCTTGACGTTGCACTTGGTCGTGAAATTTATGCTGATGGTGAGAAGATTTCTAAGGCTGATGCAAACGCAAAGATACTTGATTTTTCAAGACAGGTTCTTGGAATAACAGATATAAATGACAAGAAGGCTGTTCGTAGAGCTATAAGAGACAATCAGAGATCTTGGTTCGACGTGATAGAAGATGTCATCGACCAGACTATGGTAATAGGACTTCAGCAGAGCGACTGGTATAACCAGTTTGTGGAGGATAAGTCTATTGCATATCATGATAGACAGGATTTCTATGTAGAGAACGATGCTCTTCTTGCAGTAGCAAAGGCTGGAACATCTCATCACGATCATATTATCCAGAGAATCGGAGCTGGTGAAAGATTTAGCGTAAAGACTACCCTTCACGCAATCAAAATTGGTGAAGATATCAACAGATATGTCACAGGAATGTTTGATTGGTCAAAGATGGTTGCTAAGATTACAGAGTCTTATATTGCAGCAATTCAGGAGGAAGTATACGCAGAGATTTCTACAGCAGCTTCAAAGCTTCCTGTTCAGACTGGATTCGTTGGAACTGGTATTCTTTCACAGGCTACAAAGCCACAGTTTGACGCTATTGTTGATAACGTAGCTGCAGTTGGTAATGGTTCTGATGTAGTTATTCTCGGAACAAAGGCTGCACTTTCAAAACTTAGTGGTCTTGCTGATGTTCAGTGGGCAGCTGCTGATATGAAGACATCTCTTATGGAGACAGGTACAATTGGAATGTATGAGGGTGCTAAACTTATGGTTATCCCTAACCGTTTCAAGGATAGAACTCTTCAGCAGAAAGTATTTGCTTCAAACGTACTTCTTATTCTTCCGGCTACTGGTGAAGAGGGAAAATTCGTTAAATTTGTTGACGAAGGTGATACAGAGATTCTCGAAAAGACAGAGCGTGGCGATTACCAGAGCGATCTTATGACTCAAGAAGTTCAGAGACGTTGGGGTGTTGCAACAGTTATCTCTAATCAGTTTGGTCAGTGGACAATTTAATTACGTCGATTATGGAGAGGCTTAGTCCTCTCCTATTTTTATGAGTAAAAGGAGAAGAATGATGGCTACAAAAACAATGCAAAAAAGAACTGTAACTGACAAAGTTGAACCAACAGAAGAAAAAGCTAAAAAGACATTTCAGCAGAACGATGGTATATTGTGTCATTCTGTAGTACAAGGTGGTCTTTTTTACGAAGGTAGTAAAACAGGTATGCTTTATTCATTTTTAGATTATGGAGATGTAACTGAGATTGAATATCGTGATCTTGTGGCTGCCGTCAGAACTAAATCTGAATATGTCTATAATCCATATTTTATTATAGACGATGAAGATTTTATAGCTGAGTTTCCAGCTATAAAAAAGTTTTATGAGGATCAGGTATCAATTAAAGACCTTAAAGGTATTCTTGATTTAGATACACCAAAAATGGTGGACGCTATTAATGCATTGCCAAAAACAGCAATCGAATCTCTTAAGAAAATTGCTTCTACTCAAGTGGCAAATGGTCGTCTTGATAGCGTAAAAAAGATTAAAGCTCTCGATGAAATATTTGGTACAGATCTCAATCTTGTTGGCGAACTTTTTGCTGAACAGTAATTTAAGGGAGGTGTATTATGACCTCTACTTACAATGATATCTATTCAAGATTTCTGATTAAAATACGGGACTACAAGTTCGCGGAACTCCCCGAACCTAATGCTACTGAGCAGATGTTAGAATGGCTTCGTTCTGCTCTAAGCCAGCCGTACATAATCAGAATATTTGAATCATTTTCGGCAGATGATGAAATTGCCGAAATTGATTACACTCTTACTTCTTCCGTTAATGAATATACAGACAAAAACTTTGTTGAGGAATTGCTTGGTTGTCAAATGATATGTGAATGGTTGAGTCCTATACTTAGGACTACTACTTTACTTAATCAAATGATTACTAATAGTAAAGAACAGAAATACTATTCACAATCAGCTCACATTAGTGAACTTCGTGGAATATTAGAAGATGCCGAAAACAAAGTAAGATCAATGCTAAGGGATAAGGGTTATATTTGGAACCCTTATTTAGGCAACGTCTAATGTATCCACATAAGTATGGCGAGTTTGCAGATATGCAAATCTCGGAAATAAAGGAAGTGTTACGTAAGAGAATATTCTTCTTGCTACTTGTAGCGGAAGATTTGGAAACTAAAGAAAAGTTTCCGGAAGTAAATCTAGAACAAGCTAATACTACTCTACTTTGGCGAATATCCGGTCTTAATGAATTACTCGGAGAACCACCAGAGTTAGTAACGGTACTTAGTTTGTTAGAAGAAGCCAAAAATAGTATAACCGAAAACTTTGATTTTGCTAAGTATCGTAAACTGATACTTGATGCTGGTGCTGAGATTATGAAAATCCAAAGTGCAAAAAATGCACCTCAAGATTAGGAGGTGTTGCGCTATGAATTTTAATGATTACAAACGTAGTCTTAGTGTTGGTGGTGTTCATACTAATGGACAACGTCACAGTTATGAGGCTCAAGATATTATTGAGCATACTTGGTATGATGATCCAGCTAGTATGATAGCGTATTTTTATGATTACGAACATGATGATGAAAAAGGCAAAAATACTAATCTTCATCCAGAATGTTCTAAAACAAAAATACCGGTAGAAATAAAATATATTTTATCAGCATATAAGTCGTTAAATAAGGATGAAGTTGATCTTCGTATTATGTTTAAACCATCTTACGAATGTACTATACCTTATTATAAAGAGAAATTTTCAGATGTGGTATCCAGTGTATTTCCTACGGGATTATATTGTGATATCAAAAATGAAAAGGGTGTATGGAATAGATGGCTTGTGGTTGCGACTGCAAGTTTGTATAATAATGACTTTCCAACATGGGCGATTCTTCCTTGTGGATATAAATTTCAATGGATGTACAAGGGTAAGCAAATGGAAATGTGGGGAGTAGAACAAAGTCAGAATTCGTAAATTAATGCGCTTCATATAGGTAACTATATGTCGAAAGTCCTCTAATTGCTGGGAACTCTCAATGAGACAATCAGCAGCCAAGTTTGCGTAAGCAAAAAGGTTCAACGACCAGTCATAAGACGTAGAGCAAGTGCTCGAAATGGGGACACTCCTATTAGGAGTTTGATATGGTCTGAACTTCATGGTGACATGAAGAAAAATTATTTATATTAGAATTAGTTATTAAGACAGGACATGGGGTAGCTCCCCTTTCTTCGTACTCCGAATACGAAGATTACTGTCTTTTTATTATGTTTATTTTTCGGAGGAATAAAAACATGTATAAATTATCTGATGATACAATTAATACTATTGTGCAAAAATACAAAGAAGGAATGTCTGTTTATGATATATGTAATAATTACAATGTGTCTAATACTACTGTTTATAAATATTTAAAACAAACAGATAGTATTAATCATGGATTTGATTATAGATATATCACGGATATTGAAAAAGAAAATATAAAGCAAAATTATATAAACGGAAAATCGAGTGTAGAAATAGGAAAAATGTATAATTGTGGGCACAAACCTATATTGAGAATATTACGAGACATGGGAATTAAACCGGATCAAAAAAGGTTTGCACGTAAATATAAATTAAACGAAACATATTTTGATAATATAGACACTCCAAATAAAGCTTATATTATGGGATTATTACATTCAGATGGTTCTAATAATATTAGTAAATCAACCGTAAGTATTTCTTTACAAGAGGAAGACCGGGATATTTTAGAAAGAGTGAGGGTAGAAATTGGAAGTGAAAAGCCATTAGAATATTTAGATTATTCAAATAAACATGATTTTGGATATTTGTATAAAAATCAGTATCGTTTAAATATATTTAGCAAACATATATGTGAAATGTTAAATGATAAAGGTATAGTTCCTGATAAAAGTTTAAAAATAGGTTTTCCTAATTGGATTGATGAAAAATTATTATCTCATTATACCAGAGGGGTTTTTGATGGAGATGGTAGTATATGTCAATCATATAGAAATGAAAATAATAAACCTATCATTGTTACTATTACTGCAACCGAAGATTACTGTAAAGATTTACAAAAGTACTGTCAAAACATTCTTTCTATAAATCCTGGAATATATGATGCGTCTTGTCATAATGGAATTACTAAAGTTTTTACAATAAGTGGTAGGAATGTTTGTAAAATATTTTTAGATTGGTTATATAAAGATGCAGATTTATTTCTTCAACGTAAATACGATAGATTTTGCAATTACTATAATATAAATAATTCTTTATTAGATTAACGAACTAATAAAGTAACATATTTGATAATTCTGGAGTTTGGTTTTCATACAAGACGGAAGTAGTTGAAAATCAGACTAAGGCTATTCTTCCATATAATGATATAACAAAAACTCTCTTTTATAATACTCGTACTATAATAAGTGCTGATCTTCCGGAGCCAATAACATGGCGTACTACAAAAGTAGAGGGATTAGCTCATAAAGGTAATATAATGTTCACATTCGCACAAGATGTTTTTGACCAAAATCATGATTATATAGAACGTGATGAAAACGGAAAGCTTCTCGGAATGTGGGCGGATTACTACAAAGAATCTAATCTCCCATCCGAAGATACTACTACCCCATCTTCAGAAGATTACGGTACCTATGCTGAAATTACTTATGCTGGTACAGAACCACATATCAAAGTCAATGGTTCTTATAAAAAAATAATTCTTACCTATTATAATTCCAACGAAATATTAAAAGATCAAACTCCGGGCGAATGGTCATATTGGATCGATGATATAAATGTTGGGGAATTGATTAAAGTTATAGAAAGTGATTCTCCTAATATAATTAAAATAAAATTCTTAGGAGATGAAAATTACTTAGGTAAGGTATTAACAATTAAAAATATACGAGATGATATAGTTGGAACTCTTCAACTTCAAATCGTTAGTCTATAAGGAGGTGGAGTATGCAAGAAAGAAAGCGCAAGCTCTTACCTGAGCAGAAACAATATCTTATAGATTTAATGAAAAAGCCAAATGAAGATGATATTAGATATAAAGAAATCATAAAGCAACAGCTTTTAGATGATGACATTCTTATATGGCTTTTAAATAATAAAAAACTTGAAGATGCTGAATCCGAGAATGATGAGTATTTTGGAGTAAATATTCGTCCAGAATATATTATTCCAGAGACACAAACCGATGTGCAAAATTTTATATGTTATGAGGTTTCATTTGATGATAACGCTAGATATAATCCAGCAATCAAATATCAAGAAATCATTTTTTATATTTTGTGTCATGAGGCTAATGGTATTGTCGAAGAAATCGGAGCAGCTCGAAAAGATTTAATTGCGGGAATAATTATAGATAAATTCAATGGTTCTAATATTTTTGGAAATGAATTAAAACTCGTATCTGATAAACCAAGTGTTACGGATAATTCATATTCTACTCGTACTCTTGTGTTTGAACAAAAGACAACAAATTCACTAACTAGGGCTGACGGACGAACTTTTAATCTGAGGCGTTAATTGTGGCTGAAATAGATAAATTAAAGATACTAAGAGGTAAGCCGATTAAGATTAGTGATTTGTTGACCATATATCAACCAACTATTGATCAGATTACAGATGCAGGAGAAGAAAAATTTACCAACACAATATGGTTAATGTGTTCTTGTGCATGGGATATGCCAAGTACTTTTGCAGATGCTGGCATAGATTTTATGTCTGTATCGGATTGGCAATTTTTCATTCAAATCACACATAGTTTTAATGTTGAAGATACTAGGTTGATATTTGGAGATTTAGACTTTTCAAAATTAACTCCAATGAATTATAAGGAAAACAAAGACGATACTGAAGGTCAGATTGTACTTGTTAATTTAGAACCACTAACAATAAATGGTGTAAAATATGAACCCGCGCAATATATTTTTACTGAACAATTGTATCAAGAAATGATACCTTATGTTAGAGAAATGATTGGCTTTCAACATAAAGGTAGGAAAGCCGCTAATAAAGCAACCGCTAAAATACTTATCTTGGATGATAGACGACAACGTGCTAGGCACAAAAATGATAAATACGAATCAATGTTTCATAATGGAATTATATCTTTAGTTAATACTGAAGAATTTCCATATACATATGAAACTGCCTATTCTCTTACATTATATCAATTTACTAAATCCCTTATTCAAATTCAAGGTAAAAAACAAGCTTGTGCTATGTTTCAAGGAAGTATGTCGGGATTTGTCGATACATCCAAAATTCCATCTAGCAATTTTCAGTGGATGTATAGTGATGATAAGTATAATAAACGTGGTGGTAAAACACTTAAAGATTCTCTCTCGGTTAATGGAGAGAGCTTGAATATAAAGCCTATGAATGAAGACGCTACAAAAAAGTAGTGTCTTTTTTAATTTTTAGAAAAGGAGAATAGAATTATGGCTATTACAAGTTTTGATAATCTTGTTATTGATAGAGTCGTAGACGGATGGTTTGAGTCTAAGTCAACTGGCGATATCCTCGCAGTTCTTGATCAGATTTCTAATTTCTCAATCAATACAACTTCCGAGACAAAAGATAAGACAGATGCTCAGGGAGCACTTCTTAAGAGATACTTTACATCGAAGTCTGTTGAGGTTTCTGGAGAGAATGCTACATTCTCACTTAACCTTTTCGCACTTCAGAATGGTGGTACATCTAAGGTAACTGGTACTGATGTAATAATGCCAAGAATATTCCTCGCAGATAAGGGAACAGGAATTGTTGAACTTCCAGAAGCACCAATTGCGGGAACACTCAAGGTTTATGGTACAACAGACAATGGTAATGTTGATGTTGAGAAGAAGTATGTACCAGCCGAAGGTGAGGATCCTCAGCCAGAAGCAGGTAAATATGTACTCTCAGGAACAACTCTTAAGCTTCCTACAGATGTAACAAATACTGTACAGATTAAGTATGAGCGTAAAGTGGGTCAAGATATCGTTGCTGCAAGAGTTAATGTACAGGGCGATAAGTTCCCTAAGGAGTGCAAGGCTACATTTAGAGTACTTTGTTCAGACCTTTGTGAGTCTGAAGAGGTTCTTGCTCTTTACATTGTATTCGAGAAGTTCCAGATGAGTCCGGACTTCGATTGGACTGTAGATACTGAGTCAACTCAGAATTTCTCAGCTACAGCTTTCAAGGATTACTGTGCAAAGAATCAGGTTCTGTATTACATCGCACTTGCAGATGATACAGATGATTATGATACAAAGCAGTTCATTGGCTAATAAGAACTGATTTTGAATAAAGGGGGTTATCTTTTTTAGATAGCCCCTTTTTAGTAAGGAGGAACTTATTATGGCTAAAGAAAGAAACTGTATTTTCTGTGGTAAATCATATCAGTATTGTCCAAATTGTGGAGAATATAATTCTCTGCCAAAGTGGATGTATAATTTTGATAGCGAAAAATGCCATGACTTATATGAGGTTATTGGTGGTTATAATATTGGTAAAAAAACTAAAGAAGATATTCAGCAGGTTTTAATTAAACATAATATTACAGATTACTCACAGTTTTCTCAGAAATTACAGAATAAACTAAATACACTCTTCTCTTCTGCACCAGTGGTTAAAGAAGAAACGGTTGTTACAGAAACTCCGGTTATTGAAGAGAATGTTATTGTTGAGACTCAAACAACTAATCAGGAGGTAGACGTAGAAACTCCAGTTGTCGAAGAGACTCAAGCAGAAGAATCTGAACCAGTTCAAACAGAGTATAAACCTCGTAGAACTAGAAGATATCATAAGAAATATACAGAGGAAGCCAATACTGAAGAGTAGTATTGGCTCTTCCTTTTTTAAGGAGAAAATGGAAATGATAGTACAACCAAATTTCAATACACATGAATATAATCCTACTAAAGTTATTCGAGTAACGGATAATGATAAACAACGAGTATTTATAGCCTTTGGAATGTATCCATGTGATATATATGTAGATGGAAATGGCAAGTTGGTAATGCTGTTTGAAAAATCTACTTTTGTATAATAACAGTCATTATTGTTTGAAAGTGATTGGAGGAAATAAATGGATAATAAAAATATAAATTTAGACAAATACATACCTATACTCAATCCCAAACAAGCAGCTTTTTATTGGGGCAAAGGGATTGAACCTGTAGATATTTACCCTAGTATAGATTCTCACACACAACAACCGATTGTTGTTTTTTTGTTTAAACGTGATGAGACCTATCTATTATATAAAGAATGGTTAGATAGGCGGTGATGTTATGGGGATATATTTAGACAATGCTGCAAGTACAAAAGTTGATCCATATATATTGACAAAATTTACAGAAATTGCCGAAATATATTATGCAAATCCTAGTTCAGTTCATTCTCCTGGTTTGGATGCTATGAATATAATATCGAATACACAAGATATTATTGCATCTAAATTATCGTGCAGACAAGATGAAATATTTTTTACATCTGGGGCAACAATGTCAAATAATATATTAATTCAAGGCGTAATGCGCAAACGTCCTGAAATTATGTTTATTACAAGTTGCGTAGAACATAACGACATTATGGAATTATACGATTGGCTTCCATATTCGAAATGTATGTTGGACGTATATGAAGATGGAATTATTAATACTGATTCGTTATACGAAACTCTAGTACTGTGTGAAGCAAAATCTAAGCCATTTCTTGTCAGTATTCAGATGGCTAATTCAGAAAGCGGTGTTATACAACCAATTAAGTATATTGCCAAATTAGTTCATAAATTTGGTGGATATCTTCATGTAGACGCTACACAATATATTCCATACTATCCCATTAATGTTAATAAAATGGGTATAGACGCATTATCAATGTCTGGTCAAAAGATTGGAGGATTAAAAGGTAGCGGATTACTTTACGTGCGTCAAGAACTGCAAGATAAAGTAACTCCTGTTATTTTTGGTGAACAAGGATTAGTTGGTGGCACATATCCTACTCCACTTATTGCAAGTCTTGGGATGGCGTTCGAGTTATTGGATTATAACAATTCCGATCTTCAACATAAAAGAGATGTTTTATTGAGCTATCTCGAAGAGCTGGGTGGAATACTTGTGGGTTCGCGAGAAAGTAGATTGCCAAATAATATATATATAAGATTCCCTGGGGTATCAGGAATGAGTTTACAGAATTTACTTAATGAATATGGAATCTATATAGGTACTGGTTCAGCTTGTTCGTCAGATTCGGATAAACCTAGTCATGTAGCAACAGCGTATGGACTTAGTGACGAAGAAGCATTGGAATGTGTACGGTTTACACTTAGCAATCAGAACACATATGAAGATATTGAATATGTTGTAAAGGTATTAAAAAGTATATTGGAACTGATATAGTAACGTAAATTTTGAATAGTAACATAGAATAAGTTATTAATCAAAAATAATGTTAATGTTTATATTTACAAACATTATTACAAAAAAATAGGAGGAATTTGATAGGAAGAAAGACAGTATATAATAACATCACAGACGAAGAATCTCTATCACAGATTCTTCCGGAAAACATAGAATTATCAAATGATTTTTTAGATTATCTTAAATCAATTGATAGATCACCTAATACTATTTCTCAATATAAATCAGATCTTGATATATTCTTTGTTTATAATTTAAAAAATAACAACAATAAGAGATTTACAGAAATCACAAAGCGTGAGTTTGCAAGATTTCAAAATCACGCTATTAGTGAATGGGGATGGAGTCCTAAAAGAATAAGAAGAGTAAAATCAACACTTTCTTCTCTTTCAAATTATATTGAAAATATACTCGATGAAGAAGAAGAATATTTTAATTATAGAAGTGTGATTAAAAAAATAGAATCTCCTGTAAATCAAACTGTACGTGAAAAAACAATTTTTACCGAAGATGAAATAGAAAGTCTTCTTGGATGGCTTGTTGAACAAAAAAAATATAGACAAGCTTGTTGTGTATCACTTGCTATTAATTCAGGGAGAAGAAAATCCGAGATACCTAGATTTAAGGTATCTTATTTTAATGAAGAAAATGTTTTATTCGGTTCGTTATATAAAACTCCCGAAAAAGTTAAAACCAAAGGACGAGGAGCTAGAGGTAAAGAAATACAATTATATGTTTTAAAAAAACCATTTGATCCGTATTTAAAACTTTGGCTTGAATATAGACAAGAAAATAATATTGATAGTGAATGGTTATTCCCTAATATGAATGATTATTCAAAACCTATGTCTATAGATACTATGGACGGATGGAGTTCTAATTATACAAAGTTCTTAGGTAAAGATTTTTATTGGCACAGTTTGAGACATTATTTTACAACTGCTTTAGTGAAGAATAATATACCTACTAATGTAATACAAGATATTGTTAATTGGGAATCGGCTGATATGGTCAGTTTATATACGGATATTTCAGCAGATGAAAATATAGGAAAATATTTTGATGAAAATGGGATAAAACAAATTAAACAAAAATCTATAAGTGAAATATAAAGGAGTTAATATCAACCATATTGGTTGTTATTATTTTTGTGCAGAAACATAAAGGAGTCATGACCTTTATGAGAGTAGTATCCTTTCCACGCTACTCTTCTGCACTTTTTATTTTTTGTGGAGAGATGTAGGAAAGGGGAATAATAATGGGAAAATTAAAATGCACAAAGGAAGAATGTATAGAAAAATTATTAGAGTTACAAGAAGAAATTGGATGGAACAATATTATTACACAAAAAATATTATACGAGAATAAAATATATAAAACAGTTATTACTCTTTGGGGAAATATGAGTAATATGAAGGACGAATTAAATTTACCAAAGTCTCTAGATAGTTTTTGTAAAAAATACTCTGATGATGAACTACTGGCAATAATTCAAAAGTATGAGAAAGAAAATGGATTTTTCCCATCTTGCGAATATTGGGATACACATAGTTCTCAATTTGGTTTACCAAGTTCTCGGACATATAGAAAGCATTTTGGAAGTTGGTATAAGGTTCGAGAATTATGTGGAAATAGTAACTATACTTATATTGTTGAAAATAATGGAAAATATAAGAATAAATATGACGATAAAAAAGTATTGGACAATATTTTAGATAATTATGTTAGCGAGTATAAAAAAGTTCCGACAATAAAAGAATTGAATAATAAATATGGAATAGATTTATATCATTGTATTTGTCGTAATTATAATACATACACGAATTTTATAAAACAAAATGGATATCAACCTAGAGGGCATTATATATATACTGATGAGTATTTAGAAAATGCTTTTATGAATTTTGTCAATAAAAACAATAGGGTTCCGACTGTTAGAGAACTTAGAGAAAATAGTGATCTTCCTGGAGAAAAAGCATATAAATTAAGATTCGGAACTTGGGGACAAGCATGTATTCATTATGGATATAAACCTAATAATAGACAACCGGAATATTATTTGTCTAATGGTGAGAAATGTGATTCGTCATATGAGTGTATGGTCTCAAATTGGTTAATTGATAATAATATAAATTATGAGAGAAATATATTATATAAAAATCTTGATAAATACAATCATTATAATGGAGCAATGAATTGTGATTATTTGATTCATTACAATAATAAAGATTGGTATGTTGAAATAGTTGGTATGTTGTGGTCAAAAGATTATAAACCAACAACAACTGAAACAATAACTTATTATGAAAAACTAAAGAAAAAAGAACAAATTTTAAAAAACAATCATTTAAATTATAAATTAATATATGCTAATGAATTCAAATATAATTCTATAGCAGACTTGTTTTTATTTTTAAAAGAGGAGGTTTAATTATGGATATATCTGAAATAATACAAGAATACTGTATTCCTGTTATTGCCATGGTTGTATATTGTATATGTTATGCAATCAAACAAGCTGGATTTATTAAAGATAAATTCATTCCTATTATAGCTTTAGTTTTAGGAGGAATTTCAGGCATATTTATGAATGGATTATCATATCTCGCCGTTGCACAAGGCATCTCCAGCGGTGCAGTTGCGGTAGCAATCCATCAGGTATATAAACAACTATCTAAGGATAATGATTACACGATATGATACTTGCGACAACATTTGCACAGTTTTATGACATGTGGAAATCCTTGATTTCTATACCGGGAGCGAAAACTGCTTTAGTTATTTTTCTACTTAGTGCAGTTGAGATATCTCCAATTAAATTTAATCCATGGTCGTGGATAGGAGGACTAATTGGAAAGTTCTTAGGGATTAGAGCGTTGTGGGATAAAGTAGATGCCATTGATAAAAAGGTAGATGAGAACCAAGCAACAACAATAAGGGTTCGTATTTTAAGATTTGAAGATGAGGTACAGGAAGAAAGAGATCATTCTAAGGATTCGTGGGATCAAGTTATGGATGATATCTGTCGTTATGAATTATATACAGAAACTCACCCGGAGTTTAAGAATAATATTACCGTGGCAAGTATCAATCATCTTAAGAGGAAATACGAAGAACTCTTAGAGAAACGTGCTTGGACTGTAAAACTAACAAGCGAGGATAGATGATGAATAGAACGAGATTGTTAAGTCTCGATTGTTCAACCAAATGTTCTGGACTTGCCCTTTGGGAAAATGGAAAGTATATAGAATCTCATATTATAGATATGAGTAATATAAAGGATACTGAAGAGAGGCAAAAAGAAATGGGATTAAAGCTATGGAAGGGATTGGAATACTACCACCCTTCCATTGTTTATATTGAGGATACGTATTGTCATGGTAATCCTGAAGTACAAAAGAAACTTAATCGTATCCAAGGAGTTATATATACATGGTGTATTACTCATGATGCAGAGTTTCATTGTATTATGCCTAGTTCGTGGCGTAAGTATATCCCAGATTTTCCAAACGGTAAAGGAATAAAGAGACAAGAACAAAAAGAATTTTCTGTAAAGTATGTTACGGACAAATATAATATCAAACCCAAGTCAGATGATGAATCAGATGCGATTCTTATTGGCGAAGGTGTATTGAATATGTATGAGGAAAAGGATACGTAATTAAACCATAAGAAGGTGGTATTAATGTATTCGCACGAAATCGAGAGATTTTTACAAGACCGTAATTATACGGTGACTCCAGAAGAATGTAATCTTCTAATGGATATTAATACTAATACACAGATTACAAACATGAAATATTTCTGCGAAAATAACGAATATCATATTCACACAAGTGATGGATATAATTTTAGATTTACAGTGAAATAACAAATAAGGAGAAAAAAGGATATGACAATTGAAGACGTATTAACATACAGTCGAGTAATTAAGAGAATTATTGATAATGTACCGGAAGTAAATAGTTTGGCTAAATTTAAACTTCTCGGCATGCTTAAACAATTTGAACCAACGGTAGATAATTTCAATACTATCAGAGAAGAAAAAATACAGAAGTATGGGTCTTATGATTCCGAAGGTAGATTTGGAATATTTGAACCTCACGAGGAGGATTTCGAAACCATAACAGATTTCCAAGAGGCGCATAAGAACTTTGAGGAAACAATGAATAACTTTAATAAGGATTTGGATGAGATACTTCATTCTGAATCAGATTTACAAATAAAGAAGATAAAATACACAGATATTATAGACGCTGGTATACCAGCTGATTATTTAATGGTTTTATATAATTTAATTGAAGAGTGATTTGGAGGTAATGAATAATGGGAAAAATATCGGTCGATGCATTTTTAAGGCAATATAACGTAGCAGCGAAACAAAAAGGGTCTGCTATGGAAAACTTCATTAAACAGCATATAGTTACTGATTATATTAACTATCTCAATAAGGTGGTTATTTGTGAAGGCATAATTAATGCCACCTGTAGAAAACAAGATGGAGATAGATCATTGATAGTTTTTAATAGTCCAAGTCGTTATATGTTTTTTTATATGAAACTTATTGAGAACTATACAAACATAGAACTTAAAATAGATGATGAGCATTCTATAGATTATTATTACGATGAGCTTAATAAAGTCGGAGCAATCGACGCATTGATTGCTGCTATTCCACCATCGGAATATGCGGAATTTCAGACTCTGCTCAAGATGCGATTAGATGATTTTATAAAGAATGAATATTCTGTTACTGCTCTACTTTACAATCTCAAACAAGAGTTTTCTATATCTGAAGAACTCATAAACTCAGTAATAGAAGAATTAAAAAAGCAAGTAGAATAATATCCAACGGAGGTATGAGTTATGGCTTACAGACACTATAATGAGAACCCCAACTACAAGTCGGTTGGGGATTGTACAATACGTGCTATTTCTAAAGTATTAAATCAATCTTGGGATAAGACTTATATAGAATTATGTATTCAGGGATATTTAATGAAAGATATGCCTAGTAGTAATTCGGTATGGGATTCATATCTTAGAGGTTGTGGTTTTGTCCGTAAAGTCATTCCGAATACTTGTCCTGATTGTTATACGGTGGATGATTTTTGTTATGATCATCCAAGCGGAGATTATGTGTTAGCAACTGGTAGTCACGTAATCGCTGTAAAAAATGGAATAGCTTATGATGATTGGAACTCTTTAATGGAAGTTCCAATTTTTTATTATGAAAGATAGATTTTAAATGAAAGGAGGTAAGTTGTAATGGCTTACTACACAACACCAAGTAATTATAATTTAGGATACTACCCTACGTTGATGCAACCAACTATGCTTCAACAACCAATAATGTATCCCCAACAAATGAACGAACAAATGTTACCGACACAAATGTCGGGAACATCACCGTCTAACTCATATTTCGCATGGGTTCAAGGAGAAGCTGGAGCTAAGTCGTATCCAGTTGCTAGAGGCACTACCGTTCCACTCTTCGATTCCGAAGGAGATTTTGTATATTTTAAAACAGTGGATAATAACGGAATACCATTACCTCTAGTTAAAAAAGTTCTTAGTGATCCACCCGTGGAAGTTACAGCTGAGGTTGTTCAAGAAGTTCAAAAGGAAGTTGTCCAACCTCAAATAGATATGAGTAATTATGTCACCAAAGAAAAGTATGATGAATTAAAAAAGAAGTACAGTGATTTAGAATTTAGAATTTTAGAATTAGAAACAAAACCTAATAACACTTCAACTATATCTTCTACTTTTACTGGAAATACTTTTAATAATACAAGGAAGGAGACAGAAACAGATGGCGGTAAGTTCACTATTTAATATGTTTGGCAAGCAACAAAATAATGGCTTTGCCAATATGATGAGTCAGTTTAATCAGTTTAGACAAAGTTTTCAAGGCGACCCAAAACAGAGAGTACAAGATTTACTCAATAGTGGTCAAATGACTCAAGAACAATTTAATCAATTATCTCAAGCGGCTACTCAATTTCAGCAGATGATGAGTGGTCGTTTTTAATTTTGTTTAATTCAGCTTAATAGCTGTTTTAATAAATTCCTTACGTAAGGATTGATGGACGCATCAATTAATAAAATTATGAAAAGGAGAACAAAATTATGGCAATTAGTGATGGTTCTTTAAGTGCAGCAGATGTTGCAGCAGTAACAAATGGAAATGGATTCGGCTTCGGCAACGGAGGAGATGGCTGGTGGCTTATACTCCTCTTCCTCTTCGCATTTGGCGGTTGGGGAAATAATGGTTGGGGCAACGGCAGTAACGGTGGTTACGGCGGAGTTCCTTATGTTGTAAATGACGTTCAGCGTGGTTTCGACCAGTCTGCAATAATGTCAGGTATTTCTGGAATCCAGACATCTCTTAGTAATGCAGAAGTTTCAAGATGCAACCAGACTGCAAATATCACAAATCAGTTAACAAACATGGCAGCCAATCAGGCTTCATGTTGCTGTGAAAACAGATTAGCTATAGCTAATTTATCAGCCGATATAGCTCGTGAAGCTTGTGCAGATAGGGCAAGTATTAGCGATGCTCTTAGAGATGTACTTGAAGCAAATAACGCTTCAACACAGCGTATATTAGATCAGATGTGTGCTGATAAGATAGACGCAAAGAACGAGCAAATTGCAGCTCTTCAGCAGCAACTTACTATGTCACAGCTTGCTGCGTCACAGAATGCGCAGACTGCAGCTATAATTGCAAACAATGAAGCACAGACGAGTGCTCTCGAAAGATATCTGGCACCAGTACCAATCCCTGCCTATATTGTACAGAATCCAAATGGATGTGGATGTGGTTACAATTACGGATACGGATGCGGTTATGGAGCATAACCCTTTCATTCTAATAGGTAACATTTTTTCGTAAGAAATTTTTAGTTTAAATACTAATTTTGATACCGAGTCGTTCGGCTTCCGTCTTGGAGGTCGGACGACTTTTTAAATATGAAAGGTGGTAAACAATTATGGCTGAATATAGAGAAAATATAGTTCAGACAGTTGCACCTGGTGCCACTGTCGTTTTTAGCAATGATTTCTTTCCTTGTAACAATGGATATATTGTACACCAAAATGACTCTGGACTTTTTCAAGTTCGAGGCGTTGTAAATAATCCTTGTGCAATGTATGGAAGGTTGTCAATAGACTTTAGCGCAAACATAGCAGTACTCTCTACTGGTACAGCTGAAGCAATAAGTCTTGCAGTTACTGTTAATGGTGTTACAGAACCTGCTACAACAATGGTGGTAACTCCTGCTGCAGTAGCAACTGATCCTCCAACTGATGCTAACTTCTTTAATGTAGCTAGAACAGTTGAAATACCTATTCCTCGTGGATGTTGTCAAAATGTTGCAATTACTAATACAAGTACTCAACCGATACTTGTTAAAAATGCGATTATCGATTTAGACAGAATAGCGTAGGAAAGGAGGTATTTCAAGATGGATATAATAGATAAGACTTATGATAGAGCTTGTTGTGAAATAGATGATATCTTAAACAAGCAAAAATTCGATAAGCAAGATGTCGAAATGTTATATAGTTTTATAGATATCGTAAAGGATATTTATGAAATGGATTCAATTCAAGATTCAATGGGATATTCTCAGACCGGAGGTAGTTATACCAACGGAAATAGTTATGCTATGAGAGGTCGTTCTAACAGAATGAACCCTATGTATAACAGAAGTTATGGACGTAGTTCTTATGGTCACAGCATGAATGGTGAATATTCTCGTGATGAGAGTAAAGTAATGATGCTGGATCAGCTTGAAAGAGCTATGGATATGGCTGTAGACGAACGAGATCGTAAAGCTGTGGAAAGACTTATGGATCAAATGAGTAAGCAGAATTAACAAGTGATTATAGCCCAAGGGTGGATAGTCGCTCTTGGGCTTTTTTTAGTTGAATATGTTATAGATGACATATTTTATATTCATTGTGTTATGTATAACATATTTAATTCCAATATAGCGTAATTGTAAAGATTACGTACTAAATATAAAGGAGAAAAAGAAATGATAATTGTAGATTTAATTAAAGATCTGATGTATCAGCAGAATAAATCGGTGAGCGATCTTGTTAAAGAAACGGGATTAGCTTACGAGATAATAGAAAAAACTGTAATAAGAGATATTGTGCCCAATCCAGAGAATGCCGAGAAGATGTTGAATTGTTTAGGAATTACTTTGACGGAGGTGTTGCTATTGTATTGATTATATTATTGGAGGTGAGTGATTTGAGGACTCGTGATATTATTGCAGCGATTAACGCTATAAAAAAAGCAAAAAGTAAATTAGAAAAAATGAATGAAGTTTATCCTAAAAGATATGCCGAGGAATTATATTTAATTGGAGATGACGTGATTACTCGATGGTATTCGCAATATGACCCTATTTTATATGATCGCTCCGGCTCTTTATATAACGCTTTTAAAGTTAACTTAAACGGAACGGATTATAGCGTAGATTTTGATGCTTCATTTTTGGGAAATGAAATCATATTTGAAAACTCTTTTATGCAAGGTTATCACGGTGGAGCGTATAAAGGTAAAAATCATCCACATCCAGGAATTCCATATTGGAGGACTCCAATCCCACAATTTACAGAATGGGGAAGACCGGCTAAAAGAAGTTTTAGTCCTTATACAAAAATGGTTTCGGAAATGAATAAAAAAATAAAGGAAATAGATGATGAAAAACAAAAAGAATTTGATAGCGTAATGAGCAAAGTTTATAAAGCAGTAGAAAGATTATATTAGTAAAGGAGGTAAGATGCTATGCCTAAAGGTGTAACTGGTAGTGGTGGTGTTGATACCTCCGCTTTAGATGGATTAGTGTCTAGACTCGAATCGGTTTTAGACACTCAAAATAAAATTAATCAAACGAAATTAACTCCCAAAGCCGATGATTCGGAAGTAAAGAAATTAAAAAAATCAATAAATGAATTATGGGATGAAGCTAGAAATACTAAAAGAACAGATTTGGAATTATGGAATACCAAAACTGTAAAAAAAGATATTGACTCTATAAAAAAAGAAGCTTTAAATTCTGGCGTGGATATTGAAAAGTTTATCGAATCTTTTGATATTTCAAAGATATCATCTGAATCAATAAGTAAGGGCGAAAAATACTTTTTAAAATTTTACGCATTTTTGGAAACTTATTCAAATAAATTCGGTCAAGAAATTTCGTCTATTTATAAAAATATATTTGACAGTATTTTTAATAATTCTGATGTTTTTAAACAAGATTATTTAAAAGAGTATTATGATAATTTTACAAATAAAGCGAATCAACAATTAAATAGTCATATGTCAGATATTACATATGATGCTAATGAGAATTATGTAAAGCAGCAATCTGATTTATTGAAACAGCAACGAGAAGAAGCAAAAAGGACGGCGGATGCTGTAAGAGAAGCGGAACGACAAAAACGTGAAGAGTATCGTGCTACTAGAGACAGAATGATGGCTGATTTGAAATCTGCTATGGATGAAATGAGTAGTTCTGCAAAAGATGGAGAATTTCTTAGTTTTGATGAAGAAAGTTGGGGTGTATTTCAACAAAAAGTATTTGATTTAATTCAACTCATGTCTGAAATGGGATTTGAAGTAAAAGATATTGAAGACTCCTTTGGAAGATTACAAGATAAAGTATACATCTCCCCCGATCAAATAAAAAAAGCAAATGATGCTACGTCAGAAATATCAACCGAAGCAAAAGAGGCGAGTGAAAATGCCGAATTATTAGGAGACACATTAAAAAGTTCGGTAAATGATGAGAGTCTTAAACCGTTGATTGATGTTTTAGAACAAATATCTAAACATTTGCTAGATATAAGAAATACGTTAGGCTCTGTCGATGATGAAAATGGTTTTACCAATATTATATCTAGTGTGGATATTTTATTAGGTAAACTCGATGAAGTAAATCAAAAAGTCGGAACTGGAGTTTATAATGTTCAAATCAATCAAGGAGTAGATAGAATTGCTCAAGAACGAGAAGCTGCGACTAAAGATTATTTAAGATCTACAATGTCTAGATATAAGAACGCATATTCAAAAGTTGTGGGTCAAGCCGGAAGCGAAGAAAAATTATTTGCATATATTAATAATGTTGTAGATTTTAAAGGTGGTATAGATCAATTATATGAAACTTTTGGTTCATCTAACGTTTCACAATTAGAATCAGCCGAAAGTCAAATATATAGATATATGGACTTTTTTAAAATTCTAAAACAAGCTATGGGGTTTGATGAGTTTGGTTTAGACTTGTCAAATATCAACCTACCTACACCAGATGATTCTTATTTTAGAAGCAAACTGCGTGAAAAATCTGGATTAAAAGACACTGATGAAATTATTAATTTAGATGACGAAAAAGTAGATTTAACAGAAATAGTACAATATCTTTCAGATATTAGAGATTTAATATCTGATATTTCTAAAAAAGATTTATTTGGAGAATCTTTAGAAAAGATATCTGGATTGTTAGATTCAGTTATTGAAAAGTTTAAAGAAATAACTACACAAGTACAGATTATTAACAATAATCCTATTGATACAAATAGTAAAAATAGCGTAAATGTTAAAGTAAAAAATAAGAAACCTATAGAAACCCATATAAGTCAAACGGATTTAGATAATGTAACAGAATCAGCAAAACAAACGGCTGAAGCTAAGAAGTCTGTAAAAGAAGCCAACGAAGAATTAGCAGCGTCAACCGAGCCAACAGAGGCATCGTTGAATAGTGAATCATCGTCATTAGATAACGTTACTGAATCGGCTAAACAGACTGCCAAAGCGAAAGAGTCCGTAGCTGAAGCCAACGAAGAATTAAATAAATCTGAAAATAAAACAAAGACAAAAAAATCAGACGATGCAGATTCAGATAAAGAGCGAGAAAAAAGTATAAGCCGATACATTAAGTTGGTTAATGAACGTAATAAACTTGAGATCAAAAAAATAAAAAATGGCGATAATTCAGTTAGAGATGAAGAAATCGCTAAGATTGATGATGAGATAACCGAACTTAAGAAACTTAATTTTACTGAGGAAGAAAATGAGCGAATTACTAGAGGTGTAGCAACTAGTGCTGCGGCTCTTAAAGATGCATTAAATTTAAAAGATTTACAAAATCAAAAAGCGTTAAATAAATATATCTCAGATATTGATAATGCAATGAATTCACTTGATACACTAGAGAAAAAGAGAAAATATATCCCTGAGTTTTCTAGTGAGATTGATGAATTAAGATCGACATTGGCTCGTATTCAAGGTGATTCAGATACCATTAATATTGTTTCAGAAAAAGAATTGCAAGAGTTAGCTGAGGCAAAAAATCGGTTAAAACAATTAACTCAAGAAGCTACTCTCGCTGAAAATAAGTTAGCTAATGAGAATTCAATTCAGAAGAATTTAGCAAAGATAAATGATGTATTAAGTAAAAATACTAAACGTGCTTTTAAAGCAACTGATGTATATCAAGACTATTTAAAATTACAAAATTTGTTTCAAAATTTTGATACCTCTAAACCTCAAAGTGAATTAAACGATCTTATCACGGAATTACTTAAGGTTGATGCTCGATTTAAAGAATTAGGTGATGATGTAAAAGGAGGGGGATTTTTAAGTCAATTCTCTCATCGTTTATCTGATATGAATGCAAAGTTCTTTGCTCAATACTTTAGTTTCCAAGACATAATTCGTTATGCTCGCCAAGCATTTACAACCATACAAGATCTTAACGTTCAAATGGTTGAACTTGCTAAAGTATCTGAACAAAGTCTTGAACAGATTAAAGGCGATTTTCAATCGTATGCTGATACAGCTAAAGATTTAGGTTCAACTATAACCGACACAATCAGTGCAACAGCTGATTGGGCACGTCTTGGATACAATGTACCTGATGCCAAAGAACTTGCTCGTGTTGCACTTCTTTACAAAAATGTTGGTGATGGTATAGATATTGATGCCGCTAATCAATCACTTATATCAACCTTACAAGGTTATCAGATGCAAGCTGATGAAGCGGAACATATTGTGGATGTATTTAATGAAGTGGCAAATAATTATGCAATAGATACCGCTGGTATTGGTGAGGCATTACAGCGTTCAGCTGCGTCTCTTAATGCCGCTAACACTTCTTTAGAACAATCTGTGGCATTAGTAACTGCTGCAAATACTGTAGTTCAGAATCCTGAATCTGTAGGTACTACATTCAAAACTCTCTCGGCTCGTATTCGTGGATCTAAAACGGATCTCGAGGAGCTTGGAGAAGAAGCAGATGAGTTTACCGAAACAACTTCTAAACTCCAAGGTTTAGTTAAATCACTTACTGGTTTTGATATTCTTGAAGCTGATCAAAAAACATATAAATCTATATATGATATTCTTATAGGTATTGGAAAAGAATGGAAGAATCTTGATGATATAGAACGTGCATCTCTTGGAGAGGCACTAGCTGGAAAAAGAAATGCGAATACGCTTTTCGCCATTCTTGACAATATTGACACTCTAGAATCTGCATACGAAACTGCTGAGAATAGTGCTGGTAGTGCTATGCGTGAGCAAGAGAATTTTGAGCAAGGTCTTGAATATTCCATAAATAGAGCAAAAGCAGCTCTTGAAGAATTAATAAATGATGCAATTAATTCCGATTTTCTTAAAGGTTTAATTGATACTGGAACTAAATTTATCGAGATATTAGATGCTATTGTTAATAAGATTGGTTTATTTAAAACTGCCATTATAGGTATTGGTACTGTCATAGGTACCAAAAAGCTGGGTTAAAGTAATTAAGTAGGCTCAGGTGTATTCCCGTGCCACGGCTAAATAACCGTGGGTAAAACACAAAGACCGCCATTATTGGCGTAGGATACACAAGTAAAATCAAACGAGGGTTTTATTGGCTCTCGTACCACTGATATGGGTGTGGGTAGCTCCGCACTCTGCGATGTCCGTGAGGCTCGCACAAGGACTGGAAAGGTTATTGGTTCTCAAGTATAACGGTACACCGTTATATCCTACCCAATAATCCAATCAGCAGGGAGACGTACTGGTAACTATTCAAATTTGGCAAATTTTGAACACTTAAATAATTATTATTTTTTTTAACTGTTCAAATTTAGCAATTTTTGAACAGTTAATAAGTGTCGCCCCCAGAGGCTCTCAAGTGGGCGTGTCGAAAGGCATGAAGGTAGAGTCCAAGACATAGGTTTGAGAAGCCTATGAAAAAGCTCCGGCTAGTAGTGCTACTACTCTTCTACTAGCGGTTTGTGCGCATGAGTAGAAATATTTAAAACTTATATCCACACGAGTTGCACTGCATAGTCTTTCCTAAATCGGATGAAGCAAGACCAAACAATCCTGTACCCAACCATCTCTTTGTACCGGATATTTTCTTGATGTCGGTACTGCCACACGTTGGGCATTTGGGGATGTTGGTGGATTGGGTAGATGACGAACTTGTAGATCTAGCTTGAACACGAGCAAGTTCAACGGTATCATAAGTTTCTTTAAATTTTGCAATTTTTATATTAAATTCGATTATATCATCTTGTTTTAATTTGTCCATTGCAAAAATGAAATCTTGGTCAAGTGATACATTAGTTGTATACTTCCACTCTTCTGTGGTTAGGTTCATTTTTGTTAATTCGCCTTGACACATTGGGCATGTTGTTACCATATCATTGGCTACAAAGCCATGATAAAACGTATAATAAACTAATGTTACTGTAAAACCATTTCTCGGATCAGTTTCTTCTTTACTAGTTTTATTTATTCCCATACAATGTTGACAATATCTTAATATCCCCATAATGTACTCTCCTTATATATAATGTTTCACAAAGATATTATATATTAATATGCTATTTAATACAAACGATTCTGGTACATTGATTGGTGCGATGTATCAACATGCCAATAATAAAAAAGATATTAATCAATATAATAATGTTTTAGATTATATACAATTAAATTCTTCAGATCCAACGGCAAAATTCTTAGGTATGGATTTAGAGAACTCGGTTAACTTAACAGACAATGTTAAAACCAAGTTACAAGAATTAAAAACTGAATTACAAAAAACTGGTGAAACTGGTCAAGCTGCTGTTAAAGGCATTAACTCAATAATGGATGAAACATCTAATAAGACTACTAAACTTGGCAACGCTTTTAAAAGTGTGGGTAAATCTATTGTTAATGCCTTGACTTCAGCGGCTATAATGGCGGCTGTAAGTTGGATTATTGACAAAGCTAAAGAACTTTGGGATGAACTTACTGGCAAAGCTCAAAAAGAAAAAGAATTGGAGGCTATTTCAAAAGCTACTGAAAAACTTGATAAATCCGTGAGTGAATTACAATCTTCTGAAAGTGAATTAAGTAGTTTAAATTCTCAGATTAAAAAGATTGATGATGATATAGCATCCATTCAAGCCAAGGGAACTTTGACATTATCAGATCAAGGAGACATAGATAGGTTGGCAAGAACCAAATCCTTGTTAGAATCTCAACAGCGTATCTTAGAAACAAATATTAAACTTCAACGTGAAAGTGCTGCTATTAATGCTAAGGATGTTCTGAATACTGGTTATACGGGCAAAACATATAGTCTTGAAGATAATGGCAAGGTGGTTGCGAATGAAGAAACTAATGCTAGTTATAAAGATTGGGCTGAGTATTATCAAAATGACTATACACAACAAGGATACAATCAGTATGTCAACGCAATTAGAGAAGGTAACGAAAAAGATCAATTAAAATGGAAAGAAGTTGTTGATAAAAATACTGTTGAAATCACTGAATATATTAATACATTATATGAAGTATTAGCTTCTTTTCAAGATTCAGAAGGTAATATTATAGCTGGATATGAAGATATTTATGAAGAATATGTTGGGTATATAAATAATCTTCAATCTATGATTGATCCAAATAATTTTAACCAGTTGTTAACTGATTGGAGTAATGACGAAAGCCTTGATTATGATTTTGCTGGAGAATTCAATAAAGTTGTTGAAGATATGTATAACATGGAAGAATTTGATTTTAATAAGTTAAAATCAATGAATGAGGAATTCTTTGCAAAATTAGAAGAACAAGGAATTGACGATGATACGTTAAATGCCATATTAAATTATAAAAGAGCAATATATGATTCTACCTTAAAGGGAATAAATGATAAATATAATCCAGAAAATATACCTGAAATTGGTGGCACTTATTATGATTCCGAGGGAAATATTCATAAGATACAAGCAGAAGAATCCGAAGTAGATCGTGAACGTCAAAAACTATCAGATTGGGGCAAAGAAGCTGGAAAAGATTATCTTCAATTTGAAAATGATATTGATAGTGGTGTGCTTCATAAGTTTGGCAATGTCGATATGGATAAACGAACCATTATCGAATGGTCTGACGAGTTGAAGAAAACATATGAAAAAGAGTTGGCGTCTTGGGATAATTATAATCCTGAAGTTGGTACGATTGATACTGTTTTTGGTGGCAGTAGTACGTTTGAATGGGATGAGACTGAACACACAATTGCCTTCACACCTATTTTACAGACGGAAGATGGTGCTGTATTTTTAGGAAAAAATGAAGTATATAATTACATTGATTCGGTAATAGCAAAAGCTGCTGAAGATGGTGAAATATCTATTGATGAAATATTAAAAATTGATAGTGCCGATGGTAAAAAATATGGAGAAGAATACGGTAAAGGGCTTATAGCTGGTGTTGACGAAGTTACTGGTAACGAAGGTATTGGTGCCGTAGATGCTGGTTATCTTATGCATTTCTCTGGTAAATTTGGTGCATGGAATTTAGCAAAAGACTATGATTCTATGGGCAAAGATTTTCAACAGAGTACTCAAGATGCACAATCGTCTTATGAAACATTGACTAATTATGTAAAATCACATCCATTAGAACCAGGTATAGAAAATCTTGATGAACAATATGAGCATCTTAAAGAGATTATGGGTGATAATTGGTCGGATAAGTATTTGGAAGAATTAACACCTGAAGAAAGACAAATAGCATTAGGAATAGAATTAGAACCAGATACAGAGAGTTTAGATTATGATGCTTTGAAAGAAGAATTATCTAAACGTATGAGTCCTATCACTGTTGATGTCGAAATCGAAACCAAATCTTCTAAAGGTGTTGCAGATCTCAAAGCTATGGATGATGCATTTGGTGATGATTTGGCGACAGCATACAATAAAACTAAAGTTGAAGGTGGTAAAGCAACTGCTACTGAGATTGAGGCTGTTAATAGTGCATTTGGTGGTACAACATTTGATGCTGGTGCTGACCAAGATGTCAATCTCCTCTCTTCTGCTATTGAGCAATACAATGATGCTCTTGTAGAAAATGCTGGTGATGCTGACGCTGCTCAAACTGCAACAAACCAACTTGCAACTGCATATGTAGATCAAAGTGGTGTATTAGATACACTTATAGATGATTTGGATCATGTTACTGATGCCGAAAAGGAATATTATATTCAGCAACTTAAAGAACAAGGTATAACTAATGCTCAAGAAGTAGTTGAATCAAGATTAACAAAACGTTATAAAGCACATGCAACTGCCCTTAAAGAATTATCTAAATATGTCACACAAAACAAAACAGCGTTTGATAAAGCTGTAGCTGCAAAAGATAGCGATTCTGAAATAATAACAAAAATGACTGATAAGGTTCAGAATCTTATTGCTGTTTATAATGAGGAAGGGAAAGCTATCCCAGAGCTTAGTCCAGAAATTGATGCTGATTTTATTATTAAAAATGCCGAACTAATTGAAGATGCCATAGAAGGAGATATTGAGGCTATCGGAAAATTACGTGTTGAGGCTAGTAAAAAAATATTATTTAATGCTGAATTATATGACGATGCATTTTGGTCTGATGCTAACTTATTAGCTCAACAAATTGCAGAATTAGATTCGTCTGATTTTGAAGTTGGAGCTTATCTTAATAGTGCACCATTTCTTGCTACTCTTGCCAGTCTACAATCTCAGTTTTCAGGCACTATGGCTCAGTTTAAAGCATGGATTTCCGAAATAACTGGTGGTGCAATAACGGCAGATTATGAATGGGATACAGTTAGAGTTGGAGAAACAACGCAAGGTTTTAACGGCGCACCATCAGATGCAAGAGTAAATATTAGTGCTGTTGATGTAAAAACACTTAAAGGGATTAAATATAAATGGAACGGAACACAAACTGGTGCTACTGGTAAATATGGTGGCGGTGGTTCATCTAAATCTTCCGGAGGTGGAGGAGATAACGGTGGTGGTGGAGACTCCACCAACAACGACAAAGCTTCTGAGGATACCGATGAGACATTTGATTGGATTGAAGTTGCCATCCAACGTATCGAGGAAGAGATTGACCGACTTGACAAAGTTATCAACGATGTTTATGAGAATTGGGCGAAACGTAACGAAAAGATTGGCGAAAAGATTAAGCAACTTAATCAAGAAATTAAAGCTCAGACTACTGCCCAAGAAGAGTATCTCCGCAACGCTAAAAAAGTTGCCGTTAATGACGGTAAGGAATTAAACTGGGAAGATTACGGCGATGACGAGACAACGGCTAAATCATCTAAGCAATATGCATATGACTTAGAACAATACAATAAAGCTGTAGCTGCATGGGCAACAGGCGACTATCAGCGTAAGGTTCGTGAAGGTTTAATGAGTGGTAACGACATCGAGAAGATTGCTAATAAGTATCTTGTCGAAGCCATTCAAAATTATCAAGAACTCTACAATAAATCTGTTGCTGCTGGTGATGCGGTTAAGGATCTCCAGATAGCTGTTAAAGATCAATATAAGCAACTGCTTGAAAATATTATTGCCGAATATGAAGGTCAAATTACTAACATTGAGAAGCAAGCTGACATCATTAATGAGCGTATTGCACGTACTGAGGAACATGGTTATTTCGTAGATCAATCATATTATGACAAACTTGTTGAATATGAAAAAGATCAGAATAAAAAATATGCTGAAGAACTTGATGAAGCTGTGAAAAGATTCAATGACGCTGTTGTCAATGGAAAAATCCAAGAAGGTACTGAAGCTTGGAATGACATGTATCAGCAAGTACAGGATGTCAACAAAGCTTACGAAGAATCTAACACTGAACTTGTTAAACTGAATAATACAATTATGCAGTTACAGTGGGATAAGTTTGATTGGTTAGAAGAAAGACTTTCGGATATAGCTAATGAAGCTGATTGGTTAATCGGACTTCTGCAAAGCGAGAATAATTATAATGATAAAGGCTTTTTAAATAACCGTGGATTTGCACAAGCTGGTCTGATCAGTGCTCAATACACTGATGCTACCGAGCGTTTAAAGCGTTATCAAAAACAATATACCATAGTAAGCAATCAATTAGCAAATGATCCAAATAATAAAAATATTATTGAAGAACAAGAAAAGATAGCTCAAGCTATGCGTGATACCGCAAATGCCGAAAAAGAAGCTATGGAAGCTATGCAGAGTCTTGTAAGAGAAGGTATTAGTAAATACATTGAATCTCTTGGTGAACTTATAGACAAGTTTAAAGAATCATTAAATACCGAAAAGGATTTATATGATTTCCAAAAAAATATTGCCAATCAAACAAAATCTATCAGTGACCTCGAAAAGCAACTTGCCGCTTATCAAGGCGATGATTCTGAGGAAACTCGTAAGAAGCGTCAGGAACTTCAAAAGCAATTAAATGATGCACAGCAACAACTCGAAGAAACTGAATGGGACAGATATATTTCCGAAACCAATCAGATGCTTGATGATATGAAATCTGGCGTTGAAGAATATCTTAATGATCAAACTGAAAGTATTATTGCAGTTATGAATAATATGCAGCCTTATATCCAAAAGAATGGAGAAGCTATTACTAAAGGACTGCAAGAAGTTAAAAATGATTATGATATTAAATCAACTGAGCATTTTGAAAGTCTTGGAGATAAGATTGGAAATGTAGGAAGTATCATTGATGATTTTAGAAAATCAATGGAGAAGGTTACCGACCCTGCTACGAATGGTGTTAAAGGTATTGTCGAACATATGTCAGTTGATGTTAAAACAATAGCTGATGGTATGATAACCCTTACCAATTCAGAGAATAATAAACCCAAATCTTCTGATGGTTCTGATACACCTAGTAATGGTACCGATAAGAAAACTGGTGGTGCGTCTATAAAAGATGATGTCCAAGAACTTTTCCATAAAGGTTCATGGCAGAAAGATGATAGAGGTAATTGGTATCAATACGGAAATGGTTCATATGCCGCAAATGAATATGTTGATGGATACTGGCTCAACAGCGAAGGTTATTGGGATTCAAGTTGGGATGGTTCTTGGAAACATAACGACAAAGGCTATTGGTGGGAATATTCCGATGGTTCATATCCAAAAAATGAGTGGTTAAAGATTGATGGTGATTGGTACTACTTTGACAGCGAAGGATATATGGTGACCGGAAAGCAAACCATCGGAGGCAAGTCATATACCTTTGGTTCAAATGGTGACTGGCTTGGTTATGCTAAGGGTACTAAAGCTTCACCTCGTGACCAGCTTGCATGGACTCAGGAAAATGCATCCGAGCTTATCTATCGTACATCTGATGGTGCTATGCTTACACCACTCAATCGTGGAGATATGGTCTTTACCCATGATATGTCACAAAGATTGTGGGAAATTGCGAAAGGAAATATTCCTACTACTGTTGGACTTGCCGTACCAAATGTCGGCTCTAGTAATGTAAGGAATGTGACTTCGAACAATAACATTACAATCGAATTACCTAATGTTGAGAACTACAATGATTTCAAGCGTGAAATGAAACAAGACAAAGAGCTTGAGAAATTCTGGCAAGAGATTACTATAGGTCAAGCAATGGGTAATAATACTTTAAAAAAGAATAGATATTAATCTATATTATGCTAGGGTAGGTACTCTCCTACCCTAGTGTTTTTTAATAAGGAGGTAACAGGATGTTAACAGATAAAAGTCGATTAAAAAGACAGAATGAAAAATACAAAGAAAAGATACAGCAACTTGAAAGCACAGTCAACGCTCTCAAAGACAAGGTCGAGTACTTTGAGAAGCGTCAAGAAGCTATGGATAAAAAGGAAGAAGAATATAATAAACTGATTGATTCTCTCAAGATACTGAAGCAGAAATATGTTGAGGTTATAGACAAGCAGAAATCAGTCAAGAAAAAGATACTTAAGGAAATGAATAAATACGTATAAAAAGAGGGATTAATTATGATAAGTGATTTCATTTTTGACGGCAGATCGTTGTCGGAATTTGGTTATATCCTCGTGTTTGAAAACACAGAAGAACTAATGGACACTTCTAATATGGAAATGAAAACCATAAAGGGTGCCCGAAATGATAAGTCTTTGGGGGTCGGCTATGACTATGGCGACAATCTGACTGCGACATACCTTATCATGAAAGACTTCTGTAAGTTTCCGGATGACGATTTGAATTTAACCGATGATGACGTGTCGGAGCTGACCCGATGGTTATGTCGGAAACAATATAAATGGTTTAGATATGTTGATGATGATAGTACCACAAGTGATGTATGGTATCAAGGATATTGGACAGTACAAAAAGAGTACGCTGGAGATAAAGTCATAGGTCTTAAGATTACTCTCCATACAAATGCTCCGTATGGCTACTCTCGCATCATTAAGCATTTCAGTAATGAAGCTGCTTTTGACATCAACGTAAATACAGACGAAGAAGGATATATATATCCTACAGTAACAATCCAATTGGCGGAAGGTGGTGAACTACATTTAATCAATACCACGGAGAACAGAGATATGGAACTCAAGAACTGTGTAGCTGGCGAAACCATCACTATAGAAAATGGTGACGTACAGCAGATTGGTAGCACTAATACTGCCCATGATTGGATACATGAATTTAATTATAAATATCCAAGGTTTGTGACGAGCTATGGTAACTCAGAGAATCATTTTACCATCAATAAGCAAGCCGACATAACTTTGGAATACAGGGAAATCAGAAAGGTGGGATTGAGGTAAATGCAAAAATTTTCTTATGATATGTTCGACCAAATCGAACAGCCGACCTTCATACTTTCCAACATATATCACCATCACATTGGTGAAATCAATAACATAAATATAGAAGATGTTAACGTCAACATTAATATGAATAGTGCTGATGAAATGTCTTTCGATGTTTACAAGGAAGTAAATGGAGTAAAATGTAATGTCTGGGATGATCTTATATCATTCAAATACGTGTATATCCCGGAACATCATGAATATTATAAAGCTGACGTAAGTATAGACGAGGATAATTCTACGGTAAAGAAAGTAACTCTTACTTCTGCCGCAGAACACGAATTAAGTAATCGTATTATTCGAAGCCTCGAAGTAAATACTGAGTCAGATATATTGCAAGACGATTATGTAACTACGGTATTCTATAACGAGGAGAATCCGAGAGGTTCGCTGCTCCACCGTGTCTTATCGGTTAAGACACCAGGATGGTCAATAGGACACGTAGACGATACATTATGCAATATACAACGTACATTTAGTATCAGTAATCAGAATATCTACCAAGTACTGACAGACACTATCGCTAAAGAGATTGAGTGTCTGTTTTTATTTGATTCGGTGAAGAGACAGATTTCGGCATATGATTTGGATAACATATGTCTTGATTGTAACTATAGAGGTAATTTCACAGATGTATGTCCAAAGTGTGGAGGAACTCATATACAAAAAGGCTACGGCAAAGATGCCAACATATTTATTTCATATAACAACTTTTCGGAGAAGATGACGGTTGATGGTGACGAAGGACAAGTTAAGAATTGTTTCTATGTTACTGGTGGTGATGATAATATCAACGCTGCTATCATCAATTGTAATCCTAGTGGTACACCGTACATTTATAGATTTTCTGAAGCTGATTACGCTGATATGCCACCAGCTTTAGTGGCGAAACTACAAGAGTACAGCGAGTATTATGATAAGAACATAAAGAAATATCAAGAAGTAGTTGCGAATTGGTATGACGCTATCAACAACTACTATTACTACAAGACATCTATGATGCCGAGAATAAATGGCAAACCGTGGAAACCTGAAACCGGATACGACCTTGGTGATATTGTTTATGTAAAAACACTTCCTTCGTGGTGCTATTTGGAGTGTTGTGAAAAAGGAGATCCGGGGCGTTCTGGTGCTGAAGAATTCGATGCTACGTCGGTATACGAAGGACAGATAATTGAAGACGGTACGGTACAATGGATAGTTCGCAAGAACATTCTTACTCTCCCATCCGCACGACAGATTGTCGAAGGTGGAGGTGTTGCTTGGAAAGCAAACAAGACCTATGTAAAAGATGAAACGGTATTTACTTCCAAGCTGCCGTATAACATGAGTCTAAAATGCGAAGTGCCTGGAAAGTCTGGGACAACAGAACCTATTATAACTGACCCACACGTAGGTGATACAGTTACTGATGGCACCGTTACTTGGGAAGTTGTGGCAAATGAAGGTGATGGTCTTCGACAGTATTTCGGAAATGCGAACAACAAAGTTTATTTTTTGAATAAACTTCCAGAGTCTGATACTGAGATTGATAATGAAATTAAGAATATTGCTTCACTGCAATTTAATAATATCTACCGTATGGAGATTACAGATAGTACTCACTCAACAGATCCGATCACAAGAACTGTCACAAAAACAAATACTAGATGGCAGAATAATAAATTTTATGTCAAAACTGGCAATAACGAAGAGTTACAGAAAGATCAGTATATCAAGTACGGAAATGTTTATCGCTATGTGGACAAGAGTGGTATACACCAAACGGGACAAGATTATCAATTCTATAACGAATCTGGAGAAGCCGGAGAATGGGTATTGAAGCAAGTAAATGGGAATAACTATGCTCGTGGTTTCGCGATAATAGATGGTAAGACATATCATTTTGATATAAATACCAACTATATGGATATTGGTGATTTCCGTGACGACGGGAAAAGATACAAAGCTTGGTATGAAGGTCGATATCCCGACCCTCCTGAAAAATTAGGACACATTATATATTTACAAGCAAATGGCTACAACTACATTGATTACATTGATATTGATCCTAAATGGATAGAGACAACAACTACATCCGAAGTACCGACATACACTTGGACTGGTAATGTTAAAGTCTATAACACAGGAGACCCAGATGATAGTTATACTACTACTGTTCCACTTACCGCATATCTCTATACAACAGAAGTGTATGAAGATTATATGGCGTGGATGCAGGAGAAAGTTGAGAAGCGTTTGGCGAAAGCTGACAGTACGGTTAAAAGCATAATAGATATTGATATCCCTAGAGATGATAATGGTGATTATATTCAAGCAGTTGATGATGCTGTTGGAAGTGATCCACCATCATTCTCAGATATTCTGACGCAGTACTCTCTCGACATCCTTGAAACTTGTGCAAAGGCATTCACTGGGACTCTTGAGGTAATGCAGAGTCAACGCATTGGTGATAAAGATAAAGATTTCTATGGCTACGACTTATACAATCCTTTGTACTATCCTTACTATCACCGCAAAGAACTTGTTGATTCGGAGATGAAGAAGCGTGAAGCTACGGTCAAAGAATGGGAGACAAAGAGAGATGACTATCGAACCAAGATGACAGAATGGCAAGATAAATTTAATCTCGAAAAATTCATCGGAGAAGATTTATACACGGTGTTCTTCCACTATATTCGTGAGGGAGATTACAACAATCCTAATTATATATCAGATGGTATTTCGGATGGCGAAGTGATCAATTACGCCAAGAGGGTTTTGGAACTTGCGAATGAGGAATTAAACAAAGCCACAAAACTGCAATTCACACTTTCAGATTCTCTGAAGAATCTTTTAAATACAACAGAGTTTAAAAATTACAAAGAGCGTTTTGCAATCGGTGATTACATAGTGTGTGAATGTGATGAAGAGTTATACAAACTTCGTCTTATTGGTGTGTCATATAATTATGGTAATCCCGATAGTATAAATGTTACTTTTTCAAATGTAACCAAAGTGAAAAATTATTTTTCGGATGCTCAAGATATATTGTCAAAAGCTCAGTCAATGTCAACGTCATATACTGCGACAGTGCATCAAGTTGAGAAATCTTCTGCTATTACGGACGAGGTAGATTCTTGGAGCGAGGAAGGAATGCCAGCGGATGTAAATAAGATAGTTAATAACGATGTCGAGGAGATAATGTATGACGAGAACGGTCTGATTGCCAGATCATATGATGACATAACACAGACATATAGTCCAAAGCAACTCCGAATACAGAATAATAAGATAGTATTTACTGAGGACAATTGGGAAACCACTGCTCTTGCTATAGGTGAGAATACATATAAATATTGGGATCCTAAAGGTGGAGATGACAAGCAAGGAGCATGGGTAACTGTAGAAGGTTACGGTGTTAATGCAAAGTTCGTTAACTCTGGATACATCACTGGTTCTCAGATAGTGGCTGGAGAAGTCTATAGTGAGAATTGGAATGGCACTGGCACTTCTGGTTCTTACATAGATCTTGTCACTGGAGAGTTTAATTTTGGTGGTGGTGGATTAACTGGTAAATATAATACTGCCACCGGAAAATATGAACTTAATTATAAAGGTAATGCCGAAGTTACTGCTGACGTAGGTATAGGCTCAGAGATTGGAGACTGGATAGTTACCGAACAAGGTCTGGGCAAAGAGGATTCGATTATTACACCTTCAGTTGTAAGGACTACTACATCGGTAAGGTCTGATAAGCTTTATGCTGATACGGATATATATATAAATAATCAATCCTTACTCAGTACTTTATCAAGTAAGCAAGACACACTTGTCGCTGGTGATAATATCACCATTGAGAATAATGTTATATCTGCTGTGGGTGGTACAGAGGTTATTGCAAACCCTAGTGAAGAACCAACGGCAGTTTTAAATACAATTAAAATTGGAAATATAGTATACGGTATACCAAGTGGTGACGCAACTACGTCAACTAATGCGAGAATATCAACTTTATCAAGTACTACTTCAACAGGAATAGAAGGGAGAATAGAGGAATGAATACAATAAATGTAGCGACACCAACTAGAGCTAATATGGATACCGCCATGGCAAATATTGGATTTACTGTGGATATCATAGATGAGAATACTTCAGACTATACTTGGGATGATCAAGGTGGATATGCCAAATTGAGATATGCATACGAGCCAAATTTATCTAATAGCAGCTATATGTACTACCAACATTGGTTTACTGGAAGTGCAACCAATATACGTTATATTTATGCGGATTCTGGTTCTCTCCCAATAAAAATATGTTATGAACTTTTATCAAACGGTGGAATTGCAATAGGTTTTACCAAAACAGCAAATACTCCGATTCAAGTAGCATTTATCGCACCGAAAACGTCTGCGGATAGTTGGGTTGTAACAGATTATTGGCTAGCAACATGTGATTATAGTAGGCTAAAATTTATTGTTTATGGTTCAAATGCTAGTCCATATAATAATGTAAATGGTGGATTAAGTCCTTATTCTAATGATGTCCAAATTATAAAGGCGTATAATAATCAAAGATTTATGGATAATCTGTATCTAACGCTTTTAGCACCAAATATAGATGTAGACGAAAACGTGAGGGCAACCGTTGGCAATAAAGAATATTTAATAATTGGCAATGGT